AGGAGAGCCAACGCACCCCGGCTGGCATCAACGGCAAGCTGTTCACCACGCTCAGAACCGATCCGATCACGGCGCGCGAGATGCTGCTCGAGGCGCGCCTCGAGGCCCAGACCCGGCTCGGCATCGCCAATCCCAAGCTGATCTCGCGGGAAGAGGCCGATGCGGTGCTGCAGATGCCCAAGGGTGTCTACAAGGACATCGAGAGCAAGACCTACATGGACGGCGTCAAGGCGGCGGCCGACCGCTTCTATGCCACCTACGGCCCAAAGTACGGGCGCCGGGCGTTCGAGGATGCCATCGGTTTCCATCTCGCCAAGGAGGCCGACGTCAAAGACGCCGACCGGGTGATGGCCAAGGTCATTGCCACCTACGCCAGCGGCAAAGGTATGAATGCCTTCAGCCCCGCTGACCTGCGCGATGTGCGCCAGGGTCTGGAGAGCGCGCGCAACCTCGAGGAGATTGACCGGGTCGGGCGGCTGTTCGAGGGCCAGGGCCAGTTCCCGGCGACCGGAGTTGGGGCGCCCGAGCGTCCCGCCATCGCCACGCCTACGGACACTCTCACCGGCATCACGAACTACGCTGCCCGGCAGGCGCGCCAGACCCCGAGCGAGGACGACATCGCCTGGGCGCTGGCCAAGCCCAGCCGACAAGAGAACTTCGACCGGCAGTTCGGCCGCGGCGCCTATGCGCGTGAACTCGCCAAGAGGCAGCAGCCCTGATGGCAACCCTCCCGAAAGCAGCCAAGCCGTGGTGGCCGGACCGCACGGTGCTCGACAACCCGGACGATCCCGAAGATCTGAGCGGCAGAGCGTACCTGCCTACCCAGAGCTACGAGGAGACGCTGCTCAACACGGCTGGCGGCGACGACAAGGGCATCATGCGCCCTGCACCCGAGCCCGACATCGACAGGCGCATGCCGGTCTATGCGCCGGAACTGATCGAAGACCTCGATGAGGGCGATGCGGGGTTCACGAGGATTGCGGCCAAGACGGCAGAGCCTGAGGACGAGACCCCGCCGTGGGAGCGGCGCGCGCGCGAGCCTGCGCAGCAGGAGGAAGTCGGGACCAGCCCGCTGGCCAAGGAACTGCAGGACCGCGGCGTCTTCGACGACCTCGGCAACCGCCAGGCCGTGGAGCGGCAGCTGGAGGAGGAGGGTGCCCAGCGCACGTCCTCGCGCGCCCTGTTTGGCGATTGGGACAACCTCGACGACAAAGGCCGCGCCGACTGGATCAAGGGCGAGAAGGACTACACCACCAAGGCCGCGGGCTGGTGGACGTGGGCCAAGGACAACCTTGCCGACCCGTCGGCCCGGAATCTGGAGGCGGAAGGACGCCAGCCGGCTGGCGAGTCGACCTGGCTGCAGCGCAAGGTCAACGAGCAGATCGCCTTCCATCGCCAGCGCCGCGAGGCCGCCGACCTGATGGAGATGGGCCTCAAGGAAGGGCCCAGGACTGGTACAGGCCGCCTGATCGCCGACACCACCGGCCACGGCATCGTCGACGGCGTGGTGGCCAACGTGCTGAAGGGCGTCGCCTACGCTGGCGCCGCGGTGGAGAGCATCAAGGGCTACGACTTCTACGCCCCCGATGACCAAAGCCCGGTAAAGCTCGACACCACACCGATGGGCACAGTGCAGGAGCGCGCGCTCTACAAGGTCGGCAAGGACGTGTCGGACTGGGCCGATGCCGCCTTCCCCAAGGATGAGGCCAGGGCCAACGAGTTCAAGGCGCAGTTCGGCGAGGGCCTGGGCTCCATGATCGGCTTTATGGGGCCGGCGGCAGCGCTCAATGTCGCGCGCTTCGGGATGCAGCGGGCCGGCCTGAGCCTGATCCCCAATCTGATCGCCAACCCCTATGTCAATGTCGGGGTGACCGCTGGCGGCGCCGGTGCCATGAGCCAGGCCGGCGCCATGGGCGACGATGCGCTGAAGGCCTTCAAGGCCGGCAAGACCGTCGATGGCGTGGCTGTCGACGAGGACGACATCTTTGCCGCCACCCTGCTCGCCCTGCCGATCGGCGCCACGGAAGCGGCGCCGATCGCCCACCTGTTCCACGGTCAGAAGGGCGCATGGATCAAGCGCATCTTCGCCCAGGCCTACGAGGAAGGCGGGCAGGAGTTCGCCCAGTCGGTGGCCGAGAACGTCACGGCCCGCCACTTCTACGACGACAAGCGCCGGTGGGACGATAGCGCCTGGGATGGCGCGCTGATCGGCGGACTGCTGGGCGCCAAGAGCCAGGCGATTGCCGACGTCTACCGCAAGATGCGCGGGCAGGAAGCCGAAGGGGCGCCTGCCGCGACGCCGGTGCGCGAGGCCAAGGTGCGCGCGGGAGGCGTTCGGTCCGATGTAGAGCCGGGCGCGGCGCCAACGGAAACCGCGCCCGCGCAACAGCAGGCCCCAGCCTTCGCGCAGCCGGAATTCTTCCCCGGCACCGAGGCGGTGCATCAGGCTGCGGAAGGGAAAGAGAAAGCCGGTTCAGGAGAGGGCCAGCCTGCGGGAACGGCTGGTGCGGTCATCGTTCCGGCAGCGACTGCGGCGGCCGACCAAGAGCCGGACGGCATGCGCATGGCCGCCATGGTGCGCAAGCCGGTGCTCGGCCGCGGTCTGGGCGACATCAAGCCCGTCGGCGGGGCCGAGGCCGTTGATCGCGTTGCCGGTCAAGAGGCGGCCCCGCCATCGGTGGCCGTCGGCGACGAGGTGCAGTGGACCTCGGGCGGAACCGACCAATTCACCGAGCCGCGCAAGGTCACGTGGCTTTCGCCCGACGGACGGTGGGCCACCGTCGAGGGGTCCAACACCGGCGTCCCGGCGGCGGAGCTGACCAAGGCGGCTCCGGCCTGGCAGCGCGAGCTGGCCACGCAACTGGCCAGCATCGCCAAGCCGCTCACGGATGAACAGCGCTCCGCTCTCGAGCGCGACGTGGACCAGAACCTCGCCGGCTATGGCGCCGACATCGAGGCCGTGTATAACGAGCAGGGCGTGGCCTGGGACCTGGGCGACGAGGACGTCCGATCCGTCGCCTTCCACATGGCCCAGGGGCTCGCCGCAGAGGAGGCGCTGGAGCGCTATGCCGTCGAAAGGTTCGAAGCGGAAAGGGCCGGCCGCGAGGAAGCCCAAGCCGAAACCCCAACCGGAGCCGGTGAAGGGCGAGGCGAGTCCGGAACCCAGCCAGGCGGCCGCACCGCAGCCGCGCCAGCCGGTCAAGCCGCTGGCGTCCCCGGAGGTGCACGGGCAAATGGCCCAGCAGCTGCAGGAGTGGGCGCAACAAGAGCCCGACCCGGAGCGGGCGGCCGCGCTCAACCGCCAGGCCCATCTCAACGTGCTGCTCAGCAAGCGCGGCAGCCAGGCCCCGCCGAGCGCGAGCACGAGCGCGCCCTAAGACAGAGGTTCCGGTCCCTGCTGGCGGGCAAGTCGCCGAAATCGTCCTGGGCCCGCATGCTCAATGTCGACGAGGCCAAGCTCGGCACCCTGGTCGACGAGGCGGTCGAGGCCGGGTTGCTGCAGAGGTACGGGGCACCCGACCTCGTCAAGGCCATCCGCACCGCGCCATCGCCTGAAGTGGCGAGCGAGCTCAACACCTACACGCGCGCCATGGGCGAAGGTGCTCCCACTCCGGTCCTGTCACCGGAGGCCGACGCCCATCTCAAGGCCAGCGTGCCGAACGTGCGTCGCACCAAGCTGGTGCGCGTCGCGCCGCGCGAATCGCGGACGCGGCCGCTCGCCGAGACGCAGGCCATCCCGCCCGATGTGCGCATCGCCAGCGCGGTGCGGATCAGGGAGGCCGAGACCGGCAAGCCCGTCTCCGAAACGGTCCGCAACTGGGCGGAAACCATCGAGACGGCACGCGGCACTCCCGCATTCGAGCGGGAGATGGCGGCACTGACCGAGGCCGCCTCGGGACGGGCGCAGACCGGACGCGCGGGTCGGCTGAGCAAGGCCGAGGTGCTGGAGCTTGCCCATCTGGTCGGCCGGCGGCCCACCGCGAAGACCACCAAGGAAGCGGCGCTCGCTTCGATCCAGAAGCGCCACGATGATCTTGCCAAATATGCCGACAGCGTGGAGATGGCCGCGTTTGCGGAGCAGGGCCAGGATCAGCGCCGCGCCTTCGACTCCCTCGGCTTCTACTCCCAAGCCCTGGAAGCCGCCAAAGCCCTGAAGCAGGAGAAGGGCACGCCGGAGCAGATGCGCTCGATGCTCACCAAGGGCACGGGCGTCAAGGAGGCGGAGCTTGCCGCCACCAAGCTGGACACGTTCCTGGAGGGCAAGAAGAGCATCACCAAGTCCGACATCGTCTCCTTCCTGGAAGAGCACAGGGTGGAGCTGAGGGAGAGCGTCTACGGCGGTCCCGAATTCACGGCGCTTGTGGCGGCTGAGCAGAAATATCTCGCATTCCTAGCCAACGACTATCCGCATCTGCGCCCAAGCGAAGCGCGCGCGATGATGGAAGAGGTGCGGGACGGCGAGACCGCGCCCACCCCTGACCTATCCGATGAGCAGCGCGGTCTGATGGAGCGACTGCGGGCGGCGCAGATCGCGAACGGCCCCGCACGTCGCCACGCTAAATACACGAACTGGACGGTCGATCCACGCAACCCGACAAACCGCGAACAGGTCGTCTCGCTTGGTGAGCCAGAGACCGTATCCGATGCTCGCGCACAGCTTGCAGCTCTGAAAGAGCAGCCCTACCGCTCAGACATGCAGTCTGAGCTTGATCGCTTGCGGGCCATCGTCAGTCAGTGGGATGGCGGCATTGGCGGCTACCAGGAGGGACACTACTCTGAAATCCCCGGCTACCTCTTCCACTCAAGAACGTCGCTACAGAAGGATGCGGCAGGCAAGCCCGTGTTCCTTGTCGATGAACTGCAAGCATCTGGTGCTCAGAAGCTCAGGGATGGGGGAGCGCGGGACGAGGCGAAGATTGCGGAGCTTGCGACGCGTCTGAACGAGGCGCGCGATCAGTACAACGTCCTTGCGGATCAAGCCGCCACCTCTCTCTACGGCGCCAATGCTAGGGGTATGGGCCGATCAACGACTGGCGAGCAACTCGAAAAGCAATTGCGGGCAAGCGGCCGCAAAGAGGATGCCGAAGCGCTCGGCAACGCACGCCGTAGCCTCAATCTACTCGATGCTGAGCATCGCACAGCAACAGCCGCCACCCCCGGCCATCCCCTCGTCAACACCACCGACCAGTGGACGACAACTGCCTTCCGTAGATTGATACGGCAAGCCGTAGAGGCGGGGGCGGAGTCAATTGCCATCTCTCCCGGCAATACCAGCGTCGATCGCTACCCGCAGTTGAGCCAGGTCGCCTCGGGTCTGCGTTACAATCCCAAGACGGGTATCCTCGAGTACGCGCCCACCACCGACAGATTCCGCAATCAATGGCAGACCTTCACGGACAACAGCGGGCGCCGTGAGTTCAAGCCGGGCGATTTGCCGAGCGTCATCGGCAAAGAGATGACGGAGGCGTTGCTCGCCAAAACACCGGCTTACGACAAGGCAAGCCAGGGCGAGTGGCACACGCTTAGCGACCTTGGCCAAGTGCAAATCGGCGGCCACGGGATGCTCTACGCCTACGACCAGATGTACCCCCGCATGCTCTCCAAGCTGCTCTCCAAGATGGACCCGTCCGTCAAGGGGGAGGAGAAACCGCTCAAGTCTTCGATGGACGGTCGCGTCTTCACGAGCGACCGCGAGAAGGTCACCGGCTGGGAAACAGCGGGCGGCCCCGGCTCGGTTGGCCCAGAGCGCAAGGGAACGCCGCCCATCCTCTTCCACACCTTCCCCCTGACCGACAAGGTCAAGGCCTCCGTGCTGTCCCAGGGGATGCCGCTTTTTAGCTTCGCTGGCTTCAAGCGCGCAGTTTCCAATGCGCCCAATGCAATTCGCTCGACCGCAGAGGACGCCTATAGGGTAGGTGACGAGGGGCTAGCGACAGGCATCATTCGCGACTTTGTGAAGAAGACGCTCGCTGAGACCCCGCCATCATTTGCGGATGAGATACGTCTGTGGGGCAAGGCTGCCTTGGATCATCTAAGACTAGAAATCCGCGCGCGCCGCAACCATGGCATGGGCGATCTCGACATTGAAGGTGCTCTTGGCATAACGGGCGGTGCTGGCGGTCTCTACGCCGCAACTCAGGGTTCCGCTCCGGGCGGCGCCATCGCTGCTGCTTCCGCCATCCTCGCGTACCACGCCCTGAAAGGGCATGTCCGTCTCATCGCGAAGGGCAAGGATATAGCAAAACGAGTTCGCCTCTACGAGCTTGCTGACGATGCCATCAGGAAGCTGGGAGAGGAAATCAAAGCCAACGCAGGCGTTGAAGGTCCGCAGCTTTTTGAAGCCCACGCGCAGAAGCTGTTCGGAAAACCGTATTCAGAACTGCCGCCTGATGAACAGCGATGGGTGCGCCAATCGTTCATAGAGCGCTATGGTGAAGGCCAACCGCTTTTTAGCTTCGCCAGCCCACGGTCCCAGAGGTCTCTGGAGGAACGGGAAGCCGCGGCACGGGGGGTGATGGAGAGTCCGGCGTGGAAGGCCGCCGGTGAGAAGCCGGCCGACCCCTCGCTCTATACCTACAACCAGCCCGGCTACATGCGCGACCCAACGTGGATCAGGGAGCGCCGCTACGCGGCCGCGGATGGCAGGGAGATCAAGGGCGTTGCCGACGCGGTGCGGTACCTTGCCGACCAGGCCGAGCAGAAGGTTCCTGGCGGCGTCGCCCGCGAGAAGCAAGCCTACCTCATCATCGGATACCCCGGCGCCGGCAAAAGCACCATCGCGCGCGCACTGTCGGTACAGTTCCGCGCCGCGCACATGGTGTCGGACATCCCCAAGGACATCATCCCCGAATACGATGGGGGCAAGAACGGCGAGGGCGTGCACGAGGAGAGCAGCAAGCTTGCCAAGCTGACGACGGACCAGTTGATCGCCACGGGCGACAACGTTGTCGTCGAGACGCTGGGATCATGGCCCAAGGTCGCCGATCGCGCCGCGTGGCTCTGGTCGAAGGGCTACGCGCCCACCCTGATCTTCATCGACACGCCCAAAGCCATCGCCATGGAGCGGGCTGTGGACAGGTGGCGCCGCAGCGGACGGGCGGTGCCCTTGGACCGTTTCGACGACTTGAACCCGAGCGAGGCCTATGCTAACGCCGTCTCCGAGGAGGCCGTCTATGAGCACGCGCGCGTATCCCCGACTGACGACGAAGAACACTGGGTTGTCCGCGAGGCAACTGCAGCTTTTGCAGGCCTCGCCGACGCCGTCGAAGAGCAAGTTCGCACCCGGCTCGCTGGAGGAGTGGGAGGAGCGCAACGAGGGCTGGATCGATCAGGCGCTGAGCAGCGGACCGAAGCTGACACCAACCGAGGTGGAAGCGCTAAAGAAGAAGGCGAAGGACCAGGCGGCGGCCCGCAAGGCCTAGCCGCCTTCGCCGACCACCCTTACGCCGACGTCTTCAAGCAAGCCCTGCCCGAGTTCGCCCCGGCGCTCGAAGCGCAACTGCGCAGGATGCTGCCCGAGGATGTCGCCATCCGCATGGCGGACCGGCTGTTCCATGCCTCGGGCGCGGAGATGGTGGGCTCGGTCAGCCCGCGTCGGGCCCATACCGACCCGTGGATCATCAACATCGCGCTGGGGGACCGGACGTTCGCGGAAGCCCTGAGCACCGGCGCGCACGAGGCCGCCCATGTGCTTCGGGGCATGGGGCTGTGGTCCGACCCGGAGTGGAAGCTACTGACCGACCGCGCCCAGAAGCTGGGGCAGGGCGAGAAGCTCGGGGGGCGGGAAGGCCGGCGCGAGTTCTACCGCGATACCTACCGGCAATCGGTGGAGGAGCACTATCCGGATGCCTCGGCCTCCGTCAAAGAGGCGATCCTGAAGGAGATGCTCGACCAGGAGATGGTCTCCCACATGGTCGAGGACTTCGTGGCCGGCAAGGCCTCCTACGGCACCGCCATCGACAGATTGCTGGAGCGCATCGCCAAGTTCTTCGAGGCGGTCAGGAATGCGCTGAACGGGCTGGGATTCAGGACGGCCGACGCCGTGCTGGAGCAGGCCTTCGGGGAGAACGTGCGCACGCCTGAAGGGGGAGAGCGGATCGAGCCGACGTTCGGTGAGAGCCCAGAGATGGCGGCCATCTCTCAGTTCCCGGAACGGGGATGGGCCAGCCCGATCAAAGTGTGGGAAGAGGCCATCGCGCGCCACTTCAAGATCGAGCGCGGGCGGCGCAATCCTCTCGTCTTGATGAGGATGCCGGAGATCAAAGCTTTCTTCGATGCGGCGACCATCGCCATGGCGGCAGTCGACCCGTCGGTGCAGAACATCGCCAATGTTCTGATCAACACGGCCGCAAGCGTCGGCCTGTCGAAGAACCACGTCGAAGACATCATCAACATCCACCGCAAGCTGGTCGATGCGCAGAAGCGTGGCGGAGAGCGGGTTGGCTCCGGCCCGGAGATGGCCGCCTTCAAGCCCTCTCCCAACCTCGACATGTCGCCTGATGCCCGCAAGGCCAGAGCCGAGGCGATGGGGTTCGATACGAGTAGGGTATGGTTTCACGGGACGGGCAGATATTTTTCAGCCTTCGATGGCAGTCGTAGCGATCGACGCCATTCGCTGAGCGCTCAAGGTGTGTTCTTTTCTTCGCATCGTGAAACGGCATCTGGCTACGCCAACGCGAGGGCCATTCAGACCGGTCGGGAGGGGCTTGGCAGGGTCGTGCCGGTTTATGTGCGCGGGCGACAAGCCGAGATATTGGCGACGACGTACAATTACCCAGCGACCGTCATCAAGGACCTGGAGAAGTTGAAGGCTGAAGGCTTCGCCAGCGTCGTCCTGCGTGGCAACCGAGACGCTGTCCCGGTCGATACCGATGAGCAGGGTCGACACGTTTATCCCGACGAGTTGGTCGTCTTCGACCCCGCCAATATCCGTTCGGTTGACGCCACCTTCGACCCGGCCCAGGAGGCCAGCTCGCAGTTGATGGCGGCCTTCAAGTCCTCCCCCGACCTCGACATGTCGCCTCAAGCCAGGAAGGCAAGGGCGGAGGCGATGGGGTTCGATGCCAGCAAGGTCTACTACCACGGCACCCCCGAGCAACGCCGGTTCGATGCGTTCGACCTCGACCGGGCCACCGAGAGCACGGGCGTCAACCAATATGGGCGCGGCATCTACCTGACCAGCGATTCCAGCCTCGCTAGGTCCTACAAGGGCGGTCTCCTGCGCGGGCATGTGCGCGAAGTGTACGTGCGCCTCGAGAACCCCTTCATGTGGAATGACCAGTCCGCGCAGCAGATCAGGGAATTGCAGCGGGCCGCTCGCGAGGATGACGGAGCGCAGCTGACGGAGCAGCTGCAGGCATCGGGCCACGACGGCGTCATCGCCCGGTACCCCGACGGGTCCGACGAGGTTGTCGTCTTCGACCCTTCCAATATTCGCTCCGTCAACGCATCCTTCGACCCCGCGAGCGAAGGCTCCTCGGTGTTGATGGCCGCCTTCAAGGCCTCCAACGATGGCAACGGCAACGAGGGTAGACTCGAGCCCTCCTTCCGCCGCGACGAGATCGGCCCCGGCTATGACCCGAGAGCCCAGGGGCTGGGAGCATCGCCCCGCTCGCTCACCGCCATCATCGCCGACCTGAAGCGCGCCCTGCAGATGCCGGTGACGCAGGGCCTTGGCGGCATCACGGTCAGGAACCCCGCGACGGGGTATTCCCGCCGGCTCTCACCCCAGGCCAACGTCGCCGGCCAGTACCAGACCCCCGGCGGAGTTGCCAGGATCCGGCTGTCGACCGACATCGACGCCATCGCACACGAGGGCGGGCACCACCTGGAGCACGTGATCGGGGAGCCGTTGCGGGACCTGATCGCCACCCATGCCGAGGAGCTGTCGCCCTATGCGGGCCAGGTGGCCTCGGTCACCTCCGAAGAGGACGAGGGCTGGCTCAGCGAGGGCTTCGCCGAGTTCTTCCGGGACTACGTGCTGGCCCCAGAGAAGGCGCAGGTCGGAGCGCCCGGTTTCTACCAGGCCTTCAACGAACTGTTGGATGCCGAGCGCCCCGACATCCTCGACGGGCTCGATCGGGTCCAGCTCACCACCTTGAGCAAGGACTACCAGGACTACCAGAAGGCGACGGCGGTGGAGCGCCTCGTCGCCGATGTGGCCACCCTGCGCCCTCCGACGGCCTGGGACAAGATCAAGGCCTTCTTCAAGACCGACAACCAGGCCGAGGTCGTGGACCAGTGGCTTTCCAGTGCCTCGTTCAACCTGGCCGACATGACCAACCCGAGCCTCAAGCTCAAGCAGGCTCTGCTGCGCCAGCTCGACGCCAGCGGTGCGCGCGACGCCGAGGGCCGGCCGATCTCGCTGCGCATCACCGAGGACCCCCATTACCATCAGAGGATGCTGCCGCAGTCCTTCAAAGTCGGTCACCAGTTGATCGTCAACGGCGTGACAAGCTACGGTGATCTGGAGGCCAAAGGTCCCACCCTGCATGGCGCCATGGTCGAGTTCCTGGGCGGCCGCGCACGGTTCGATTGGACCGAGACAAAGGTGGCAACCTTCCAGGGCTACCTAGAGGCCCAGCGCGCCATCGTCGAGTGGGCGCGCAACCTGCAGGATCCGGCGATCACGGTCCAGGTCATCGACTATTACCGCGGCTCCCCGGAGATCGCCGCCATCATCGCCGAGGGGCCGCGTGAAGGCGGACGCCGTCCCTACCGAAAGGCGTTCCAGGAATACTGGCACGCCATCGAGATGATCGAGACGACCAATCCGCGCGCGCGCGGCGCTTCGGTGATGGCCCGCGACTGGCAGCATCGGCTGCTCACGCTGGAATGGCAGGCCGGGCTGTGGAGCGACGAGGAGTACCGCAACCTGTCGCGACACAAGAACTACTACGTTCCCAATCAGCGTGACTTCTCCGACGTTCCTGCGGTGCTGCAGGGTATCCAGGCAGCGCCGGCGGCACAAAGGAGCTTCCAGAAGGCCAAGCCGTTCGTCGGCTCGGACCGCAACATCATCGGCGCGCTCGAGACCATGGCGATGCGTGCTTACGCGACGGCCGAGGCGATCCAGAGGAACGAGGTGGCGCGCGCCTTTGCCATCCTGTCCGATCGGGTGCCGGGGGCCGCCAAGATCGTCGAGCGCATCGAGGTCGAGGAGACACTGCCGGCCGACGAGCGCACCTTCGCCAAGCTCACCCGCTATGCGGTGGGGATGGGCATGGACCCGCAGGATGCCGCAGTGCTGGTGCGGGAGATGGAGGCGCACCTCTCCGACGCCGAGGTGCAGCTGATCTACAATCCCCAGCATCTCGGCCCCAAGCGCGGCATCATCATGCCGTTCTGGGAGAACGGCGAGCGGAAGCTTATCCGCTTCAACGACGCCTTGAACGGCGCGCGCCTGCTGGCCGCCATGAACGAGATCGGCCGGCCCATGTCTGACATCCTGACCAGGGTCGTGGCGTTCCCTGCGGAAGTGCTGCGCGCCGGCGTCGTCATGCACCCGGCCTACATCATGGCCAACATCATCGGCGACATGCAGAATACCCTCGTGCTGACCGGAGCCCCGCCGGTCTACACGCACCTCAGGGGTGCCTGGCACGAGCTGTCGAGCTACCCGGCATTTCGCACTGGCCTGACCAAGCTCGGCATCACGCCCTCCGACGTGGCGCAGATGCAGGACCGCGTCGGGCTGATCGCCGGCGGCCAGATCACGGCCGACATTCAGCACGCCCGGGGCCGCCGTCAGGGCGTCGACCTCACCGCGCTGCGCAACAAGGGTTACCAGGTGTTCGATATCCGGGCCATGGCCGGGCTCGGGACGGCAGTGGCGGGTGGCGCGGTCGGCGCGGCGGTGGGCGCGGGGGCTGGCGCCGTCCTCGCCGTGCCCGGTGCCGTGGTCGGCGGCGTGCTGGGCTATCGGGCTGCGGGGCTGCCAGGCGCCGCTGCTGGTGCCGTCGCGGGCGCGGCGACGACCGGCGCAATCGTCGGGGCCACCCTCGGCGTCTCGGTCGGCGCCATGATGGCCCGCATGCTGTTCGGCCAGAATTCCATGGCGGCGTTTGCCAAGTTCTCGGAGTTGTCGGAGACGTTCGGCCGGCGCGGTGTCGCGGAATGGGCGACCAAGCGCGCCAAGGCCTTCGATCCCTCGATGTCGGAGATCGACGCGATCCGCGAGGGCGTGTTCACGGCCAACGATACCTTGCCGTTCGACCGCCGCGGTTTCCAGATGGGCGCGGTGCTGCGCGCGGTGAGCTTCTTCAACGGCAACATCCAGGGCGTCGGCAAGGCGCACCGACAGGCCTGGATGATCGAGGGCGAACGAGGCCGCGCCATCACCATCCCCGCGGTGCAGGGCGGACTCTTGGGTGCGGCGGGGACCATGTTCGCTGGCGCGGCGATGGGTATGCCGGCGGGCCCGGTCGGGGCCGCATTGGGCGCCGCCGCCGGCGCGGGGGTGGGCTGGACGCTCTACGGCGCCGCCGACATGGAGAAGCTCAAGGTCTACCTGCGCTACGCGCTTACACGCAGGGCCAGCGCCGAGCAGGCCATGAAGGAGACCATGTCGCAGCGCGACCAGAAGGCGATCCGCGATGGCATGCGCATGTGGATCTGGCTCTCTCTGATCGGTGTCGCGGGTGCCGCGCTCGCCATGCTCTACAAGGACGATCCCGAGTATGACGACATCCGCACCACCGACGACCAGACCAAGTACAACCACTGGGTGTTCAAGGCCGGGGACACCTGGTACCGGCTGAAGCGCTTCGAGTTCGGCTATCCGGCCATTGCCACCGAAGCTGCGTTCGATCTGCTCGCCAAGGGCGATCCGCGCGTGTGGGAGAAGCTGCGTGACGGCTTCCTCGCCAGCCATACCCCGCCGGTGATTCCGCAGGCACTGAACCTGCAGGCCGCACTCAGAACCGGCGTCGATCCCAGGACCGGGCGGCCGATCGTGCCGGACTATGCCTCGGGGCTGTCGGCGGTGCGGCAGCGGGGACCCTATACCTCGGCCTTCGCCAACGAATGGGCCACCGCCCTGCATGTCGTGGGAATCGAGGTCTCGCCCTACAAGATCGACTATGCCCTGCAGACCGAACTGGCCTACTGGGGCCGTGAGATCAAAACTGACACGGACTATTTCACGGGCAAGGACAACCGGGCACCCAAGCTCACGGACTACCCGATCGTCGGCACCATGGTGAACCGGTTCACGCTCGATCCCTCGAGACGTTCGGAGTCGGTGCGCGAGTATTGGCGGCTCGCCGGCAAGGGCCAGGGTCCCTATGCCGCGGCCGCCAAGGACTACGACGACGTCCTGAAGTCCGGCAGCGAGGACAGCGTCAAGGCCTTCCTGGCAGGGCTGAAGCCGGAGGAGCGGGTCTATGCGGTGCTCGACAAGCATTTCAAGCCCACCGAGAAAGAGGCTCACCCGCTGAACCGGGCTCGAGCGATCTTCACCATCGACCAGGCCATGAAGCGGGAGATGGCGATGGACCGGCTCGTCAACACCCAGCCTGGCCAGAAGGGCGAGACCATCCCGCTCTCACCCCAAAAGCGGGTCGAGCTCGACGACATCCTGGGGCGCCTCTCGGCGATCGAGGTGTGGAACGCGCTACACGATATCGGTAGGCCGGGGTGGGAGAAGCGCGAGATTCGCAATCCGCAGCCCGTGCTCGACGAATTGAAGGGCTCGTCCGAGCCCGTGTTCGACGAGTTGATGCAGCGTCGGCGCAAAGCCAAGGTCGGCGACTATGCGGACGACCAAGAGAAGTGGCTCGAGGTCAAGGATCGGGTCGAGCAGCTGATCCAGGACGAGGACATGCTGGGCATGAAGTGGGAGAAGACCGTCAAGAAGCGCAGGAGCCCGACGCCCAATCTGTCGAAAACCCCCAATTTCCGGCAGCCTGTACCCGACGAGCGGCTCCCCAGCATGCGGTAGATTTGCTATGATGGGGCATGCTCAAAACGTGCATAATTTGCAGCCAACCGTATAACGCACTCCGTGGCGCGAAGACCTGCTCGCCAACATGCAGCAATGCTCTAAGGGACAAGAAGAAGGCGCGGGACGTTGCAGCTGTCAAAGCGCGGCGGAAGGCGAACCCGGAGAGGGCGCAAGAGCAGAGCCGGATCCAGGCCCAACAGTGGAAACAAGCCAATCCGGAGCGGTCACGAGAGATCAAGACAAAGTGGCGCGAGACGCACAGGGAGCAGCACCGAGCCGGCAATCGTTCCTCAGCTAGGATTTCCTACGCCAAGGAGCCAGAAAAGCACCGGCAGAGGTCGCGCACCTACTATCGCGCCAACACGGAGACCTGTCTGGAATTCGGCAGACGGTGGCGTGCTGAGCACCCCGAGCGGGTCTATGAACTATCTCGAGAATATCGCGCTCGAAAGGAAGGCGCGCCTGGGACCCACACAAAGGCAGACGTCGAAGATATCCTAAAGGCGCAGAAACATCGATGCGCCTACTGCCGCAAGAAGCTCCGCAAGGGCAAGATGCACGTCGACCACATCAAGGCGCTGCGCCGGGGTGGCACGAACGACAGGCGCAATCTCCAGATGCTCTGTCAGCCTTGCAACAACCGGAAGCACGCGAAGGACCCCATCGACTACGCCCAGTCGCTCGGCTTGCTGCTCTAGTGCAGCCGGATCTCGCGCTCCCGCGGCGTGTACTCCACGGGCCGTACCTTGGGCCGGTAGGTCACGCCCGCGATGGTGACGGGGATGGGCGGGGTTGGGCGCTTGGGCAGTCGGGCAGGATGCTTGCGGCGACAGGGCATGGCGCCAGCAAAGCACGGCAACGGTTTCCAGGGCAAGAAAAAGCCCGGCCACCTTTCGGCAACCGGGCAACAGTACGAAACTCTCGTACGCTTCAGTGCAGTCTCTGCTCTTTCAGGCGGATCGCGACCTTGCGGCCGACCCGATCCTTCTGGATGACCCCGTTGAGCGCTGCAACGCGCTTGCTCGATTCACCCTTCGTGACGCCCATCAGGGCCGCAAGCTCGTCGTTGCTGACGGGCCCCTCGGTCTTGGCGAGTGCGGCGATGACCGCATCGTCTGCCGAACCGTGTCGGACCTCGGTTTCCACCGGAAACTGCGGCGGAACCTTTGGCAACGGTGGCGGCAACCGAGCAACCTTGGCTGCGTGCCCCATGCCGATCGAGAACCCGACGATCGCCCCGATCTCGCAGAACAGGCTCTGCAGGAACGGGAAGGCCAATTGCAGGAGGGCCTCGATCGCGACAACCGACGCTGTCACATACGGCAGTCGGCTGATCAACTCGGCTGCGGCTCGAATGTCGGCGTTGGCGATCTGCTCCGGCTTCTGGCCGCGCAGCACCTTCTCCGCCGCATCGAAGTCTTCTCGACGCAGCGTGGTGGTGATGCGCTTGGACCGGCACTTCTCGCCCTGGCCCGACGCACACTCCGCTTCCTCGGCTTTCAGCGCCGCCAGGTAGCGGGCCTTGGCCTCGTCGCGGTCGTTGTGGACGCGAGCACGGTCGGTGTTGACCGCATTCGCCGCGAGCGTCTTGTTAGTGACGACCTCGGCGTTGCGCCCGGCACTCATGAGAACGCAGGTCAGGGTACCGGCCGCGAACAGGATAGCGCAACCGAGCATGGTGCCCAGTCGCCAGGCACGCATCTCCGCCCACCATCTGTGGCCGAAGTAGACGGTGCCGGCCAACACGGCCAGCGTCATGACGTGCTTGGTGGTGAGCGCGGCGCCATGCCGGAACACGTCTTCCAGCAGGACGTAGGCGGTGACGGCGGTGAAGAACACGCCGACGATGATTGCGCTCCAAGAGCGCACTACGGTAGAGGTACTCATGTCGAAACTCCCTTCTTTGCGGATGGGTGGTTGAGACGAAGGGCCAGATCGGGAGCCAACCCCTTTCTGGCCCGGCTTGTTTGGGATGCACAGACGCGGCGGGACGCGAGACCGGACCCGCCAAATTCAACGTACTCGATCCGGCTACATAACTCAATACGCGCAACCCACCGACGGTATCACGATTGCGTGATTTGATAGCGGCGATACGGCTACGTAAAGTGCCCCATGTCCAAAGCGCCAAAGCGCAGCAGGGGGCGTCCTCCGACAGAGGGCGAGACGCTATTGAAGCCCATCACCATTCGGCTGCCTCCATCGGTCATGACCGAGATCGACGAACTGGTGATCGCAGGCGAGCGAGAGGGTGCCGACAAATCCTCGGTGCTTCGCAGGATCATCGCCAAGGGGCTCGATGCGATGCGGGGGCGCAAGTAGCGCCCTTGCCGTAGCAACCCTCCCCGCCATCCCCGACCGGGGCGGCAGGGCCCTTGGAGGGCACACAGGGGCGCCTGCCACGAATGGGCAAAGCATCGCCTCAAGACGGGCGCTAGCTCAGGCCGCCAAGGGAAGAACCGCACTTGCCGTGGCGCCTGGGCATCGTTGGGATGTTGCGCCCACATACATCCCGCCGAAGCGCCGGCGCGCCCGGCGTAGCGCTTCGGCGCAGTATGGCGGCAGGCCGAGAGCCGCGGCGAGCTCGCCATCACTGCGGTGGTGCGGCGCTTGGATGCGAAACCGGGCTATGAATTCGTCGCTCCAGCGGATTTTGACCCGCGAGTTCGGCGATGGGACCAGCGGCACCGGCTTGGCGGGGGCCTTTGCCAGGACGGCCGCGACGGTGGCCAACGCCTTCATGCGCGTCTCGCTGTCGAGCCCGTTCATGAAGCGCGCCGCGAACTCGTCCGACTTGACGATGCGTTCCGCATAGGGCCGCCCGCCGATCGATGCCTGACGGCCGAGCCAGCTCCTTATCGAGCGCAGATGCGACTTCGGCGAGCGCAGCCTGACGACAGCCAGATGAGCCTTGTCGGAGCGCTGCTCGGGACGGGACATGGCGTTCGTCTCCTCTGCGGCTGAAGCGAACGCGGTCACTCCCTGCAATCTAGCAGAGCCGGGGGCGCGCGTGAATCGGGAAAATGAGGTTCACGAGGGCGACGCGCCTCTGTCAACCGTCGGTTCGCGGCGTCAGGCATAATTCATCGAACCGGTGCATGGTCTTCTTGTCGACCAGGCCGATCCGGTGCAGCCCCTCTACCGTGACATGGACCGAGCGCAGGGCATCGCTGCGGTACTTCCTCTCGTCCGGCGCGAATGTCTGTTGGCGGCTCATTTGTCGGTGCTGTCCTCATTTCGGCGGTGGCGGCATGTCATCGATTAGCTCGACGCCCGCCAGCGTGCCGTCGTCGGCGATGTCGATGATGGCCTTGACCTCGCGCTGCTTGGTGTAGGGCGGCGGCGCGGCGTTGGTCGGAGCGAAGTAGTAGAGGTGGCCAGCCAGCTCGTCGCTGTCGCACGTCCAGTAGGCCGTGCGCTTCTCTAAGCTCCGCTTGTCATCGCCAATCGTCTCGGTCATGCGGTCCTCACTGTTTCTCGGGCAGGACAACTTCCATCCGGCCCGGCTCGTCGAGCTCGAAGTCGATCCATGTGCGGCCGTCGCGGACAACGAGGAGCGGCGGATCGCTTCTGACGACGGCAGCGACGAAGGCGCTCCAGACATCACCGGCATTCAGTATCTGCTTGATCTCCTCGACCATCTGCTCCCGTGTTGGCGTTCGCGGGGAGCTGTTGATCAGGGCGAGAAGGCGGTCGGCGATCTGTTCTGCTTTGGTCATGCGGTCCTCACGAATAGAAGCGGGCGGCACTCTATGCCAAGCGCCGAAGCGCATGTGTTGTCTGGCCGCCCGCACCGCTTGCGCGGTAGCTGTGAGGCGACGGGCGGGCAGTTGTATGCTGGCCATCGCTGGCACTCCACATCTGGCCCGCTCCGTCGCCATAGGGAGACGGGGCGCCGGCAGCTGTGCGCTGGCCATTGCTGGCACTGCTGGGGTGGCCAGCATCCCCGTCATTCGGTTTCAAGTCGCTTCCTTCCTGTGTCAGAGCGGGCGGCAACGCAGCTCTGGCGCCGAAGCGCACCGCTGTCATGGCCGCCCGCACCGCCGTTAGGCGGATGGCTCAACGATAGCCGGAGTTGTTCCGTGATCCTCCGAAGCTGAACGGGTTGGATGGCGGCGGCCTGTCGTCGAAGGTCGGGCGATCGGTGCCCTGCCTCCCCGTATGGGGGTTGTAGTTGGGCTGCACGGACCAGTTGTCGTTGTTGGAATTGTTCGGCGCGGACCGATAGTGCGGCTGGACGTAGGTGCCATCCTTTCGCACGTAGCCCTGAACATAGGTGTCGTCGGCGACTGCCGGCATGGCGGATGAGATCAGCAGGACTGTCAGCATCAGAGCTTTGCGCATTACAACCTCCCGTTTGCTAGGCTGATGGCCTGTGTTCGATGGCGGCGGGCAACTGGAAAGAGGCCCTCTCAGGCACCACTCCGCTGGCCCGCCGCCGACACTCCGACCCGATGTGGTCGAAGAGCTTCTGCACCATGTAGCGCTTGGCGCGATTGTCGATGTGCTTCGCCGTCAGGCGGCCTTCGAGGTTCGCCTTCGGCACGGTCTTGCCGTTCTTGCGCAACGAGGCCACAATCGCCTCGGCGAGGTCCTTGAAGGCGCCAGCCTCATTGAGTGCGATCTGCTTGGCTTTGTAAGTCCCGTAGATTGCGCCATACGGACCGATCGGGCCGGCTTTGCCGCTCGGATGCTTGTCGGCTCCACGCCACTGGGCACGCAGCAGCGAGTCCTGCACATCGGCGTAGATGGTCGCGCGGCGCCGCGGCGAATATCCAGGGCCCTTGTAGCCCGTCTCGTCGTCGTCGGACCATTCGTCCTTGCTGAGACCGCCGCCCATGCGCCATGTCGAGCAGGCGCGCGTGACACCGTCACTGGCGCGCGTGAATGGGGCAAGCCCCAAGCGCTTGCGCAGGCCATCCCTGGAATAGAGCGAAAAGTCGCCAGCCTCGCCAATGGCCGCAGCCAGCCCGACTTCGCCAAGTCCATTGCGGTCTTTGTGTTTCGCCCACTTGGCGATGGGAAGATGGCGCACTGTCTGCTTCATCTGCAATTCGATCTCGTGGCGCCGTGTGAGAATAGGCTCCAGCATCACCCTGCATGCAGCGAGGTCACCCCAGATATCCTCGCTGATCCGTGCGGCTTCTCGCGGCAAGGGCTTGTCGTTCAGATAGGCAGTGATGATCGCCGCCGCCGTTTTGGTGATCGCCTCGCCTTCCTCTTCCGACAAGTCGGAGTGATAGCCGAGTGCACCGGCGCTGATGGCTCTGACCCTGTTGGTGTTGGCGTTCTCGAACTGGATGAAGCCCTTGCGCCGCTTCGTTAGATGGACAAGGGCCTTGATGGCCTCGTCTGCGGATGGCTTTGACGGCTTGGTCTTCTTGGCCATTACGCTGCGCTCCTTTTGAAGTCACGATCAGCCGCTTCGATGGCTCGCTTCTCCATGCCGTCGATATCAGGCTCAAGCTGTTCGACAGACAGCTTGAAGCGGTTGGGATTGCGCTGGTGACGGAAGTGCACCTGCTTGCAGATGATGGCCACGGCACCGCCCTGCTTCGCGTAGGATGCCAGCTCGGTATAGCCCGCCTTCCTAAGAGGCATCGGCCGTCCCTCGCCATTGATGACCCACAGCATGCTGTCGCGCAGGTTCTTGGAGACGGCGCCCTGGATATCGCGTGCCGTTCCCCACTTCGAGCGGTTGGGCTTCTTCTTGAACCTGGCACCCAGTCCCGGCATCGGCCTCTGAGGCTTGCTGATTGCCGGCTCGTCGCGAAGAGGAGAAGACGACGGGGCAAGCGGCAAGTGGCCATTGCCGGCATGATCTCGTTGGCCCGCGTCGTCTTCAGGGGAGTGAGAGGGCGAGGCACAAGAGGACTGGCCGTTTCCGGCACCTCGTTCATGGCCCGCACCCTCTCGTTCGGAAGTCGATGGGGAGGCAGTCGACGGATGGCCCTTGCGGGCAGCCATCCTGTGGCCTTCCCCATCGACAAGCTGTTTCCGTAGCTTGTCGATCTCTTGCTGCATCTGCCGCATGGCGTAGACGACGAGCCCGTGCGCAGGTGAGTAACGGTCTGACCCACTGAAGAACGTGATGATCTGTTCCTGGTCGGCGCTATTGAACGGCCGACGTTCGCGCATCTTTCTCTTAAGGCTCGTGAAACGCGTCTCATCGCCTACGTCCATCCACGATACGAACCACCCCGCCCACGCCAGAAGCGTGGCGACCTCTTTGCCAAAGGGCTGATCGCTCGATGCGTAACCGCGCCGGATCAGGCGGGTGAAGTCGGCCTTGGTGAAGCGCTCGCTCATGGGCGGTCCCCCGGTTGCTGACGCGCACTCGTGTGCTCAGGTCGCGAGCGGCTCGCGCGCTCGACGGAATCCTCCAGACACAATTCGATGTAGGCCGACAACGACCGACGGTCGGCCTTGGCCAGACGTTCCAGCGCGCTCTTCAATTTGGGCGTGATCCGAAACGAGATGGGTGCCGTTTTTCTCATGTCGTCGCATGTACGGGAATGTCGTGGGCAGCGCAAGTGATCTGCTGCGAAAATCCCCGAGTGTTCCCCGTTATCCACACTCCACAGGAGCAACACCCTCGATGACGATCATGGTCTCGATGTCCGGCCTCGACCTCAGCTTCATGTACGACAAGCCAAAGCCGGCGAAGAAGAAGCGCAAGAAGCGCAGCAAGCGTTGAAGGCGCGTGCGAATTCGCGATTCACCTCGCCCGCAAATCAGTCCACACACCGAACGTGAGCCTGCACGCACAGGAACAACGCATGACCAACACGATGAATCCCTTGGTGGTGGACTGCTACCAGGGCGAGGACGTCAAGGACTGGACCGAGGTCTACGCCTTCGGCATCCGCGGGGTGATCCACAAAGCGTCCGAGGGATCGAACTTCCGCGACAAGGTCTACGCCATGCGCAAGGAGCGCGCGCGCAAGGCCGGGCTGCTCTATGGCGCGTATCATTTCATGAACGACACCGACATCGAGGCCCAGGTCGCCAACTTCCTGGAGGCGGCGCAGCCAGATGCGGACCTGTTGCTGGCACTCGACTACGAGGAGAACAAGCACCGCACCGGCTCGCTCAAGCAGGCCCGCCGGTTCCTGCAGCTGGTCTACGAGAAGACGGGACAGCGCCCGGTGCTCTACTCTGGCAACCTGATCAAGGAGCAGCTGAGACGCCCGGACGCGTTCTTCAATCAGCACCGGCTCTGGATCGCGCACTACAACGCGGTGCCGAAGCTGCCGGCCGGCTGGAGCGGGTACTGGCTGCACCAATACACGGGTGACGGGGCCGGTCCTGGACCGCACGACGTGCCGGGCATCTCGACCAAGGGCATCGACCTCAATGTGTTCGGTGGCGAGGACCTGGCGAGCGAGTGGGCGCCGAAGGGCGCGGTCAGTGTCGTCGCCATGACCACCGCCGATACGCCCTTGCTGGCAACCGCCGAGCAATCCTTGCCAGTCGCGGAAACCGACCGCGACCAGGAGTCAGACACACCAGGCGCGTCGTTCTGGGACCGCTTCAACTTCAAGGTGCTCGATGACCTCGCCGAGAAGGGCAGCCGCACCGCCACCAGCCTCAAGTCCTTCAAGGGCATTATCTGGAAAGGCACCGCCACCACGATCACCACGGGCGGCGCTGCGGCAACTCTGGTCGACCCGAACAAGGGAACCGCCCAGATCGTCGGCTCCTGGGGAGAGCAGCATCCCTTCCTGCTGGCCGCGATCTGCACCGGTGTGGTCGCCGTCGTCTTGATCGGCATCGCCTACTACTTTGCCAAGAAGATCGAGAAGGGGCTGGCCGCGGCAGCGAAAGATGGCCGTTATCTGCCCAGAGGAGCCACGCCATGATCGGTCTCCCCTTCCGCATCATGCCGTTCGTGTGGACGGCGGCGATCTCGGCCAGTCTCATCGGGCTGCTCTGGATCGTCGATGAGATCGGCGACCGCCGGGAGGCGAAGGTTGTCGCCCGCTATGTAGAGCGCGACGCCGAGGCCGCCGAGAAGGCCAGGCGCGATGCTGATGCGGCCGAGGACGCACGGCTGCCGGCGGCGCTGCCGGGTTCGATCGCGCGGCTCAGGGCGCAGTTTTGTCGCGACTGTCAGGAGGCCACCGATGCGCGCTAGAATGCTCACAGGCGCATTCCTCTGCGCATTCAATGGCGCACTGTCTGGCTGTGCCTCCGCCCCCAAGCCCATCCTGGTCCCGACCTCGGAGCCCTTCTGCCGGGCTGTACACACAGTGTGTATCTCGAAGGACGATCAGTTGACGGAAGGCACGGCCTCGCAAGTGGAGGCCAACAACCTCGGGCGGGCGAAGGTGTGCAAGCGGCAGGTCGCGTGCGCGCCGCCGAAGCCGACGTCATGACCGACCAGTCCGCACCCTCGGAACAGAAGTGCAATTGCCCCCTTGGGTGGGCGCGTTGCGCAAGGCCCACATGTCCGCGAGCGTCCTACTCCCTTGAGCAGAAACGCCGCCATCTGTTGAGGCATCCGGGCTTGGTCGGGCATTCGTTCCCGATATCGTTAGGCGATGGCACGTTGATACATCCGACGCACGGATGCCCATCATCGCCGCGCCGATCCAGCCCCGCATTTTGGAAGCACGGCCGCACCAATCGGATCGTGCGCCGGATGGCGCGCAGGATCGTGAGGAAGGCCGAAGCAGAAGCAAGGAGATCACCATGACCGACGCCCCGACTCCGACCCCCGCCCCGTCGCTCGCCACCCGCGCCGCCGAGGCCACCGCCAACGGCTGGACCTTCGCGGTCGGCCTGCTGCCTTCCCTCAACACGGTGATCCCGCTCCTGGTCGCTGCGATGGTGGGTGCGGGCGGTGCGGTCGGGTATCAGAAGCTGAACGCCGCCACGCCTGCGGGACCGATCCTCGCCGCCGACCGTCCGGCACCACAGCCGATCAAGGTCATGGTGGAGTCGCTCGAGCCGGTGATGGCAGAGCTCGCCGAGATCAAAGCCAGGATCGACAAGCTCACCACCCTGGCGGAGGAGCGGCTGCCGCCAGCGAAGCGGACCAAGACCGCGAAGGTGCTGAAGTAAGCCGGTTCAGGAGGGCGACGCGCCTGCGGCCGCTGTTGGTTCGGTCATCGGTTTGTTTGGCGCGTGTGGCGACCGCTCCTCGCGGTCCCATTGGTCGGCAAGCAAGCCGCCTAGCTGGCGGTTAGCCGCCTGAAGCGCCAACACATGCTCCGCCAGATTCGCGACGTATCTGCTGAGGGTTATGTGGGCGACCACGAGCAGGCCGGCAACTGCGATTGCGACAACTCCTGTCCAGCATTCCATGATCGCCTCCGTTGCTCCAACGTCACGATGACTTTCTCCAACGCACGTACAGGCACCACGTCGGCCTGAACTCGAATCTTACCACGCCCACCACGAACGCGAGGCATGAGATGGATGTCGCAATCCCTGGCAAAATTCGTGCTGAGCGAGCTGCTGGACATGGCGGCAGCGCTCGGGGAGCTCAAAGCGCGTATCCAGGCCCTGGAGGCGAGACCCCTATGCCCCGCACATGGCACGACGACCTCGAGGACTTGCTCGCCCTCGCACCGCACCAAGCTGTCCCCGGAAGCTCTCCTGAAGGCCGGCGAGGTGCTGGCGCAGATCGGGCCGCCCCTGTGGCGCGGGCTTTTGTGGCTTCTCCCCAGGGCGATCTCCTGGGGCGGAGCGCTGTGGGGCCTCGGCAGCGCCGCCTGGCAGATGCTCTCGCCTCTCCTGCAGAGGGTTCTGCTGCCATGACCTGCATCGAGCGGATTTGGGACGACCGGTTCCTGTGGCTGTCGGCCGTCGTGGTGGGGTCGTTCTACATCGTCCTGCACTGGCCGTGGACCTGACGCTTCCCCGCCATTGCCGGATATGCCAACGCCCGCCGGACATCCGGCGGGCGTTTTGCGTTTCTGGGGTCCGGAGAACGCGGGGCTTCAGCTGTTGGTTTTGCGGCGACCCGCGATGTAGGCGCGTATCACTTGGTCTGCGATGGTTTCCAACTCAGTGCGACGATAGCCGCTGTCGCCCTCTAGATCGCGCGCCAGCGCAAGTACGTCGTCGCGGGTGATGCCAAACTCGGACAGCTCGTTGTCGTGGGCATTGACGTAGTAGCGATAGAGTGCGAGCTGCACGTCGCCGTCCTTCATCCCACCTGTCTGCACCACGCGCGTCATCTCTCGGGCCTTTCCGGATCAGTCGCTCTTGAGCCGCCGAAGGCTCTCAATCATGTCGCTGATCAGGCCATCGGTTGCGCGGCGATTCCAACGCCTCACGACCGCACTCACATGGTCGCCGCCCAATTCACTTCTGGCCGAACGATGGATGGTCGCCTCACATACAGAGCAGTGCACGTCAGCCCATCGGAAATCATAGTCCTCGCTGTTGTGCTTACGCAGCTCCGGCTCGCTGCCGCAGAACGGGCAGGGCTTGAGGTCCGGCTGGTCAGCACGGGTCGGCATGCGGGCCTCGGTTATACGGTTGCGGGGTTGATCTCATCCATGATGCGCAACAGCGCATTTTCCGCTGCCTTCCAATCCTCGACCTTGGCTGCCGCCTCGTAGGCCAGAAGGTGCGTGCGCATGTCATCAGTAGATATGCGATGGGCAAGGCCGAGGGCGCGCACGCCATCTGCGTGGTGATACCGGCACAGGCTTGCAAAGTGCAGCTTGAGCTGTCCCGATGTCATCGTTGCTACTGTGGGGCGCGGCATCGCGGGGCTCCGTTATCAGTCGAGTGCGTTCGCGAGAGCGATGCGCAACGCTTCTGCTTCGTCTGGCGTCAGAATGATTGACTCCACGTCAGCGAGACCGCTGCGCTTGGGCCGGTCCACTCGCACCATAACCGTCTCTGTTTCGCCATCGAACTTCACGAGAACGCGAAAGCGTGCGCTGGATTGCTCGTCGGCGCCGGCCATCTCTGCGGGTATGACTGGGAACGTCATTTTGCCTCGGGGCATTCCTTGTTGTCGGCGAGGGTTCCGATTTCTCGTCACCCACAACCTGCCAGACCTCCCCATACCACGGTGGGGCACTCCCTTAGCCTTTCGGCCGTCCGGGTCTCGAACCCGGTCCTTCACCTGATCTCGGTCAGCGAGCCGGACTCGAACCGGCCTGCCTCGGTCCCTTGCGGGAATTGGATCGGCCTTTCCTGCGGTCAAGGCAAGCGTTCGTGGAACGCCGCCTCTTGCGCCTCTTGATACGTCTGCGGAACATTTACGGCCGGCGGCGCCGGCTCAGGGAGCCAGTGAGAAAACGCGGTCTTTGGCTCGTTGACGGCAACGCCACAGGCAGTCCAGAGGGCGCCGTCCTTCCACACAACGGATGACCACTCTTGCAGGCGCTCGGTGCGCCACCACGCCCAGAACCGGCCCGAGTGCGGATGCGTCTCAATCGGTCGCGCGATGGGTGCCGGGATTGGCGCGAGCTCGCCGCGCTCTCCCATCTCGGCCAGCTTCACGGCCAGATGCGCGATGCCGATTTCTTCCGCCAGCACCATGGCGATCTTGTCTGCGGATAGCTGCATCATTCGCGGGGCCTTTCCTTGTCAGTCTGGTTCGCGAAGTTCAGCCAACAGTTCTCTGGCTCTGCTGCGGATCATTGCAATGGCTTGTTGTTTCGCTTCGTCAGCACCTTGCGCAGAAATCTTGAAGGTCGAATACCACGGTTCGCACGACAGATGCCAAGCGCCCGGATTCGAGATGTGGCGGTGAACTGTCAACCGCACGGATGGTGTTGGTCGCAGCTCCCATACGGTCGGGGTGCGATCCGTCTCGCCTCGCGAGAATGAGCTGATGTCTTTCCATTCCGTCACGTCGGGCCTCAGATCGTGAGTTCGCGGCCGGTGTCGTTATCAAACACGCGATAGCGATGAAACTTGCCGGTGAGCAGAGCCTTGACGTTAGCCTCGCGCTCGCCGCTCGGAACGCTGAACACGCCGCAGCCGCGATAGCCCCAGCTCGCCTTTTTCGCGCCGAAGCATGAGAAAAAGCTGCGCCCCGGAATGGTCTTCTCAGTCACAAGTACGAAGGTCTCATGATCTGCGACGTTGAAGCGGTCCATTACGTCTCTCCCGTGCCTGATGGTGTATAACTAGCGTACGCCTACTAGACAGTCAAGGGGATTTGCGCTAAATGTGATGTTGAGCTGTGGAAACCGCTGGGGTTGGCGTGCAGAAGAAGCAGGAGACCGGCAAGCTGATCGGCTACGCGAGGGTCAGCACCGACGACCAAGACCTACGAATGCAAGTCGCGGCATTGGAGAAAGCCGGTTGCTGGAACATCTATCAGGAGAAGCGCAGCGCGACGCGGCACAAGCGGCCGCAGCTAGAGCTTGCGCTGATAGACCTGCGCCCAGGCGATGTGCTGCTGGTATGGAAATTCGACCGGCTCGTGCGCAACACCTCCGACGCCTACAAGCTTCTCGAGCGGGTCGAGAAGTCCGGCTGCATAATTCGCTCGATCACAGAGCCGCATTTGGAAGTAAAGACGCCGATCGGTCGCTTCACCATGGGGCTTACGGCGCTACTAGCGCAGCTCGAAGTGGACCGCACGTCAGAGCGCACGTCGGCTGGCATCAAGGCTCTACAGGATGCCGGTTTCATGTACGGAGCGCAGCCGAAACTCACCGCGCGCCAAGCGGCAACCCTCGTGCGGATGCGCAAGCGAGGCGCAACGGTGTCGTCGCTGGCGCTCAAATTCGACATAAGTCCCGCGTCAGTGAACAACTATCTGAAGCGCGCCAAGGCTAGGCGCAAACGGTAAGACAGGAGGCTGGACGTGGGAACGAAGAACAAGCCCGGATCATTCGACTGCTACGCGAGCGCTGAGCCGGACGAGCCGATGTTCACGTTGCTCGCGCGCGATCCACTTGCTGGGCATCTCGTCTCGGTCTGGTCGAAGCTGCGCTATGGCGACATCGAAGCAGCACACGCCGTTTTCTGCGACATGGTCACGAAGCACAGTTCCCGCTACACGCTGACGCCCGATGTGGCGAAGGCTGGCGAAGCGATGGACTGCAGCCTCGCCATGTTCGATTGGCGCAAACAACATCGCCCAGAATAGGAGCATGGTGGTGAGCTGCGAAGACCAAGCGCTAGTGCCGACTGGCGTATGCCTAAAGCCCGAATGCCAAAGCTGGTCCCCCAGGTCGCCTACCCCGCGTCGACCAGTCTTGGTCATGCGCGGCAAGTTCTGGTGTTGCCAGAAGTGCGGCGCATCCTACGGCGAGCACGCCAAAGACGGCTTGAAATAAAGGAGCGGCATCGTGACGGCGAAGATGGAGGTCGAGGCGGTGGCAGAAATCCTCGCGCGTCATATGCTCGTGGATTGGAACCCCGACTTCCTCCCAAAGATGCGCTGGCCAGAGGACTGTTCTAAGGAAGAGCAAGGAAAGTGCCGCGGCGTAGCGACCATGGTCATCAACGCGCTGAAGAAGGCGCGACGGAACGCGGAAGGCCCGGCGGTGCGCCACTCGGTTCGCAAGCCGTTTGTGATCGAGTGTGACCTGTGCGGCAAGCCTGCGCAGGACTGCATTTGCGAAAATGAACCCAACAACTGACGAGGCGCAGCATGAGCGAGCGAGTTCACCTGCTGCTGTGCGCAAATTGGTGCTGCGCTGCTGGCGTTTTTGCGCTGCTCGGAGCTGCGCCCAACTGGTGGGTTGCTGCAGGAATGATCTTGAGCGGCATGGGTGGTCTGATCAAAGCCGCAGTGTTGTGGGGTTTGCAAAAACCGTCAGCAGAATAGGAGCAGAGAATGGCCGTTGAAAATGGGGCGATGTACCACGTACCGACGCTGAGTGAGCGCGCATGGCGCTGGCTCGGATTTCGGTATCATCTCGGCGCCGAGCCGGAAGGTATCGACGGCATGCAGGGCTGGATGTGCACTGAAAGCCGCCTGCATTTCGGGTGGGCGGACCGCATTCGCTTGCTGGCATCTGGACGCCTCCATCTTCGCCTCGTGCAACACACGACGGTACAGGTGGAAGGCACCAAGAACCGTTTCGATTGGCGCATACCAACACCGGGAGACCGGACATGAGTCTTGAATGGGGTCCAGCCACAAAGGCAGCCGCCGAGAGACAAGCCGCCGCGATCAACGAAGCTGCGACGGAGCCCAGGCATCACAAGCTCGCGGATCGCGCGGCCCTTGGGGAGTTCACCGACTACGCCGACACGCACGCCTGTCCGATCACCGAGCTGCATCGGCTGTGCCGCCAGTACGGGTTGCACACTCTCGCCGACCGCGTCGCAAATGGCGACTTCGATGCGACCGCAGACGAAAGCGACGAGTGGGCCAAGTCCGCCTCGGGGCAGTCGATTGCGAAAGAGCTGTCGCCCGCGATGCGCGCGGTTGTCGGTCTGAAGCTGAACAATTGAGGAGCGGGCCACATGAGCCGATCAGGCTACACCGACGACTGCGACGACGTGCTGGCGATGGGCAGGTGGCGCAGCGCTGTGCGGAATGCCCTCAAGGGCAAGCGCGGCCAAGCATTCTTGAGAGAGGCGCTGGCGGCGCTCGATGCGCTACCCGAAAAGCGGCTGATCCGTGATGACCTAGAAGCCGAGGCCACCGGCATGCCATTCCGACCGCGACGCGATGTCTGCATGCTTGGAGCTGTCGGGCGTGCGCGCGGTCTCGATATGAGCCGCCTTGATCCGTATGAGTCTGAGAGCGTGGCAGGCGCCTTCGGGATCGCTCGCGCGATGGCTTGCGAGATCGCCGATGTCAACGACGACTATTCGCGCGAGACGCCTGAGGCGCGGTTCGCCCGCGTGCGCCAGTGGATCGACGCGCAGATCGTCCGTGAACCGCTAGCGACAGCATAGGAGAGACAGCTTGCGGCACAGGTTCACAGAGACTGGAACGCTGGAAGTTCTCCAAGATGGAGTGTGGACATCGTGCCCGCCAGCGGCTCGCGACCTGTTGCGCGTCGTGTCCGATCTACTGGCTGCCTACGTCGCCGACGAAGATCGGTACAACCGGAGCGAGGGTGAGCCGTTTGGATCAATCCGTACAGATACCGGAATGCTGGCGCGCGAGGCCGTGCGCAAGTTTGCAACGAAAAGATAGGAGACCCGCATGCCGATAGAAGTGCGATGGCTCAGAGACGACGCCGCCAAGATGTTGCTGCTGGAGGTGGACGGCATCATCGTGTCGTCGATGCTCTACGTGGTGGCCGACAAATTCCAAGGACTCGCGCCCGCCATGCTCAAGGCAGCCGCTGAATGGGCACAGCGACGAGACGCGGGACAGAAAATGAGGAGCGCGCGATGCCCTTCGTAATTGAGTGGCCGGAAGACGACCAATATCCGCAGCGCTGGTGGCATCGTGTCGCTGGGTGGATGAAAAGCCAGAGCTACGCCACGTGCTTCGCGGACCGATTGTCGGCCGATGCGGAGCGCAAGCGGGCGATGCTTGACGGTCAATCAACGCGCGTCATCGAAGTGCGGAAATGAGGAGCGACGCGATGTTCGAGCTAAGTGATGACGAAGTGCGCCAGCTTGTAAGCTGGGGCGAGTATGTGGAAGCCAAGTTCCCGACGCCCGTTCCAAACACAACGCATGCTCTCCTTGAGCGTCTTCGCAACGAGATGACTGAGCGCGATGGAGATGAAATCGAAGCTGGCGCCAACGACGTGTTCGCTGGCGACCCCTGATAAGATAGGAGAGACGATGCGTACCTCTGTGAGGTTGCAGAAGAAGGCGAAACTCGCGGCGGAGCTTGAGGCGACGTTGGCGCAGTTAGAGGCGCTGCGGATCGCTGAGGCCAACCAGCCGCACGCAGATATTGGCGATCTGATCGTCGAGAAGACAGAGGCCGCGCGACGGCTTAGGCGCCGCATTCGCGAGAGAAATTGAGGAGCAGCACGTGCACGCCTGGCGATGGCTCTACGGCTGGAAGATGTGGGCGCGAGCGCTGTGGATCGTTCGCCGCAAGCGGCATGGCGCAGGACCGATGCGATGGCGGTACGCTTTCAAGATGGCTGCTGCGCATCGCTATCTCTGCGACGGTCAATTCCGATAGGGAGGTGCGCGTGGGCTCGGTCATCAAGTGGCAGAAGATGGGCGAACGAGCCGCCGAGCTCGGCGAGGTGGAGACCGCGTGCCCGTATGCGGTTGGCGGCGTCGCGTGCCAGCACTGGATGACTGGCTACCGCAGGATAGCAGCACTCATCGAGGACCACTTGCGGGACATGGCTTCGGTGGAAGATTTGCGCAAATCGACAGAACGATAGGAGCATCATGGAGCGCGAGCCCTTCAGCGAACAGATAGGACCGATCCGCGTCGGATTGTCTGGCTTGTTTCTCGTCGTGGTCGGTGCCGCGTTTTGGTTCCTGGTTGACCCGATCGACGTGCCGGCAACGCTCATACACTACGTCGGGGCGGCGAGCATGATTATCGGAACGGCATCAGTCGCAATCTGGGTCACGGTCGCGGTTTGGCGCCGTGAGAAAGCAGCAAGATAGGAGCGTCAAGCTCTCCGCTTCGCCTGCTCACGCATGGCGTGCTGTGTGACAGCCTTGGCCATCTGCTCTTGTCGTTGGCGTCGCTTGTAGCCGACGATGCGGTGCGCGCCCTGCACGCACTCCCGCCATCTCTTGATGCAGGCCTTCATGAAGCCCAACCCCGAGGCCGTCGCGTTGTCGGTCCCGAGCTTGTAGTCGGTCACCGCGGCCCCCAGATCGGCGATCGTCGGGAGGCGGCCGGTACGCTCGTCGGGGATGCGCAGCACGTGCGCCTTCAGTGGCTCCCAGAATTCGGCGGAGTCCGCGACCAGCAGCTGGTAGGCATGCGCGAAGATCTCCAGGTCCTGCTGGTTCTTCTCCGTGAGCAGGCGCTGGCCGATGCGCGTCGGCCCCTTCGCGCTCTCGACATCGATGACACCGCCCGTGAACGGCTTGCCGGTGTAGGCCCGATCCGAGGTCACCCGGACCCGCGTGGCGAGTTCCCAGGCCGCCAACAGCAGTGCGATCGATTCCCGGTCCTCGTCGTCGAAGTGATGATCGAACACGTCCACGAACACCTTGGGCCGGTATCCAACCTGGCCGCCGACGTGCTCTTGCGTCAGCCACCCGTAGGGCTCCTTGTACTTGCGCTCGGTGGTCGGGGTTGCCGATGTGGTGGCGGTGCGGACCGGCGGGGAGGCTTCCCGCTTGCCCTTCTTCTTGCGCCCCCCCATCAACCCCGGGAGCGACCCGAGCAGGCCGCCGCTCTTCTTCTTGGCATGCACCTGCTGGGCCTTGGGAGGGGCCGCGAGCTTGGGTCGGGAATCGGGCGGGGAGGGCATGCAGTCCTAAGGTGGAGGGGTTCAGGAGAGGTGCGAGCGCTGGCCACCAATCGCCGACGCGGCGACCGCGGCGATAGCACACGACACCGTGAGCGTCCACACCATCCACAGCTCCGTCAGTGCTTGAGGCTCTGTCCACTCTGGATGCCAGACGATGTGATACGTGCGTCCGACGATCGCGATCGCCGCTGCGGCTCCCGCCAATGTAATGCTCAGTCCGCGCATGTGGCCCGCCTCCGTGGCCGTGTCGACGATCACGCCGCCCGCTCCCGCTTCGTCTGCCGCACGATGAATTTGCCGGGCTTTTCCGGATGCGGGACATAGCTCTGCGCCGGCACGTCGCCGGGCTGCGAGAGGCCGAGCGCCTTGGGGATGTTCACCTCCAGGATGTCACCTCCCGAGTGCACATCATTGGCGCATGCGAACTCTACGGCCTGCCGCGCCGTCTTGCCGAGCAGCATGGCAGAGCGTGCCAGAAGCCTTCCGCTGCCCATCGCGAACGGATAGCGCTGCTCCTCCGGATGGGGGAGCTGGTGGCTGTAGACGACGGGCGCTTGGCCCCCTTTGATGACGAGCAGAGCCCAGTGGCAGTCGCCGAACTTCGGCAGCTTGTCCGCATCGGCGCCGGCTTTGTGCCAGGCGATCAGCGGCGCAAGGCAGGCGGTCGTGCCGGCGAGCGCATAGATCACCCGATCCTCGACGATGATCTTGCGCCCGTTGCGCTCCATGACGATGCCGTCCTCCTGGACCAGCCCATCGGCTGCGATCTCGTGCTTGGTCACCGCGATCGTGGTCGTGACACGACTCCCTTCCCCTTGCGCACGCCCCTGAACGGCTTGGGGTCCGCCTTCACGTCCATGAACTTGGCCGTCTTGTCGTCCCGCTTGGTCCAGGTGCCGGTGATGGGCTTCCCGATCTGCGAAGCTGCCCGGCGTGCCGCTCTGTCGCCCGGGGTCATGCCCTTCACCATGTGCGTCTTCGCCCGCCTTGCCAGCCGCGCCTCCACGAACACCTTCAGCGTCCGCCCCTCGTCCTGCTCGCTCAACTCCAATTTCTCCACCCCGTAGCGCACGTACACCCGGCCGCTGCCCTTCTCAATGACCTCGACGCGGGTGACCTTGTCTAGCCGGCTCATTCCACCATCTCCCTCACTCCGCCCCACGCGTTGTTCCGGCCCTTGATGGCAAGCTCGATGTTCTCGATGCGGCGTAGCGCATCCATGGTGTGGTAGGACACGCTCTCAATCGGCCCCGACATGAAGGCGCCCTCGCAGCGGATGCCAGCCTTGTGTAGGCGTGCGCAGATGCACGACGGGCAGAGCAGGCCACCTTCGTCGCCGCTCGGCGAGATGCGCTTCCACACGTCGAACGGGATGATGAGATCAGGGAACCCGTGCTCGGCCCCGTAGGGGCGGTCGCAGTCCTGGCAGCAGGTGGCGGGGGTCGTCATCGTGGCCTCACCTCACCTTCGCGACTTGCGCCATCTGCCGCCCCCAGTCGACTACTCCGCCCGATACGAAGTCGTAGACCAGCCAGGCCGTGCTCAGCCCCAATACGAGACCGAGGGTGACGGCGAGCATCGCTCCGTAGGGAGGGCGGACCCTGAAGGCGTCGTCGATCATTTGATGGTCCGCCATGTCACACCCGCTCCAGTGCGTGGTTGTTGATGTACTGGCGATAGCCAAGTTCGGGGACGCGCACGTCGAGCACCGCCGTCACGTCGGATGCCTTCATGAGTTCTCCGGTTTTCGGGAACGTGACCCGCAGATGTGGGGCGCTGCGCGCCTTCCAATCCTCGAGGACGCGGCGCTCCACCGAATCCGGGTCAGCCCACCGCAGTTCGGCAGCCGAGAACTCCATCCGCACCAAGTCGTCACCCTCGACTTTGCGTCCTGCGGCGGAGAGTGCTCGCACGATCTCCCGCCGGAGCGCATTGCCGGTCGCGTGCCCGATCGGCTTCGTGACGTGCTTGCTGATCTCGGTCCCCAAGAACCGTCGCAACTGATCCAACTGGTGTCCGAGCTCGCGGATCATGCTCGCGGCGGTTTGCAGTTCCCGCTCCAGCGGTTCGCGAATGACCGCCTCCCGCTGCGCTCGAGCAGCACGCAAGGCGAGCAGCCGCGGATACCGTGCCCGCTTCATCTGCTCGCCTTGTCGCTTGTTCTGCACGTGGTGCTCCCGTTACGCCGCGACCGGCTGCGGTTCGTCCACCGGCATGGGCGACGTGTGCTCCCCGGCTCCGTTGGCAACGGGGGCGTCTTTTTCCCCTTCGGAAACCGTTGCCGTATCGCTGTCCTTGGTTGCCGCCTTCTCGGCCTTGCGCTTGGCACGCTCGGCCTTCTTGGCTTCCTTGGCAGCCTTCGCCAGTGCGGCCTTGCTGGGTCCGCGCGGCTTGCGCTCTGGGGTCGGCTCCGGGTCGGTGGCGGGGCTGGGTTTGGGGTCGCCCAAGAACTGGCTCTCACCGGGGTCGGCCATCCTGAAGACGTTGCTCTTGGGCAGCGCCAGATCGCGCGCGGTGTACGGGTCGCTGAGCGGCGCGATCCCCGCCGGCAGCACCGCGTCGGCGATCTTGGCCATCGTGTCCCCGATGGGCGCGACCTCGCTGGCGGGCTTCGTTGCGCCTTGCATGACAAAATCGTAGGCGCTTGCCGCGTCGCCGATGATGAACGGCATCTCGCCGGTCACCTCCTCGTTGCAGTGCACGGCCATGGCGAGGCAGTGCATTCGGAGCTTCTGCTCAGGCGTTAGATGTTCCAGCATGCGTGCGTCTCCTGTTGCGTTCCCCCTCTCCCCCTCGAGGGGGAGAGGGCTGGGGTGAGGGGGGATTGCTTACTGCCCGAACCGCAGGTTTAGCCTGACCATGCCGACCTGCTCGGTGACGTTGAGGTTGGGCGCAAACGGACCCGTGCCCAGCGTCACGTCGCTGAAATCGGTCCAGATGTACTCGAGGGCGAGCGTCGGCGTGACCGGGCCGGAGGCCACCTTGGGCAGGCGGAACTCGACGCCGCCGCCGGCGCGCCAGCCCTTGAGGTCTGGCGTGCTGATGGCCGGCGCTCCCGTCAGCGAGGCCGAGGTCTCGACCTTGGTGTAGCCCCCAAAAATGTAGGGCAGGGCAGTCCCCATCGCGAGACCCATGCGGCCGTCCGCGTTCCAGCCGCGATCGATGCCGGCCTTGAAGGCGCCGCCGGGCGCGGTGATGGTGAACTCGGTGTTCTCCCAGGTGTAGCCGCCGCGCGCGCCCAGGACCAGCATGGAGCCGGGAATCTGCACGTCGGCGCCGACATGGATGCCGCCGGCCGGACCGGTGGCGGAGAAGCCGTCGATGGTGGCGGGCCCAAAGCTCAGTTCGCCGTTGGCGGCGCCGTAGCCGCCGTGCAGGCCCACGTAGACTCCGGTCCAACTGACCTTGGCGACAGGCGCGTCGGCGAACACGTTGGCAGTGGCGGGCGTACGGTTGCGGATGGTTTCGGCCTGAACCGAGGTGATCCCCGCGCACAGACCGAGCGCCAGGATGGGAGCGAAGAGGTGTTTGAGTTTCATGCGATGCGTCTCCAAGGTGATGCGCTGAACAGCGCGGACCGTTTCAACTCGGGCGACGCAACTGGTTACAAACCGTAAGCGTTTACTCGGCGGACTCTCTCAGTGCAAGGACGGGCGAGTCACACTCCCATCAGTTTTGCTCCAATGCACGCCGACCTAGCGGTGTAAGCTCGAACTTGTACTTGCCGCCGCGCGCCACCGACTGCCACAGCAAACCGTCCGCGACGAGGTGCATCTGCGTTCGGCTCTCCCAGCCTATATCGACGAGCAGACCGTCGCGGCCGGCAGTGCGAACTTGCTCCAGTGCGCGGCGCTTCATATGCGGCGACGGCTCGACGTACATCACACCCCGCCCCCATTCCGCCAATTTCTCCACCAGATGAGCGCACGAACGTAGATGCCGGTGGCAGCGTTTGCGGGGATGGGATTGCCGTCTGCCTGCCCATCGAAGCGGGCGAGCGGAAGCCGCTTCAATCGCGCATTCGCCTCTTCGCTGGAGCGCGCACAGATTGCGAAGACGTAGGTCTTGCCTTCCCAATCGTAGCTGTAGAGGAAATGCCACCACGGCTCTCCATCAACGAACATTGCCGGTCTCGGTGCTACATCGCTCATGGGTTGGCCTCCTTCAGCCCCACGACGCCCAAGATGCGCCGCTCGGCCTGCTCGATGCGCTTGCTGAGCCGCAGCCGCATCCACGCGCGCCAGATCCCGTAGTACGGTCCATCTGGTCGTGGGCCCGAGATGGCCTTGCGGAAGTCCTTGCCGGTGCGCGAGCGCTTGGCGTTGTTGCAGGGCTCGCACGCTGCCTTGATGTTTTCCGCCTTGGTGAGGCCGCCGCCGGAGCGCGGCCGGTCGTGATCCGCCGTCGTCTGTGGCTTGCGCATCGGCGAGCGGCAGTAGGCGCAGCGCCCGCCTTGCTTGCCATGGGCATCGCTGCGGTAGACCCGCAGCCAGAGCGCTTCGTCGCGCTTGGCGGCGTAGGCGGAGAGCGGTTTCATCACTGCCTCCTGTAGCGCTGGTACCAGCGCTTCCTCGGCGGCTCCTCGTCCCAGCGCGGATCGTTGCGCCGCCCCACATCCTCGCTGATCTTCTCGGAGCGGCGCTTCGTTACATCCTCGTGGATTTTGTCGGGCGGGCACGGCACGGCTTCGACAGTGCACACGAAATGCCGGATGCCCAAACCCGCCTGACCCTTCTCGATCGTGCTGGTCGGCACCTTCTTCACGCACGCGGTCGTCAAGCGCTCGGCATTGTCGATGCCCGAGTAGCGCGTGCCATAGCGCGTCTCGACCTCGATCGACCATCGATCCTGGGCGCTGATCTTGGCGTCGTTGTCGGTCAGCTTGTCGTCGCCCGTGGCGCGCACGAGCGGATGGTGCCACAGGCAGTTGGCGCGCTCCGGCACGTCGTCCTCGTCGCGATCGCGGCGCACGTAGCTGTAGACCGGAGGCCGGTAGCGCCGCACCCAGCGCCGCCGATACTCCCAGGCGCAACCGACCGGCCATTCCCGGCACTGCCACACCCACTTGCCGACCTGGCGTGCCCGGATGGCCTTCCAGTCGGGGTGGGATTCGACCTGTGCCCAGGCTGGCGTCGGCAGGCCCAGCAGCACGCCCAGGAGCAGCAGGGCGAGCACCAGGGCCAGGTGCCGCGGCCGGGCCCGGCGATGGGCTGGCTGGGGCGGCGGCTCGGCGGTGACACGAGTCGCCGGCTTTTCGTCGCCGAGCGCCAAGCGCAATTGCGATGCAATCCGTCCACGCTTGGAGAGTTCCATCTTCGCGCGCTCAGACGGTGCGAGCGGTATGGTGTCACTCGTGTCCGCGCGGCACAATTTGCAGGCGCTGGGGTGGCGGAACTTGCGGTGGTGTCGGCAGGTCATGACACGGCAACCTCTTGCGGTCCGAAGCGACGGCGATCGTCGGGATGCTCCAGGGCTTTGCGCTGGCCCGGCGGTATCCAAATCATCTGCGTCGGCTGTGAGCCTTCGGTGATGCGCCAAACGAACCACGCGTAGGACGTTGCCGTCGATGCATTTGGGTCCCAGCGGCCTTTGACCATCGGCACGCGCTCGACGAAGAACGCGACGACGCTCGGAGGACACCGGGAGAACAGTCGGTTGTAGCGCTCCGCTCCCTCGATCCAGGCCGAGCGCAACAGCAGCGCGACCCCATGCGTTGCTTCCTGCAGCGCCCGCTCGGCAAAGTCGACTGCAGCGTTGAACGGTGGGTTCGTAATCGTCCAATCCGGCTCACGATGCTCGCCGTCCCACTCGATCACGTCCGGGCCGCTGCCCGTGAATGATCCGATCGCATGACCACGGCCGTAGTCGTGCACGTCGGACGCGAGGACAAATGCGAAATACTCCAGCAGCACGTCGGCCATGTGCCCTTCGCCGGCGGCCGGCTCCCACACGCTGCGGCCATGCCAATCGGACTCGGTCAGCACGCACTCGCAGAGCGCGCGCGTCGCCCACGGCGGGGTCGGGAAAAAGTCCAAGCTGCTGGGCGGCTCGACACGCCCCGCCATGACGGCGGAGTGACCCTTCGGTCGAGCGATCGTCGAGGTCGAGATGGTCATGGCTTACCCTCCGTTGCTCCAACGGTCCGATGACTTTCTCCAGCCGCCGTACCGGCACACCGCCGAACTGATCCCGAATCCCTCATCACGCACACCTCCCGATCATCCGCGGTGCAACCGTTTCCAGCATCAACTCGTACCAGCCGCGTGCTCCATCGAGATCGGCCAGCAGCAACCCCGTCTCCACCACCGCTCCCCGCATGCGCGCCCCGTCGAAGCACAGCGTCGAGCAGAACATCCCGGAGACCCCGTCCATGGCGTTGACGGTCAGGTGGGAGTCGGTGGGTTTGAGGGGGTGGGAGCAGTAGGTGCAGGGCGTCATGCGGCCACCTCCAATTTCACCCGCACCACCTTGCGCATTCTGCGCGCCAACTTCAGCGCATCGGATTTCTTGAACAGGGCGGCCGCACCCTTGCGCTGGACCCAGGCGATGACGGGCTCGTCCTGGTGCGTGCCAGCGCGGACGGCGTAGGCCTTGGAAGGGTAGTGGCCGGTGGTGAGGTGGTAGAGGGTCATGGGTAGAGGCCCTCGTAGGTACCCGACATGATCTCATCGATGCTCAGCTTGCGCTTGAAGTCCTCGATCTGCTGCTCGCGGAAATACTCTTGCTCGGCTTCGTGCTCTTGCGCTTCAAGCAGCACATCGAGTTCAGCTTCGGAGAGGATCCACTGCACGCCCACCAAGCTGGCGGATGGACCGCGTGCGGTGAACTCCGTCGCTCGATAGACTTGGCGCGCACAGTCGACGGGATCGCGCTTGATTTCGCGGCCCGTGAACCGCATGACGAAAATCGAGTTGGTTGCGAAGAAACGGTCGCGCAGCTTGTCGTATTGGGCCTGTCGGGGCGTGCGTTCGTGAAAATCATGCCCGTCGCACTCGACGGCGATCGGCATGATGAAATCGCGGTCGTCCCAAAACAGAGCCAGGAAATCGACGACATACTTGGCGATCTTCACTTGCGGAAAAACGACCGCCTTCTTGAGGCGCGCCTGGTCTCTTCGGCCAATGGCCTTCGCTGCTTCGTTGCGGATCTCCTCGTAAGGCAAGCCGAACTTGGGCACGAATTGCATTCCGCCATGTTCGACGATGCCGGCCGCCAGCTCGATCTCAATCGGTGAGCCGAAAGGAGCGTTATCCATTACGCAGCCCTCCCCTTGTTCGGCGGGGGTGCTTGGCTCACACGCTTCGGTAACGACAAGTCCAGCTTGCCGCTCGCATCGGTTCCACACAGAGCGATGATCTCTGCGGCTAACGTCGGCGCATGCGCTGCGTCGATGTTGATCTTGTGAACTTTCAGCACCCATGCCGGGAAGGCGCGCTCAAAGACCTTGGCGCCTCTGCCGAACTCACTGCCCATGTACTCGTCGGCGATCTCCTGCGCGCGTTCGGTCCCGACGTGGTTAGCCAGCGCCATCACCAAATGTGACGGCAACGTCCGCCTGCGCTTGAGGGGATCATCATCAATCAGCGGAGCATCAGAAGAAGAACTATCTTTCTCTTCTTCTATGATCTGATGATCTGAGGCGCGCGCGCGCGCGCACGCGTGTCTCGGGCCATTTGGTGCCGAAGTCGCGCCCGCAATAACATGCAACTTCGGAGGCCGGTCGTTGTTATCGCTGGGCAATCCTGGGTCGGAAACGGTTTGCAACTCGGTTGCAGTTGGTTTGGAACCGAGTTGCAAACCAAGTTGCAACTGGCTTGCAACCTTGTTGGAACGGCGTTTCAACCGCTCTTCACACTCGATTGCGGCGCGGTTGTTGATGTACCCATCTGGCATTTCGATCAGCTTCCCGAGCGAGAGCAGAAGATCCCGCACCCGTCGCCAGACCTTGACGTTCACATGCAGCTCGCACGCCATCCAGGCATCATTTTTCGGAAGCGGCTTGTCGTGCTTGTAGAGCAGCATCAGGCAGTCGGAATAAATACCGCGCTGCTCTGGTGTTAGCTTTCGTGTGCCCTCCAGATATGCCTCTGGATACATCTTGAACCACGGCATTGGCGCCTTGCTTTTGCTGCCTTTGTCGTGTACATTCTGTGCGTTCACGGTTGAAATCTCCTCTGGTTTCGCTGTGACATTGTGAGTGTCTCCTTTGGTCGGGTGGACGCTTACGCGGTTGGAATTCGAAGGCCCCGGGGTTCGCCCTCCGGGGCCTTCTCGCTTTTCGGGATCACGTCATTGGGCATCCTCCACTTGAAGTGATTGCGCGCGTAGACGACCCACAGCGCCGCGTTCATCGGCAGCAATCCCCAGGCGCCGACCGTGACGATCCAGCCGAGCCACAGCGCCTGATTGACGAGGCCGACGGCCCACGCTGACGGGTGCTTGTTGCCGGCAAGAAGGGTCATGTAAACCGTCAGTGCCGACAACAGCCACGGCAGATAAGCGATGATGATGTCGCGCCACGTCATCGGAGCCTCGCGAATTCGCCGTGATGGATTGGTGCGGCGGCGGCATAGGCGGCGCGTGCTGCGTCCGCGCTGTCGAACAGACCAAGATAGTGCTGCTTGCCGTTGGCTGCGATGCGCGCCATCCACCTGCCGGTCAGCTTATGGAATGACACGCCCTTGATCCCACAGTGGCTGTGAGAGTGAGAGCCGCCGTTCGCCTGGTTCTGCGCGCCCGTTGCCTCGCGCAGATTAGCAATCCTGTTGTTGCAGCTGTCGGTGTCGCGATGGTCGACGTCCAGAGTCGGCCAGACGCCGTAGTGATGGAGCCACGCAAGGCGGTGAGCTAGGTATTTGCGGTTATCAATCGCGATCGTCCATTGTGGACTCTTACGGTGCTTCAGTTGAGATTTGCCGCCAGCCGTCTTGCCAGCGAAACGCGTGTTCCACACCTTGTCCCACTTCGTGAACACGGTTCTCGTTTTCCAAGTGAACACGCCACTTAGGGGATTGTAATCCAATAGAGCGCGCAGACGCTCGACCGTCAGTTCAGCCATGTGCGCCCCCAGTGATGGCGGAGAGCAGCCATGGCAGGTAGTCGCGGATCAGATCAGTCACTAGGCCGCCCTCCTATCGAGCAACGCCAACCTCTTCCTGCGTGCCGCCACCCTCGACACGCGCACGACCCTCTCGACCCTGATGAGGCGGGTGCGTCGGATGATCGGCGTGGTGGGCTCGTAACGCTTCATCTAGGCCGCTCTCCCCAGCTTATGCACACGTGATCCACGCTGTTTCCTCGAGCGAGCCGTGGCTTCCCACTTCACCTTGCGCGCCTCGGCGATGTCCCAGCGCTCGTGCTCGCTGAGGAAGGCGGGAGCGCGGGGAACGATGCGGAGGGCGGGCTTCTGCGGCGGAGCGTCATTCGCCGGCTCCGCCGACGATACGGTAGGGAAAGACTTCGGTCCGCCCACCTCCTTGGGGGCGGTGTTGTCGTTGGAGACTTTCGGCTTTGGGTACTGCTTGCCGGCAATGCGGTAGGACAGGCGCTTGTTGTCGCCGTCGTAGCGCATGTTGCCGTACTCGACGCCCTTGGAGCGCATCCTCTGCATCACATCGAGGAGCGCCGCCTCCTCCACCATCTCGCGGTGGTTGGCGATCGAGTATTGGCGGTAGAGCTTGGGCACCTCGTTCCGCCAGATCGGGGTATCGGCCATGCCGTAGGCCCTCAGTGCCCGGCAGAACTGATCGGCCTCGTCCTTGACGGGGAGCTTGGAGCGCGCCGGTCCCGGCGGCCGGCCGTCGACCGGGAAGCCGAAGGAACGCAGCTCCGGTTCGGAACCGGGGATCGGCCGGCCCAGGAAGATGTTGATGGGCCGGTTGTCGGCGGCCTTGGGCGTGGGCTTCGGCAACCCGGCGGTCGCCGGAACGGGCTCGGGTTTGGCCTCTGCGATCGCGGATTCCCCGATTATCGCCGGTTGGGCCGGCAACGCGGGGCCCGCGGGTGAACCCGAGGGAACGCCCGCCAAGGCCAGAACAGCTAGCGGCGATGCCAATGCAACTGTCGGTGCCGCTGCAGCCACGGCATCGGGCGCGCTTTCCGGCTTCAGATCGACGACCCTGACGCCACCCGTCATGTACCAGAGCGAGGCGTAGGGACCGAGCCCGCCGCCGATCTCCAGCATCAAGACGATCAGGAGGGCCAACCCCAACTGCACGGTCGGCACGTCCTGGCGCGACAGCCGGGCCAGGATCGAGGCCTGCGGATCGGCCTCGGAGAGAACGGCGCCGCCGCCTTCGGAAACCTTGTCGAGCTTGGCGGTCAGGACATCGATGCGCGCCGTCAGCTTGGTGGCGTTCTCGGCGTTGCCCAGCTCGCCCTTGAGCGTCTGGTACTGCGCGCAGAAGGTTCGCTCTGCCTTGCCGCCGACCTCGCCGCATTCGTTGGTCTGCGACCATGCCCGGTTGGTCTTGAGCTTCTCGAGCTCGGCGCGCACCGCCGACTCGCCGCGGTGCGCCGGGATGAAACCGAGCGCCTTGCGGGCCTCGGACAGATCGGAGCGGGTGTCCTTGTAGCTATCCGCAGCCACGGCGCGCTGTCCGGTGGTGTCGAGCCGGTTGAGCGCGGCATGGCCGGCGGCGCTGGTGAGGCCGTAACAGGTCGTTACCACCCATACGAGCCCTGCCGCCACCGCCACCGCCTTGCGCCGGCTGGTGACGGCGGCGAAGAACAGGAACGGCGCGATCGCCTTCAAGATGTCGGCGCCGACCGAGGCCCAGCCGTAGATCAGCGAGTCGAGTGGCGACTTGCCGAGGCTGTAGCCGAAGCGATAGTTCATGCTCGCGCTGACGGCCAGAATGATCAGCGACGCTGCCAATCCAAGCGGCCCGAGCGTGTAGCGCTGAAAGGCTCCGTCCGATTTCACGTGCATCTGTCCCTCTCCGTCCCCTTATGAATTCCTGACCACCCACCCACTGCCGCGCGCCCGCTCGCGCACACTCCGCCCCTCGCGCATCTCCTGCTGGATGTGTCGCGCCTTCCGCTCCCCGAGCGAGTGGCCGAGCATGGCCCGCTGGTGCTGTGACAGGAGGGGCGGTCCGGCCACGCCCGGCGGCTTGTAGCCGGCCGAGGCCATGCCCCAGATGCGCTCCCAGAACTCGGCCCTGGTGGCGAGGATGACGGAGATGTCGGCGCGCGCTTGTTCGGGAGTCATGCGGTCTCCATGTCTTCGCGCTGGCGAGCCGGAGCCGGAGCGGCAGAAGGTCTCCGGCTGCGAACGGCCGGGCCATCGCTCGAACGGGCTGCGTGGAATTCACAGTAGACGTGCATGCCGCGGCGGGCGTGCGAGTCGGTGCCGATCTGCATCCGATTGCAGAAGTGGAAGTCGGGTGCCTTGGGATCCCCAATCGGCCATTTACAAGTTCCAGGCTGCAGATCGAGCAGGCCGCGCCGCTCGTTCTCGGGCACGACGAGGTCCGGCTCGGCCCGGAACGCCTCCCGCCGCATCTGCGCCAGGGCGGCGTGATCTGGAGAGAGCCGGTGCAGCTTGCGCGGCTTGGTCTTGCCTGCTCCGCGTCGTGGCTTGGACACATAACTGGAGCGGCTCTGGGCGATGCCGAGCCGATGCGTCTTGCCGATCACGGCGGAGCGCCCACCATCGGCGCAATGCTTGAAGCCGCCGAGCCGAGCGGCGCATTGCGCAGCGCTCAGGCCGTCGGCCACCAGCTGCTTTAAAAGCTCGACCCTTTCGTCAGTCCAGCCGCTCACGGCACGCCCCTGTCATTCCGCTGACCCGCCCGATTGACGGGCCTGGGTCGCGTAGAAGTCCTCGGTGCCGAGGAATCGCGCCTGCGAGCAGGCGGCGAGGTTGACGGCCACGGCCATCAGCAGGACCAGCCCCAGCAGTTGGAGCATCGATTTGGGAGAGACGAGCATGTGCGGCTCCGGTGTTCTGGTTCAGGCCGGCCGCGCCACGCGCTGCCTCCGGTGGAGCAGTCATCGTTCCCGCGCCGCGTGAGGCCTCACCGCAGCACTGGCGAAACGATGACTGACGGAAGCGAGCACGCACGCCGACGCCAGCCTGAACCGGATTTCTCTTGACGCAGGAGACGCAACCTCACGCCGGCGGCTCGACCTCCTTGCCCGTGTCTGCGGCCCAATGTCGAAGGCCGGTGCGCGGCGGGCGCGCAGGGGGTCTTAGTGTGCTAGGGCGGCCACCTACAGCGCCCTCCTATGATCCACGCACGGGAAACGCGACGTGATCGACTTGGGCTCTCCCAACCAACCGTGATGGACGAGCCGAAGGCGACGCGCAGGGACGCAACGGAACGGGGAACGCTACGGAGGGGAACTCGTCAGCGCCATTGCTGCGAAACTCCGGCTGTGCTCTGGACGAAACAGATCAGGTCTCAGCAAATGAGCGCCTATCCCGGTCAATTGCTGGACCACACGCACATGCTTTGCCGGGATCGTCCTCCATGCGCATACGGCGGCCGCCGTCAGCCCGAGCTTGGTTGCGATTGCGCTTGGGCGCATGCGTGCAAAGGCCTCAAGCAGAGCCTGATCCCTCTCTGCCTTCGGTCGTTTCGCCTTCAACGACGCGGCCCGGCGGGGCAGTATTGGGATGGTGCTCGCTACGCCCGAGAGGAAGAGATCACGCACCTCACCGGGCGAGGTCTCGAACCATTCCCGGCCGATCGCACCCGGGAGCGCGGCGCCCTTCAGGCGCAGATGAAGATGGATGCTGCGCTCCAACTGAATGGCGTCATCGGTTTGGATCGAGAGCCCGACGATCGGGGCCCTAGCCATGCAGGCCGTGGTTCCTTGCTGATAGATGCGCTGGGCGACATCGCCGCCCGTGCGGCCGATCTTGCAGGGCCAGCGGTAGCGTCCTTCAAGGCATGCGAGCCGGCGCTCCGTTTCGGCAAAGTACAGGTAGACCGCCTGCGAGCCGTCGCCGATCACCTCCTCGGGTGCCAGTGATGCTATCGACCGCCGGGTCATCGTTTTTTATCCAGAGCCTCGGTTCACTCGCTTCACGCGGCGCGGCTGGGCCGAGGCAAAAAACTCTCGGCCTTCACCTTTCCGCCCGTCACCGACATGATCTTGGGGAGCACGCGCCAACTCGGCCGCCGCGTGCCGTTGCAGTAGCGGTAGACGCTGTCCTGATCGACGCCGACGCTCTTGGCGAAGTCGGCGACCGAAATCTTGTGCTTCTTCAGGTAGTCGGTTAGCTTCATGGCGAAGCACTCTACCGGATGGGTAGAGTTACGTCAATGCTGTGGAGTATCTCAGTTACGGGTTTGCGTCATGCCAGTACAACCGACTAGCTTCGTAGATGAATGCGAAAAGTGGCGTGGCTATGCAGAACCCGCCATGAACCGCATCAAAGAACTGCGCGAACGAGCCACGCTCACCCAGGAAGCCCTGGCCGACCTCGTCGGGACCACGGCCAATCACATCTGGCGCCTCGAGAGCGGCGCCACGAAGCTGACGCAGGAATGGATGGAACGGCTATCCGAGGTTCTGAACTGCCACCCGGCCGATCTGATCGCCAATGTCGTGGCGGCAGAGGTCGCGGTCGAGGTCGAGCCGATGGAATCGAGCCCCGTGGTGGCGGCCATCGCCAGCCGGGGCTTGCGGGTCTACCGCGTCACCGAGCGGTCCGTGGTCAACCTGGGAATCGGTCCCGGAGACGTCATCACCGTTGACGAATCGCCCGAGGCCGTGGCCAATCCCAAGGGTCTCGACGTAGTGCTGGTGGAGATCGGGCCGGAACGCAAGCGGGCCCTGCGGCAGTTCGTGCCGCCATCCATGCTAGTCACCAATCGCGGCGGCGCCAATCTGGCGATCGACCTGAGCGACCCGACCGTCAACCCGACGATTGTGGGGGTGGTTCTGCGGAACCCGGTGCCCGTGGGGTCGGCCTAAGTGCCAGCTTTTCCAAGGCACTGGTGAAGCCCGCCTCTACGCCCGACCAGCGACCTGCGCGCACCATGTCATGGACGATCCAAGATAGTAGAGGGACGCGCTCGGCATGGAGAGCGCGGTTGATCCAGATGCGGCAGTACTCGCTGCCGACTCGGCAATCCTCGGCCCATTTGCCTGACGGGCGCACGTCCCAGTAAACCCAGCCTGCCGAATGCAGGCTGCGGTCGCCTTGCTGGTTCTCTTCGGCGCTACTGCCGCCGTTGCGTCCGGTGAATGGCAGGTCCGGCCCGCGGTCATAGACCGTGGTCGTCGCCGGCGGCCTCGGCCGGGCCACGAACACCGCAACCGCAATGATCGATAGGTAGGCCACGCAGCGGGTGGGCCACGTGTAGTCCGCATCCATGAACAGAAAATGCAGAGCGGCGATGCCCATGGCCGCCGCCAGCAGTGCCGCACGGAGTCCGAGACGGTTGGCGATTACCGCCACGATGGCGACGTAGGGCGAGCCATACCACAGAATGCCGTAGCGCCCCGCAGCGAGGCCGACGCCCGTCGCCGCCGCCATGCTCGCCGCAGCGATCAACAGGTTTCTCGGCCGCCCGTTGAATTGCCACCTCCGATCCCACTCCACACGCAAGGTCAATATAGCCGCACGCATACCTCCACCCCCCCAACAGGTGTGTTCCCGTTTTTTGCTGTGTCGTCACTAACGTACGTAGACGTCGCACTCTAGCAGCAGTTGCAATCGGGTCTATGCGCGAGCTTCACAAATTATGGAACTTTGTTGCAGCGGCGGCACACCTGTGGAACAGCCTCTACCGAATTTGAGAAAATAGGCCTTGCAATTCTCTACCGAGTTGGTAGAGTGATGTTTGTCGCCGGATGCTCCGGCCCGCCCCAACCCCCATTGGTACCGCGGGCCCCACATCCCACGGACAGGGCGTCCGGCGACAACGAGTTCATTTGCGGAGGTTGCGTTCATGACCATGCGTCGACGGGATAGAGCCTACGAGATTGAGACACCGCACGTGCTAGCCAACTTCAGACCCAGCCCCGCCGAGCGCTTCCAAGCGCGCAAGGGCGTGTCCGTCCCGCCCGGCTGGCGCATGCCCCGCTACGTCGCCATCATCAATCAGGTGTCGTGCTGCACCTGCCCCGAAAATCGCGCCATGCACGCGCACCACATCCGCTTCGGAGAAGCGGGGCGCATGGCGGGGCTCGGGCGCCAGCCTCCCGACTGGTTCGTCGTCCCACTCTGCTGGCACTGCCATGACAGCCTCCACCACCATCCCGACGGGGAGGAGTCCTGGTGGTGGGTACGGGCCATCGATCCCTATGCGCTGCGCCGGGAGCTGTTCGCGCTATGGCTGCGCCACCGGCACGATCCCGACCATTGCGTCGAGCTGATGCGCGAGGTGCGCGAGCGGTTCGCGCTCGGTGCCATCCGCGATTTGGCCGAGAAGCGGCGACAGATCGTCCATTCACGTAACGATGGGAGGCGGCCGTCGTGAAGTGGTTCCTCATCATCCAGGTCCTCACCACCGGCCAGCGGATCGCGCTGCCGCAGCCGAGCCAGGCCCAGTGCCTTGCCGATCTGCAGCAGGTGCACGCCGGCATCTTGCGCACCGTCATCCTCGCCGACGGCTTGAGGGTTCCGGTGGCGCGCGGGATCGAGTGCGTGTCGAGGGAAGCGTACGAGGCGCGAAAGGGAGGCAGCACATGACCCTGTTTGAACCAAGCCACGAACTCGCGAGCGCAAGACCCGTCCTTCAGGGCGGGGATAGCGAGCCCATCCTGTTGGTGCTCAAGTTCAGGCTGCGCGACAAGCATGCGCGCGAATTGAACCGGCAGGCACGCTCCGTCCACTATGTCTGGAACTACGCCAACGAGACCCAGCAGAAGGCAGCCAAGTCGGGGCGCAGGTGGCTAACGGCCGTCGACCTCCAGCGCCTCACTGCTGGCGCCGGCAAGTGGCTCGACCTGCATGCCCACACGATTCAGAAGGTGTGCCAGCAGTACGACCGCTCGCGGAAACAGCACAAGAAGGCGTGGCTACGGTTTCGCGGCCGCAAGTCCCTGGGCTGGGTGCCGTTCAATCAGGGGCACGTCACGTTCGATGGTGTAGCGTTCAAGTTCCGCGGCATCAAGTATCAGCCGATGCACCTGCGCGACATTCCCGCGGGCTCCGTGATCCACGCGGGCAGCTTCAATGCCGATACCAAGGGCCACTGGTACATCAACGTGCCGGTCGAGTTCCCAGCCGAAGCGTTCGCCAAATCGGGCGCAGCGGCGGTTGGCATCGATCTCGGCCTGAAGGAGCTGGCCACGCTCTCGACGGGCGAGAAGATCGCCGCGCCGCAACACTATCGTCGGCTGCAAGAGAAGCTCGGCAAGGCGCAGCGCGCCAACAAGAAGCGGCTCGCCTGCAGCATTGCGACGAAGATCGCCAACGCACGCAAGGATCACCTTCACAAGGCGAGTGCTCGCATCGCCTTGGCCCACGGCCTGATCGCCGTGGGCAACGTGTCGAGCAGCAGATTGTCTCGGACCAGGATGGCAAAGAGCGTGCTCGATGCCGGCTGGTCCACGCTTCGCACGCAGCTGTCCTACAAGGCCATGAGGCATGGGGGCAGGATGGTGGAAGTGGATGAGCGCTTCACTTCCCAAGTCTGTTCCGCTTGCGGCGCACTGCCGGAAGGGAGGCCGAAAGGTATCGCAGACCTTGGAGTAAGGCGATGGGAGTGCAGCGAGTGCGGAGCGGTCCACGATCGCGACGTTAACGCCGCACTCAACATCGCCCGTGCCGGACTGGGCACGCTTGCAGAAGGAGCCCCGCTGTGAGCCAGGAGAACCCCACTGGGAAGCTCCGGTCTGAAGGCCGGGGAGCATGTCACAAGCACACCTTCGCCGAGATCGCCGACGTGGTCGCGGGCTGGTTCGCGGAGGCGCCCCATGCTGGATGATTGGTACGGCGTTTTGGCCATCGCCTGGATCGTGCTGTTCGCGGCAATGGCGAATTTTTAGAGATCGGCCGGTGCGGGAAGTCTTGCGTAAGTGGGCCGCGTGAGGGCCCGGCCCGTGCGGGGTGAGCGCAAGGCAAGGCCGAGGGACGGCGAGTTCGGCGAGTCAGTGGTGGTGCGTACGGGGTCGCGCGATGCGGGGCATCGCTGATCTTGGAGGGGCTCGCCGTCCCGATTGGTTGAGACAGACGCGTGCGCGTTTCGAGAACCGGAGAACGAATATGCATCGTGAATTTTTTGCCCAGGGCGACATCATCCTGGAGCGCGTCGCCGACGCGGCGCCTTCGGAGCCCATCAACGTAGACCCAGACGGCGCCGTCGTGCTGGCGCGCGGCGAGGTCACGGGACACCGGCATGCCTTCTACGGCGGCGCCGTGATGTTCCGCGACGACGCGCTCGCGCGCGACCTCCCGTCCCAACTCTATCTCGGCCACATCAAGATCGCCAACAAGGGTGGCGCCACGCTCAAGCATGAGGAGCATGACGCGATCGCGTTGCCGCAGGGCACCTATCGGGTGCGTCGTCAACGGGAGTTTGATGCTGGCGAGATGCGGGTGGTGGCGGATTGACCATGGCGACCATCGGCAAGGAAGCGAGCGCAGCGATTGCGCGGTTGCATCGGTTCGATGTGCGGCGGCCGACGCTTGACCGCGCTGGCGTCGAGACCGCGATGCGAGCCCACATCGCTGCGCTCGGGCTCGCGGAACGGCCCATCGTCTGGGTGCCGGATGCGGCGGCGGGCTACAAGCACGCGCTCGCAGCCGCCTGGGACGCCGCCTGGGCCGAGCAAGCACAGAAAGAACTGTTTGGCGAGTTCGCACCACCACAGATGACCCCCGAGGAATACATGCATCTGAGGGTGCGGACATGATCGCCCCGCCCGCAACCCCGCGCCCAACCCACTCCTGAGCCCCACACTCTCACCACGGACGACCCCATGCTCTGCGAATACCACTTCGAGGACCTGCCCATCCTCTCCAACGACCGTGGCTCGATCGGCCTCCTGGCCGACGGCACAGCCGCCATCGACTTCGGCAAGGACGGCCTGTGGCGGGTGATGAGCATCGAGATCGAACTGGGCCGGGTCGAGATCAGGGCCGGGACCAACGTGGCCATCATCGAGAAGATCGCTCCGCCCAAGGACATCGCCCAGCGCATCGAGCTGCGACTGCTGTCCGATCCGTGGAACCACCGCGTGCAGGACGTGGTCGACCGAGCCATCAGGCAGGCCTACTCCGACCCGGAAAGCAGTTGGATCAAGCGGCTCTATACGCGTGCGGTGGAAGTGTGAAGGAGGACGTGACATGGCCGACGCCAACGCAGCACTGATGGAAGCCGAGGGGGAAACGACGGCGGTCGCCCATCGGGCTCCCGCTACGAACACCCAGATCGCGGCGCTCCCTCAGAGCAGCGGAGCGATGTTCGCGATCCTCGAGCGGATCATGACGGACACCAACCTGCCCATCGAGCGCATCAATCAGGCGTTCGACTTCTATCAGCGCATGGATCAGGCGCAGGCGAAGAAGGCGTTCACCGAGGCAAAGGCCGCCTTCAAGGCGAATGCCCCGACCATCATCAAGGACATGAAGAACAAGCAGTACGATTCCAGCTATTCGTCGATCGGCAACGTGGTCGGCGCCACCAACGAGGCTCTGAGCAAGCACGGGCTCGATGCCAGTTGGGAGTTCGATCAGGGCGAGAAGAGCATCAAGGTCACGTGCGTTCTGACCCATGCCAGAGGGCACTCGGAGCGCGTGTCACTGTCAGGTCCACCCGACGTGTCGGGCTCCAAGAACCCGATCCAACAGATCAAGTCGACCACCACCTATCTCAAGCTCGCGACCTACGAGGCGGTGACCGGCATCGCGTCGGAAGAGGGCAACGCGAACGACGACGGCAACGGGGCCGGCGCGTCGGCAGCCATCTCCGAAGAGCAACTCTCCAAGCTGCAATTGGCCATCGTCGACACCAACGTCGACCTCGTGAAGTTCAACAAGTACTTCAAGATCGCGAAGGTGGATGATCTGCCCGCCACGCGTTTCGACGAAGCCATGACCCGACTCGATCAGCGCCGGGAGAAGAGCCAATGAACGACGCCGTCACCCTGGAGCGCATGCCCTCCACCGAGCTGATCGACCCCAAGGTCCTCACCCCGGCGCAAGTGTTCAGCACCGAGGGCGGGGTCGACGCCGTGCTCGCCCGCATCACGGCCGAGGTGCGCGCCTTCAAGGGTGACATGTCCACGGCCATCGGCAGGAAGGACATCGCCTCGTTCGCCTACAAGGTCGCCCGCTCCAAGACGCTGCTCGACAAGTGGGGTCAGGAGTTGGGCCGCACCCACTATGACGCCTGGAAGGCCATCTCGAATGAACGCACCCTCATCGAGAAGGCGCTGGACGCGCTGCGGGACGAGGTCCGCAAGCCCCTGACCGATTGGGAGAACGCCGAGCAGGCGCGCGTCGATGCGCACGAGCAGGCGCTGGCACAGCTGATCGCCATCGGCGGCACGTTCCACCTCGAGCCCTCCGTCCGGGAGATCGACGCCCATCTCGCCGAACTGGACGCCGCCCCGCAGCGCGATTGGCAGGAGTTCACGGTGCGGGCTGCCGAGGCCGCAGAGGGAGTACGCAAAAAGCTGACGGCATTGCGCGAGGCGGCGGTCAAGCGCGAGGCCGAGCGCGCCGAGCTGGAGCGGTTGAGACAGGAAGCCGCCGCTCGCGAGCAACGTGAGCGCGAGGAAAGGATCGCTGCCGCGGCAGCCGAGCGCGCCCGCCAGCAAGCCGAGGAGAAGGCCCAAGCCGAGGCCCGCGCGGCAGAGCGTCGCGCCGCCCTTGAGCGTGAGCGCATCGAGCAGGAGCGGCTGCGTGCCGAGCGCGAGAAGGCCGACGCCATCGCCCGCGCCGAGCGCGCCGAAGCCGACAAGAATGCCGCAGCCGAAAGGGCCGAGCGCGCCCGCAAGGAGGCCGAGGAGAAGGCCGCGCGCGACCAACTCGCCGCCATCGAGGCCGAACGCAAGCGCGTCGCCGACTCCAAGGCCGCAGAGGACGCGGCCGCCGCCAAGCGCGAGGCTAACGCCAAGCACGTCGCCAAGATCAACAAGGCGATTGCCGATGCGCTGGGGGACTGTGCCGGCCTCGATACCAAGACGGCGCACATCGTCATCGCCGCCATCGCGCGCGGGGAAATCCCCCACATCACTGTGAGCTACTAGGGTCGCGCCATGCTGCAAATCATTGCCGATGTCGAACAGGGAACGGACCAATGGCGAGAGTTGCGCCGCGGGCTCGTTACGGCCTCCGAGTTCCACTGCCTCCTGGCCAATGGCCGCGGCGGCGGTGAGAGCAAGATGCGGCGCAGCTACATGTTGCGCCTGGCGGCCGAAGTTCTCACGGGCGCGCCGGTCGAGACGTATTGCAGCCCCGATATGGCCAGAGGGCAGGCTATGGAAGCGGAGGCTCGCGACCTTTACGCCTTCATGCACGACGCCGAGCCGAAGCGCGTGGGGTTCATCCGCAACGGTCCCAAGGGGTGCTCGCCGGACTCTCTGATCGGCGAGAACGGAATGCTCGAGATCAAGACCCAGCGCGGCGATCTGCTGATCGAGACGCTGCTCAAGGACGAGTTCCCGCCGGCGCATCGTGCTCAGTGCCAAGGGGCGCTCTGGATTGCCGAGCGCGACCACATAGATCTGTGCGTCTATTGGCCGAAGATGCCGCTGTTCGTGAAGCGGGCCTATCGCGACGAGGCCTATATCCGCGGTTTGGCGGACGCCGTCGAGCTCTTCAACGCCGAGCTAGCCAGGACCGTCGATCAGATCAGGGGGTACAAGCATGCCGCAGCTGCATAGAGCCCTCGACAGCGCCGTGCGCCTCGCCCAGATCGCCGGCATGGACATCCCCGAGCAACTGAGGGTGTTCGCGCTCGCCTGGGCGGAGGCCGACGCCAAGGCCTACGAGCTGGAGGAGAAGAAGACCGCCGAGCTGGCGAGGCGCTGCAAGGCGCTGGGCGGAGAGCTTTCCGTTGCCGCTGCAGAGCGCGAGGTGAAGGCCACGCAATCCTGGCACGACCACGTCGGCGAGATCGCGCGAGCGCGCTACGAGGCCAACAAGGCGCGGGGTGAGTTCGACTACTGGAAAGCCAAGTTCGAGGCGTGGCTGGTGGCGCAGAGCCATGCGCGGGAGATCGCGGCATGACCGACATCCTCTGCACCTACTGCCGCAACCCAGCCACCCTCGTCCCCGGCTCCGCCATCTATCCGCACCGGGAGGACCTGGCTGCGAAGCGCTTCTGGCACTGCGCGCCTTGCGGAGCATGGGTTGGATGTCATCCCGGCACCACCAAGCCGCTCGGCATCCTCGCCAACGCCGAGCTCCGCCGTGCGAAGCAGGGCGTCCACGCCGTCTTCGATCCGCTGTGGCAGGCCAAGCAGGCCAGGGACAAGTGCGGCAAGGGCATCGCGCGGCGCAAGGCCTACGCCTGGCTGGCACGTGAGCTGGGGATCGCATTCGAGCAGTGCCACGTCGGGATGTTCGACGAGGAATTGTGCCAGCGGGCAGTCGAGATTTGCAGCCGGGTCGGCAGCCGCAAGAAATCCGATGCGCGTGCGAGCGTGATGCAAGCTGGAGACTCCGCATGACGACCGTATCCGATTTACCCAGCGCCGGCATCCGCGTGCGCTTCTGGCCGATGGGCAAGACGCCGCAACTGTCGCACGCCCAAGCCGTCCCGCCCTACTTCGACACCGAGACCGCAGGCCGCGTCTTCCATCTCAGCGGCGGCAAGCCGGTCGTCAAGCTCAAGGGGCTCTCCGGTTACAAGCCGCTCTCCCACATCGACCTCCTGCCGCCGCAGGCAGAGACGGTCCAGCAGGGCGGGGCGGGTGCTTACAATTCCATGCAGGGGGCGGGGCCATGAGCGATACGCCCGGCGAAGGCCTCGCGCATCTGCGCCCGATGGAGTCCGAGCTGGTCGACAATCTGTGCGACCGCGCCGTCGCTGCCAGTCCGGATTCCTACGCCGTCCGATTGGAGATCGAGGGCTTCCGTCGCAGCCGAACGCCATGGGATGCGATGCGCCTGGCGAATGCGCTCGCCTATCGCGGCGCCGAGTCGGACGCCACCAAGGCATTGGTACTGGACCTCGACAGCCTTGCACACGAAAGAGCCGCACTGGTTCCTGCCGGGGGCCGGCCGGTCAACGGGAGCGCGCGATGCGGATGATGGCGGAGAGAATGTGCGGGCTGCGGCAGGCCAAGCGTCTCGCCAAGCGCACGGCACGCAAGCGCAAGCTCGCGGCGGAGAGGAAGCACGCCAACGGCGAAACGCTCTCTACTGGCAGGGCCAAGCGGCGCGCGGACTACCTGGAGCAGGTCAGGGCCGACCAGGCGGCTGGCCTGGAGTGGAGGCGGGTGAGCGTGCCGGCGTATCGGGAACTGTGCAGGAGGAAGGGATGAGCGACGCAACGCTGGTGGACATCGCCTGCAAGGTCGTGCGCGAGACCGAGAAAGCCATCGCCATCACCGATGGGACCACGGAGGAACACGCCGACCCGAGGACGGGTGAGATTACACAACGGGACAAGTGGTTCTGGATTCCGAAGAGCCAGTGCGAGGTGAACGACGACGGCACCGTAACGATGCCAGAGCGTGTGGCGACCGAGAAAGGATTGGTGTGATGGACATCACCAAGGTCAAATACAAGGACGGCAAGGTCGAGATCACGGCCGAGGAGCCGATCGGCAACCTCGCCGAGAACGTCAAGACGACGCTGCTCAAGTGCTCGGATGAGCCGTCCCCGTCTTTCACCAAGGCGTTCGACGTTCTCGTCAAGCATCTACGCGGCATCCTCGAACTGAAGTTGGAGCAGTGGAACGGCGCCATCACCATCGGCGGCGTGTCGTTCTCCAAGTCCGACGAGGACGTGGAGGGCGCGACCATCACCGCGTTCGTGCATCTGGGCACGGCCAATTCCCCGCTGGTCCTCAACACACCGCATCTGCCCTACGCCCAATACAGCGCCACCGGCAAATCTCCGCTGATGCCGGAGGATGCGCAGGAGGCACTGGAGAAAGTGAAGGCCGAAGCGCTCGCCTACCTCAACGGCAAGCGCGCGCAGGGCGACATGTTCCGGGAGGAGGCGGCGTGAAGGAGCTCCACTTCGTCCGCACCACCGGCAAGATGGATGTGGCCACCGAAGGTCCCTACCGGTTCGTGCTGCACAAAGAGAAAGGCGTCGTGCACGCCAAGATATTCCTGCGCGAGCGGAAGCGCGGCATGCCGTGGCTCGATGCCAAGTTCCCCTCGCGGGCGGCGGCGATCGACTGGCTGGCGAGACACAGGAAGCCGGAGGTCGCAGCGTGACCGCTCAACCCCTCAACCTCGGCATCGTCAAGGTCCAGCAGACGGGGCCGGAGCGCATCATCCGCCGGCCCGCCCAGCCCAGGTCCAACCTCGCCCGCTTCCGGCGCGGCAAGGATCTGGCCTCGCAGTTGCGAGAGGCGGAGGAATTGTCGAGCACCAACCGGCACCGGGTCTACGACGTCGTCATGGCCGAGGTGATGGAGATGTTCGAGGAGCTGCTGGGGGACAGCCTGATCAAGGTGGAGCGGGTCGAGGACGAGAGCGCAGCATGATCCGCCCGACCCAGACCCCGGCCCAGCTCTCCCTTCCCCTCCAGCGGGAGCGCCGCCAGCGTGCCCAGGTCCCGCCCTTCGTCTGCGAGGACCCCGACACCGGACAGAGATGGTTCGGACGGGGAAGAATGCCGAAGTGGGTCAAGGCCTACAAGCGGGAGCACTTCATGTACCCCGTTGCCAAGAGCGTATCGCGGGCGGAGTTCGACGTCCTCGCGTTGCGCGTCGCGGCCTTGGAGATGCGAGGCATGATGCAGGAGGCGAAAGCAGCGTGAGTTTCACGAATGGGGCGGCGGCCCCGGCAAGAGTGAGCGATCGGCTTGTTGCCCATGAGCAGTCGCCCCGGAGCCGCCGCCTCACCTGAAGGAAAGAGAGAGATGGAAAAAGTCATGCTCAGCGCCGCCGACCTGCAGCGCCTCTTCGATCGGAACCATGGCAAGCCGCCATCGCCGCCGTCGCTTGCGATGCAGGCGCGCGTCCTGCGCGACCTCTTGCCCGCGGTGCAGCGCACCAATCCGTTCCAGATCGGCGATCTGGTCGAGCAGATCCCGGAGTTCTCCGTCTACTCCGAGCCGTCAGCCGGCAAGCTCGCCATCGTCTCGGCGTTGATCAACCAGGAGCCTTCGCGCAGCAAGACGTCGCAGTGGGACCGCGACGACATCGTCCTGCTGATGGAGATCGCCGGCAAGTGGGGCGAATGCACGGTCGAGTCCTGGCGGTTCAGGAAGTACGAGGGGGCGGTGGAGTGATGGCCGAGAACACCAAGATCGAGTGGGCCACGCATACGCTGAACCCATGGATTGGCTGCCAGGAGATGTCGCCAGCCTGCGATCATTGCTACGCGCGCGTCATGAACGAGCGCTGGGGTTGGGTCCAGGGCTGGGGTCCGCACGGCGAGCGCAAGCGCACGTCGCCCGAGACCTGGAAAAAGCCTCTGCAATGGGCGAAGGCGGCGCGTGCATCGGGTGAGCGCCCGCGCGTGTTCTGCGCCTCGCTCGCCGATGTGTTCGACAACCAGGTGCCGGTCGAGTGGCGAGTTGATCTGTGGAGCCTGATCCTGAAGACGCCAGAGCTTGACTGGCTGCTGCTGACGAAGCGGCCGCAGAACATCCGCAAGATGCTGCCGAGCCTGTGGGTGCAGGCCGGGCATTTTCCGAACGTGTGGCTTGGCACGACGGCGGAAGATCAGAACCATCTTGAGCAGCGCTACCGGCACCTCGCGAGCGTGTCAGCCGCCGTGCACTTCATCAGCTACGAGCCCGCGCTCGGACCGCTCTCGCTCCGGGATGTCTACCCAGTGCCCGACTGGATCATCTGCGGCGGAGAGAGCGGCACCGGGGCCCGCATGATGGACCCGCAATGGGCGCGTGATCTTCGCGACGAATGCGCCACGGCTGGCGTCGCCTTCTTCTTCAAGCAGATGACCGGCAAGAAACCGATCCCGGACGATCTCATGGTCCGGCAATTCCCAGTGAGTGCGGCTAGAGCGGAGGCCGCCTGATGCCGAGCACCCAATCCATCGCCCATTCCCCAACCCTCACCTCAGAGCGCGAGTCCCAGCACGCCCACGAGCAGGCCGACAAGGCCGCACGGCTCACCAGGATCAAGTGCGATCTGTGTTCAAGGCGGTTCAAGACCGAGAGGGCACTGCAGCAGCATCGGGGCGACTATCACCGGAAGAGGTTGGCGAAGGTGGAGACCACGTGATGCTCAACATCGTCGACACCGCCTCCGTCACCATCGAAGTGCGCGGCATCGAGCTGGTCGCGCTCAAGAAGCTCGCGCTCGTCGGCCACATGCTGGCCGAGAAGCTCGGCACCTACACGGCACGGGAAGAGCAGAAGGCATTGGCCCAGACGCTCGACGACGTGATCCGCAAGATCGAGTTGGCATTGGCGAGGATGGGGGTGGAGTGATGCTGCGCGTGCTCGATCTCTTCTCCGGCATCGGCGGCTGGACGCTCGCAGCACATGCCTGCGGCATCGAGACCGTGGCCGCTTGTGAGATCGACGCCTGGAAGCGCGCCCACTACGCGGCTCATTTTCCTGGCGTGCGGCTCTATCGCGACGTGACCAAGCTGACAGCCAAGAGGCTCGACAAGGATGGATGCGGAGCAGTTGATCTTGTTCTCGGAAGTCCTCCCTGCCAGGACGCCAGCGCTGCCAATCATCGCGGCCGCGGGATCGACGGCGCCGAGACGAGACTCGTCTTCGAAGCGGTCCGGATCATCGACGAGGTACGGCCTCATTGGGCATGTCTTGAGAACAGCCCTCGCCTCAGAACTCGCGGCGTCGACCGAGTACTTGGGAAGCTGGAAGCCTGCGGTTACGCCTGCTGGCCACTGGTGGTGGGCGCTATCCATGCGGGGGCTCCGCACCTCCGACAAGCTCACAGCGGCTGGCGTGACGGACCCGCAAGTCTTGCTCGCCATCTACGAGTGGGTGATGGGATTTCCTCCACACTGGCTGCCGACTGCAGAAGCGCCTTCGGGGATGCGATTGTCCCGCAGGTCGGGACGGCGATCCTCAAAGCCATCATCGCGGCGGAAGCGGCCGTGAAGCGCGCCCTCAACCTTCCCGAGCAGCAGAAGAGCGGAGAGGCGGCATGACCCGCACCACCCTCGCAGTCAGCATTGCGGTCTCGACGCTCGTGATCATCGCCTGGGTCGCGCACCACAACGCGGCGTCGGCCATCGCCATCGCCTTCGTGAGCATCGCCGGCTACATCGCCGGTCACCACGACGGCTCTCACGATCGGGGCAGATCATGACCGATCAAGTCGGCAAGCAGAACACCGACCGCGAGCTCTGGCGCGAGCGCGAAGGCGACTACTACGCGCCCAGCCTGCACGTCACCCAAGGCGGCGGCATCGGCATGGATGTGGGCGGCCATGTCGTCGTCAAGCCGATCCGCGAGTGGCATGCGCTCGTCAGTTGGAAGTGCAAAGCCCAGCCCACAGCCGACCCGCCCCAGGACTGCGACTGGCCCCACTGCGGCTGCGACCCGCACGCCCAGGAGGTCATCGAGCGCCTCATCGAAAGCGGCTGGGCCAGCCCGGACGAAGCCTTCAAGCTGAGAGACCAGGTCGCCAGGGCGCACGAGCTCTTGAGCAACGTCGCCGGCGTGGTCAAGGACGGCGAGCAGCGCATGCCGGTGGGTATCCAGGAGCGGCCCGGCTTCGCCGCACGCTGGCTCACGGCCTCGTTCGTTCAAGAAGTGCGCGGAGTGGTGCAAGGCGGCGAAGCCGGAGGAAGCGTCATGAGGCGCCACTGCGCATGCCTACACGACGACGCCCTCGACTGTGCAAGGGAGCGCTACGGCGACGACACCGACGAGCCATGCGACTGCGTCTGCCACGACGGGCCCGAGGACGATGACCTCGAGACAAGGCCCGGCTCTCGTGCACCGGACGGGGCGCTCACGGCGGCGGGGGAAGGGGAGAGACATGGGTAGACGCCTGCACCCGTCCGTGATGGTCGCAAGCGACGAGGTGGCCGAGGCATTGGCGCTGACCGCCAAGATCACTTCGAAGAGCGTCAAGGAGCGTCGAGCTGCGCGACGCGAGATTGATCGCCTTAACCGCGGTCGCGTGTACTTCATCGAATGCTGTGGCTGCATCAAGCTCGGATACACCGAAGACAGCGCAGGGGCCCGGATGGCCAATCTGCAGCCTGGCTGCCCCTTCCAACTCAAGCTGTGGGCTGTCGCGAAGGGACAGGGCCGCGACGAGCGCGCCTTACACAAGCAATTCCGCGCCCAGCGCATGCACTGCGAGTGGTTCCGCATGTGCCCGGATGATCTGGATGCACTGCGGGTATGGGTGCGTGAGCATAGCGGGGAGATTTACGAATGATCATCCATGAGCGCCCCCCTCTCGTCAGTGCCAAGTATCTTGCCGAGCGCACCGGCAAAACCGCGCGCTACTGGCAGCGCATGGCGTCGGAGGAGAAGATCGACTTCGCCACCCAGCCCGCTGGCGCTCACACCTCCTATCTATTCGACCTGCAGGCCTTCGAGCGCTGGCTCGCGGCCGGCGCCAAGAGGAAGACCGCATGGCAAGCAAGAAGCCGAAAATCGACAACGTCTGGTGGCGCGGGGAGTGGGCGTGGGGGCGCAAGGAAAAGAATGGAAAGCCATTCCGAGACCCTCTTGGAACAAAGGATCCAAAGGTTGCTCGAGAGCGGGTCAAGAAGTGGCTCGCAGAGCTCGAGGGTCAAGGCTGGGGAGAAAAGCCTGCGCGCTCCTACACGGAGGCAGCTAACAAGTTCATAGACGAACATCTGCCGCGGTTGAAGCCGCGTGGAGCGCAGCGCTATCTGCAGTCCCTCAAGGTGCTCACCGCGCAATTCAAGGGCAAGATGCTGGACGAGATCACCTCGTCGACGTTGTCGGAGTTCGAGCAGAAGCGCCGACGCGATGGCGTCACCAGCGGCACGATCCTGAACGACCTCACCTGCCTATCCGCCATGTTCACCTGCGCCATGGAGTGGGAGTGGGTGGAGGGCAACCGCGTGGCAGCTTACGTGCGCAATCGCGCCAAGCGCGGCCTGCTGTTGCCAGCGCCGACCCGCACCCGCTATCTGAGCCACCAGGAGGAGGACGAACTGATCAGGCGTTGCCGGGGTAAGCTCACGCGCTGGGATGGCGAGGCGATGCGGCAGGAGGACCACATCATGCTGTTCGCCGGTATCGTGCTGACGATCGACATAGGCTTGCGCAAGGAGGAGTTGCTCGCTGCTGACTGGACCATGATCGATCTGGATAAGGCTACGCCGGAGTGGCACGTCCCAAGAGAGCTCGCCAAGACTGGTCGCAAGACGGGCAAGGGCCGCACTATTCCGATCCCTCAGCGCAGCGTCAAGATCTTGAAAGCCCTGCCGCGGGCCGCCGATGTGTTGGCCGGCAAGAACGACCCGCGCGGGCGTGAGAAGGCTCCGTTCGTGCTATGGCACCAGGATGGCGAGACCCGCAGCCGCTATTTTGACCTGCTGCCCATGCTCAAGGACATTGCCACAGGCGGGCGCACCTACATCTTTCGCCGCGAGGTGACCAAGCTCGCGCAGAAGGGACTGAAGCTGACCCCGGCACGCCGGACTGAGATCGCCGCCCTCCAGGAGAAGCAGGCCTGGGCCGACGTCATCCCCGATCTGCGCTGGCATGACCTGAGACGCACGTGCGGGTGCCGGCTCTTGCAGGACCTGCGGCTCTCCATGGAGGAAGTTTCGAAGTGGCTGGGACACGCCTCGATCGAGCAGACCGAGCGCGCCTACGCCTTCCTCGAGGTGAAGCATTTGCATGCCGCGCTTGATCGCGGTCGTGCGTTCGAGGAGGGGAGCCGTCACACCGCCTTGCCGGGTCCGGCGCAATCCGCGACAGCGGGCCGCACAAAGGCCGTCACAATCGATGAGCTTGAGTAACGGTGGAATGGCAAAAAGCTAATGATTTCATGGTGCCGGCTGAGGGATTTGAACCCCCGACCAACGGTTTACAAATTCAGCAGGCTAAGTACGCGTATTGCGCCTTCAACCCGGAAAATGTCATGGAATTAGAATGATAAGCGCGAATCTCGGCACTGTCCAAGGTGGCCAAAACATGCGAACAGAGCGAAAACAGCGAAAACCAGCCCGCACGAATCCCGTCACACGAGGTTAGGACCATGACCGACATCGACAAGCAGAGAATCGCCGCCGACTGGCCTCCTGCTCGCCGCTTCGGTTGGAAGAAGGCGACCATGGTCGAGCCCGCTACCTCGCACCGGGACGACTACGCCTCGAGGCTTCGGCGAGCTCGCGCCATCGGCAAGGCGGTTGCCTGGGCGATGCGGGTGAGCAGGGAGTTGGACGGCAAGGTGCCGGGAGGGAAGGGGTGAGCCATGGACAATCTGCCCGACCGCCGCGCTCTCGCCTTCCCCGATGAGCCGTTCTCGGCCTACTGCAAGGTGTGCTGGCAGTGCGTCTATCTGCTGTGGACCGACAAGGTTCCGCACGGCGGCGCCTGCATGTTCGGTCACACCAAGATGACCGATTGCAAGCAGGCGATGGAGTGGGCGCGAACTTCGGTTAACTAATATCACGAAGACGTGATTGGACGGGCGGCCGGGTCTGTGTCAGCCAATGTAGGCACGCTCCCGAATCAGGTGAGCACAAGCCCCGGCCCAAGCGCTGGGGCTTCGCATTTCTGGCCCCGCGCATGTCGTCGGCGCCGACACATCCATCCCCTCATGTCGATGCTTTGGTATTTCGGCGACATGACCCCTTCGCGCTCAAGCGCAAATCAGCTACCCGCTTCCAGCGGAGTACCCAGTTTCACTCGCCGTTACCGAGATACCCGTACGCCCCGCGCACCAAACGATCTCAGGATCCAAGGCGGAGGAACGGGCTCGAGCGGCTGATGAAATACCGGGTGCCCAGCCGAAGCGTGCGAGGTTCAATCGAGCAATCGAGCATGGCAACGTACGCCGACAAGAAGAGCAGCAAGGGCATCGTCCGCTACCAGGATCGCCCCCGGGGTGACCGGCAGTGCGCCAAGTGCACGATGTTCCGGCCGCCGCACGCCTGCACGGCCGTCGCCGGCACCATCAGCCCGGATGGCTGGTGCGAGCTCTACAAGCACAAGCCCGCCCGCAAGAAGACCATCGCCGAGACATGAGCGACGCCAGCACCGACAGCGGCCCGGGTCGACCGACCGATTACCGCCCTGAATTTGCAGACATCGCCGTCCAGATGTGCGCCCGCGGCGCCACCATGGCCGAGCTCGCCGACAAGTTCGGCGTTGTGCGTTCAACCATCTACCAATGGCTTGCAGCGCATCAGGAATTTTCAGACGCAGTGAGGGTAGGCAAGGAGGTCGCGGACGAGCGCGTCGGCTTCTCGGTCTACGAGCGCGCCGTCGGCTACACCTACGACGCCGTGAAGATCATGCAGTACGAGGGCGTCCCGGTGATCGTGCCCCACAAGGAGCATGTGCCTCCCGACGTCAGCGCCGCCAAGTTCTGGCTGACCAACAGGCAGCCGGAGAAGTGGCGCGAGCGGGTGTCCAACGAGGTGACCGGCAAGGACGGCGCCCCATTGATCCCGGATGCCTCCTCCCGCGACGTCGCCAGGGCCGTGCTCGACATCCTGCGCGAGGCCCAGGTCGACAAGAAGGATGAGCCGGATGCCCCTTGACCGCGTGAACGGTGAGCACCTCGGTGGCCTCAAGGCCTCCGGCCACGTCGTGATCCACCCGCGCGTCGTGGCCAACCTGACCAACTATCGGACCCAGTACGCGCCCAAGCGCAAGTTCGTCACGGCAAGCCAGAAGAAGCTCCAGCGTCCCGTGTTCGACGACGCGGTGGCCAATGCCATCGAGGCATTCGCGGCCAAGGGCGCGCTCAGGCCGATCCGCTTCGACGAGGACGACGTCCTGGTCCAGGTCTACCCCCACGACCTGAAGCTGGCGATCGTCTTCCAGCGCTCCATCGCCGGGGTCGTGTACTACTCGCGCAGCTACTACGACCTGCCCAAGCCCGTGCTGGATGCACTCGTTGCGACCACCGGCAAATCCATTCGCGCGCACTGAAGAGGGCCAGCGCCATGCAGCGCCATCTTTTCGAGCTCAACGACACCGGCACGCAGACCGACACGGGCCCCAATCTCTCGGGTCGGGTCGAGCAGTGGCGCTGGGTCAACATATCCGGCGACACCGGCGGCTCGCTCGAGATCGGGCTCTATCCGCGGGCTGGCGATACGGGCGATGGCTGGCTGATTGTGTCGACTGGGCTTTCACCTCAACTGCGCGCCTCCTTCGACCCCACAGACACTGGCGTCGTGGTCCATGCCCACGGTGAGCGCCTGCGCGTCACGAAGGCCGGCGCCACTGGCGCTGGCCGGCTCTACGTCTGGTCCAGCGAGAACCGCTAGCACCCTATGCCCACGACCGTCACCAAGCGGATCAGCGGCGCTGCATCCGGCGGGAAGACCGTGCGCGTGTCGGAGGCCCCGACGGGAGCCTTCAACACCTCGCGCATCTCCTTCCTGTTGGCCTTGGAGGGTGATCAGGAGGGCGTGCTGCTGCTGGAAGGTGACATGCAGGACATCGGCACCGATGCCCTGAAATTGGAGGGAGACGTTACCGCCATCGGCGCGACCATCACCAAGCGGGTCACGGAGCCCGTCGTATGAGCGACAAGGCCCTCTCGTCCCTGCCACCTGGCGTCTCGATCCTCTCCACGGACTACCTCTACGGGGTCCTGAGCGGTAACTCGCGTCGGATCACGGTCGCCGACCTGATCGTCGGCGTCGGCATTCCGAGCGCGACCACGGACAATGCCGTCATCCGCTACGACGCCAGCACCGGGCTCCTGCAGGGCTCCGGCGTCACCATCGACGACAGCGACAACCTGATGGTGCCGGCTTCGGTTACGTTTGGTGCCGCTGGCCGCCTCAATGATAGTTCCGCCGTCATCGGCAGTCCAGCTACGTTCTGGAATCCGACATACTTTACAAACCCTGGAACAGCCAAGGTCCATCGGCTCAATCGACTGTTTGTGGGCACGGCTGCGCTCGGCAGCTCTGACGCTCCGATGTCGACCCCAGATTGGTTGGAGACTACATTCCCAGCATCGACTCAAAATGCGCAGTTGTCGGCCGTCAGCGCAATCGGGACGCTTGGCGTGGTCGGGGGGGCGCGCACGTGCGATTTCTTCTCGTGGGCAGGTTCGGCGTCTGGAGGATCGCAAGGTGTCAGCGGTTTCGGCTTGAATGACGACACGAGCGGCGTATTCCCCATTGCGGTTGGCGTTTACGGTCTCGCGATCCGCAATATCGGTGTTGGCGGCGCTACCGAGAACGAATTCACCGTCGCAAATGCTGGATCAATCGTTGATCTGACTCCGTATTCCGGAGTGTTGCCCGGCAGCACCCTCGGCATCAATATTTCGGCGGGCTACAGCGGCTATACCGCCAATTGCTCGGCCGGCCTGATCATCGGCACTTCTGTTACGGCAACATTTCGCAAGGGGATCATTGTTTTTGACGATCTCGACACGTCGGTCGGCGTCAGCGCCGGTGGCGTGGCAATCGAATTGGCGCGTAATCAGGAGGTGCGATGGGTCAATAGTGGCGCAACGACTGATACAACGATGTGGGGCAGCGCGGGCGGCCTCTTTGTCAACAGCGCGCTGTTACCAGCTCAGAACGATATCGGGGCACTGGGAAGTACATCGCTCAAGTGGTCTGATGTCTTCCTAGCCTCAGGCGCGGTGATTAATTTCAACAGCGGCAATATCACACTCACGCATTCGGCCGGTGATCTTGCACTTGCCGGTGGCACGCTGACGCTGCCAAATACTGGCCTGCATCTTCTGGACACGAACGCCTCGCACGATCTGATCATCGTGCCTGGCTCAGATCTGACGGTTGATCGCAATCTGACAATTACGACAGGCGACGCAGCTAGGACCGTAACGCTTAATGGCAATCCGACTCTCAATGATTGGTTCGACCAAGATGTAAAGACCACGTCGAGTCCAAGCTTCGGGCCGCAAATCACTACTGGCGTGGGCGTGTCGACCGGGGATGCAAAGATTGAACTCGGCGGTAGCCGCACAGGTGACGGCAATGTCTACATAGACTTTCACGCCGTCGCTTCGACCGATTACGAATGCCGCTTTCTGAGACTTGGCGGGGTAAATGGCGCGGCTTCGTTTGCCAATACCGGGACGGGCGATTTCTCGTTCACCCAGGAAGGCGCCGGAGCGTTCGTATTCAAGACCAGCAACACCCCGCGCATGACCATCGCGGCTGGCGGCGGCACGGATCATGTGGGCCTATTCCAAACGGACTCGCTGCGGATCGATCAAGCAGTCAGCACCATCGGCACCGGGGTCAAGACGATTTCGAACGCCGCAGACAGTTCCACCAACTTCGGTAAGTATTTCATCTTCGACCTTAACGGCACGACTGTCTACGTGCCGTGCGGAACCGTGGCCCCGACCTAGCGGCGCACCGTGCGATAGGCGTCAATCATGTGCCACGTATAGGGCAGTCGCAACAATCGTGCGCGCAGCAAGATCGACGCCAACATCACCACGATACGTTGCCTCTGTCGCAGCCATTTGGAGAACGGGCGCAGGCTGCTAAGAGCGCCATCCACTCTGGCGATGTCATGTGTTGCCAGGCCGTGCAGCAGGTCGGAATAGTTCAAACGGGCAAAGCGAGGACCGATCAGGTCGCGGGTGATGTAAAGATTGCGCGCTGGATTGTCAGGGAAAGCGGCCATCAATTTCCTGGCGTAGATGTCGCGCGATTGTCGCATGCGCGGCGTGAACGATGTCGACGACCCATAAATGCGCCATTGCGACAGCGATGCGTTCAGATATGCGCTATCGTATCCAGCCCGAAACAATCTCAGGAACAAATCGTCGTCCTCGTAGCCGCAGAGGCGTTCATCGAAGCCTCCGACTGCATCGAAGGAGGCGCGCGATATCAGCGTGGCTGATGGCGTGATGAACAGATCGTCGCTCAAGCAATCGAACAAGTGCGGTTTCGCGCGATCCTTGCCGTGCACAGAAAGAATGGATTTGCAGACGAGATTGCCGCCCTCGTCGATCTCGTCCACATTGCTGTGGACCCACCCAAGCGGCGCACCGTCCCGTTTCTTCTTGAACGGCCGCAGCAGCGCTTCGACATGCCCAGGATACCAGCGGTCATCCTGATCCAGGAAGGCGATGTGGGTGGCGGTGAAGTGAGCCACGCCAAAGTTGCGTGCCGAGGATTGCCCCCCGTTGGGTTTGCGTAGAAGGCGAACGCGCTTGTCTCTGGGGATGAATGCTTCGACGATTTGCGCTCCGAGCGGATTGGTAGACCCGTCATCAACGACAATGATTTCGTCGGGAATACGGGTCTGATTGAGAACGGAGGCGATCGCCTCGAAGATGAACCTATGTCCGTTGTAAAGCGGAATGACGGCGGCGACCACGAACGCATCGGACATTGGCAATACCCTCCCTCGCCTACGCCCCGAATGGATGCAAATTACCCGCCCCAGCGCAAGCCCAAAATGCCCTTGGCCACAGGAGCCCCATGAAACTCTCGACCCAGACCATCATCAACCTCGCCAACGCGCTCGCCTCGCTCAACAGCCACCCGGAGGTGGTCAAGGAGGGCGAGAAGCATGCGACCGTGCAGAGGCCCTATAGCTTCGCCCCCATGACCCGGCTGGCCATCGCCAAGAACCTCGCCAAGTGCCAGGCCGTGAGCGATGCCTACCAGAAGGTGCGGGCCGGGCTGATCGTGCAGGTGTCGGGCGGCAAGTCCGACATCCAGCCGCCACCGGTCGTGGAGAAGGACAAGCCCGACTACCAGTCGCGCGTCGACACCTTCACCGAGCAGATCACCGAATTCACCCGCATCAACCAGATGTTCATGGACGAGAAGCACGAGGTCGACCTCGTCCTGCTGTCCGAGGATGCGCTGAAGCTCGACGCCAACCCGATCCCGTTCGCCACGCTGGCGCAGATGGCCGCCATCATGGAGGGCGAGGGCTGGGGCCTGGCGGAGGAGGTGCGGTTCACATCGGCGCCGGCGCCCGACAAGGCGGCTCTGCAATGATGGACCTGGATGCCATCGCCGCCGAGCCCTACGAGCGGCGCGGCATCATCCACTCCGAGATGGTCCTCATCATCCACACCGCACGCAGGTTGGGGATCGAGGTGGTCATCGAGTCGGGGCGGGCGCGGGGGCAGTCCACCGCCCTGCTCTCCAAGTACCTGCCGGACGTGGAAATCCACTCCATCGAGATGCGCGCGGACGTGGATGCGGAGTTCGGCCGCCAGCGTTGCGCGGGCCTCGCCAACGTCACGCTACATCGCGGCAACGGCACCTTCGAGGTGCCGCGCCTGGCACTGCTCGTCGCACCCAGGCGCACCGCCATTCTCTGCGACGGCCCCAAAGGCGCCGGCGCGGTTCGCATCGTCAGGCACTGCTTCGATCAGTTCCCCCACGTCCTGGTGGGCTTCATCCACGACATGAGGAAGCTCGATCACGGCGGGCCCTCCCCGCACCGGGCCGCAGCCGTCGCCGCCTTCCCCAATGCGAAGTTCTCCGATCATCCAGGGCTCGTGGCGCGGTCGGCCTGGATGGACGCGAAAGTCATCGAGGCGAGCGGCCCGTGCGGGCCTGAGCACGAAAGAGAGTTCGGCTCTTACGGGCCGACGGTAGGCGTGTTCCTCAATAAGGATAAGGACAAAGGAAAGGACTGAGCAGATGACCGACTACACCAAGGACAAGACCGATCCGTTCACCAAGCAGAAGTCCCTGTGGGGCCCCAAGGCCTACATCGCCCCCAACAACACGCTGGTCTCGCGCAACGCCTTCGGCACCGGCGGCGAGGGCAAGTCGCGCATCGTCATGCCGGGATCCCACGACACGATCGCCCTGTTCGACGACTTCCTGGGCGACACCGGCGCCTTCGACTGGACCAGCGTCAACGGCGACACGGGCGTCGCCGGCATCGGCTCGGTCGTCAAGGTCACGGGCGTGGGCGGCGTGCTCAGGATCACCACATCTGCCGATGCGGTGCTGACCCCGGTGGCCGCGATCGGATTCACCCAGGGCCTGCAGAAGCAGTGGAAGGCCAACCAAGGCAACCTGCGCTTTGCCGCCCGCGTCAAGATCGGCACCTTGGCGGGCTCCGAGCTGTTTGTCGGGTTCTCCGACAGCGGCGGGGCCGAAATGCCCGCGTATGACACCGGAGGCGGCATCATCACCAACATGGCCGACGGCATCGGTTTCGTCTACGGCGGCAACTCCGGCACCACGGTGTGGCGTGGCATTGCTGCCCGATCAGTGGCCGGCGACTCCGGCGATCAGACTGCGACCCTCACGTCGTCCCCGACCGCCAACGTCTACGACACCCTGGAGGTGGCGCTCGACAGCGACAGCGGCCAGCTGTTTGCCGACTTCTACGTCAACGGCAAGAAGGAAGGCCGCATCAGTCAGCCGATCAATGCCGCCACGGCGCTGGTGCCGGTCGTCATCGCGTTCGCATCGGATGCGGCCGCGCTCCCCTTCGACACCGACTACATCAACGTCAGCGCAAACAGGGATACCGGACTCTAGCCTCTTGAAGGCTCCATGACCGCATAGTACCAATAGCGAACGCGCTGAGTGTTCGAGCACTCAGCGCGTTCTGACCAGCCCCGAACGGATGAGGTTCGAAGATGGCTTCCCCACGCATATGCTCTGTCGACGGCTGCGGCAAGCGGCGCTTTGGTTACGGCTTTTGCTGCAACCATTACCGACGCTGGAAATTGTATGGCGACCCGCTCAAAGGCCGAGCGCCGAACGGCGACCGCATTCGCTACCTCCGGCAAGTTGTTCTTCAGTACGGCGGCGATGATTGCCTCGTGTGGCCGTATGCCCGCCTGACGCAGAACGGCTATGGCGTAATGAAATGGGAAGGCCGCCAACAGCCTGTTCATAGGGTCGTCTGTCAAATCATCCACGGGGCTGCGCCGTCCCCCAAACATCAAGCTGCGCACTTGTGTGGCAAGGGGCATGAGGGGTGCTGCACGCCAAGTCACATCGTGTGGAAAACCCCGTCAGAAAACCTTGCCGATAAAGTGATCCATGGGACGGACAATCGTGGGGAACGCAGCCCTTGGGCGAAGCTGACCGAGTCGGATATCCGTGAGATCCGCGCCGCACGGGGGACGATCACCGCGGAAGTTGCTGGCTGCGCAGTATGGCGTCAGTTTCGGAACGATCAGCAAAATATGGCGTCGAGAGAGATGGGCCTGGCTGGAATGAGGGGACAATGCTGGATCAGGTAGATGACACCACAGCCGACGTGCCGACGGGAGCGGCTCAGACTTCGATCGCGCCGCAGGCCCGCTTGAAGGGTATCGCGATCTGCGGCTCAAACCCACATACAAAACACCTCGCGCCGTTCTCTGATCCCGGTTTCTTGATTTACGCTTGCTCTCCGGACAATAGTCCATTCGGAGCGAGGGGCAGCATCGGGAAAGACGGCAAGCCGCTCTGTTCGCCGCTGCCGCGGGTCGACGAATTTTTCGAAATTCACAACCCCATCTTTGACCGCAGCAGACGCTACGCCTACCTCGAATGGATCGCCAAAACGCAGAAGCGATTGTGGATGCGCGACCAGGTCGCGATGAACCTCTGTACCCGCGAAGGGAACCTGCTGTTCCCCAACGCGGCGCTCTACCCCGAGCGAGCCGTCAAGGATCGGTTCGGCCCATTCACCTGGACATCCTCGATCTCGCTGATCATGGGCAAGGCGATTCTCGACATCGAGGCGATGGTCGCCAAGGGCATCATGGGAGGCGACGGTCCACCGGAGATGCCGCTCTACGGCATCCTGCAGATGGGCAAGGACGAGTACAGCAAGCAGCGGCAAGGCACGCAGAACATGATCTGGGCCGCCACCAAGGCCGGCATCAAGGTCAAGGTCGCGGCCGAGAGCGGGCTGCTGGAGCCGCCGCCGGAGGACTTCTGAGGCATGGCGGGCGAGCGCCTGCAATACCGCACCGAGCCCGCAGCCGATGGGTCGACCCACCTGGTGTGGGAGAACCTCGACAAGGCAGGTGACGGCGGGGAGTATTGGACCACCACCGATGCGGGCGGCATCCACTGGCTCTTCGATGGCAAGCTACGTATCGCCTGCCGGCCAGAGCGGGCCTTCCGGTTCTATCGCCACGGAGTTGCCAGGCGGTGCAACAGAGTGGCCGCCCGCTACGTCTTCGGCCACGACGCCGACGAGCAGCTGGTCCCGATGCACGCTGGCGCCCAGATCGTCAACTTCGGCGCCAACATCGGCGAGGTCGCCATCACGCTGGCCGATGCCGGGGCGCGGGTGCTGGCGATCGAGCCGGACCCGCACGTGATCCCGCTGCTCGATGCGAATGCGCAAGGCCGGGCCATCGATGTCGCTCCGGTCGCGGCCTGGAATGAGGACGCGAACCTCATCCTGCATCTGAAGCCGGAGAGCGCCGACAGCTCGCTGTTCAACGCCTCCGACCGTCAGAGCGTGGTGCCGGCGCGGCGCATCGACGCTCTGGTTGCGGAGAAAGGTATCGACCGCGTTCACCTCATCTGCGGCGATGCGGAAGGGGCGGAGCCCGAGGTGCTGGAGGGCGCGCACGAGACATTGAAGATCACCGCGTACGTCAGCGTCTGCGCCAGCGCCGAGCGGAACGGTGAGCGCACGTTGGAGGCCTGCGAGGCCATCCTGACGGGTGCCGGCTTCGACATCCTGCACCGCGAGGAGACGGGGTTCTGCATGCTGATTGCGAAGAACAGGAGCATCTGATGCCTTCGAAATCCGCCAAGCAAGCGCGCTTCATGAAAGCCATTGCCCATGGCTTCAAGCCGACCAAGAAGAAGGCGCCGCCCATCGCCGTGGCCAAGGAGTACATGAAGGCCGACATGGCCAAGAAGCGCAAGAAGACCATCGCCGAGGGATATTGACCAATGTCGCTCAGAGACTTCCTCAACTGGTTCGAAGGCATCTCGGAGAACATCGAGGCCGCGCCCACCGAGAAGCAGTGGGGCCGCATCAAGGAGAAGCTGCTGGCCCTGAAGGTGGAGACGGACGGCAGTGTGGCGCCGATTGTGCAGGTTGCCTCGGAACGTTGCGTCGACCCGCCGATCATGCCGCGCCAGAAGTTCCAACGCACCGCCTCGAGCTATCCCTTCTTCATCGACGCCGAGGGCTACGCCAAGAACAAGGCGGGCGACCGCATCCTGGCCGCCGACGTCACCGACATCCTCTACGACCTCAGGGGCATGGACGGGGATGCCGCCGCCATCATCTGGGCCGACGACTCCACCGGCCTCCTCAATGCCGGCGATATAGCGGTCTCCGCGGCATGATGCGGGTTTGCGTGATCGGCGGGGGCTTGTTTGGCGCCACCGCCGCCATCCTCGCCGCCCGCGCCGGGCACGAGGTGCATCTCTACGAGGCCAAGCGCGGGTTGCTGATGGGGGCGACGGCCAGCACCTACAGCCGGCTGCACCGCGGCTTTCATTACCCCAGAGACAGCCGCACAGGCCGCGAGAGCCGGCTCGCCGAGCGCGCCTTCCGCAAGGAGTACGGTGCCGCCGTGATCGACGCCGGCCAGCAGTTCTACATCGTACCGCCCGTGGGCAGCCAGGTCGGCGGCGAGGCCTACCGTGCGTTCCTCGATACCGAGGACCTGCCATTCTCGGAAGAGGGCCACGTCTTCAGCGTGAGCGAGCCGCGCCTCAACCTGGGCGTCCTGCAGGCCATCGTTCGCCAGAAGGTGGCCGACGCCGGGGTTGCGGTGCATCTGGGCGCGACGGCGCCGCGGTCCATCCGCCGGCAGTTCGACCGCATCGTGGTGGCCACCTACTCCCGGCTCAATGCGGTGCTGGCCGATCTGGGCTGCCCACCCGAGGCCTACCGCTTCCAAATGGTGGAGCGGCCCGTGGTCAAGCTGCCGGAGGCCTTCCGTGACACGTCCATCGTGGTGATCGACGGGCCGTTCGGCTGCCTCGACCCGCTCGACGCCACCGATCTGCACGTGCTGGGGCATGTTGTGCATACGATTCACGCCAGCAACACGGGGCTCGAAGCGGAGGTGCCGGGTCACTTGGCGGGCCTGATCGATCGCGGCCTGATCGCCGACCCGCCCGTAACGCGCTTCAGTGAGGTGGTGGCGGACCTTAACCGATACGTGCCGGGTGTGGAGAAGGCTCGGCACATCGGGTCTAGCTACACCGTTCGGTGCGTTCTCGCGGGTCAAGAGAAAACCGATGCGAGGCCCACCCTTACGCGCCAAATCGATGATCAGATCATCACCGTTCTAAGTGGAAAGCTAGGGACGGCCGTTGCTGCCGCGAATCGCGTGTGCGATCTTCTCTTGGCAGAGGATCGAACGGTGGTGGCGGCATGATAGGGCAGCGCTTCGGAAAGCTTACAGTCATTCGTCTTGGGCCGCCGATCTTCGTTGGCAAGAGACGTAGGCTGCAGAAACGGTGGCTGTGTCGCTGTAATTGTGGCAACGAGAGACCTATCGCCGACCCTAGCCTGAAGAGCGGAAACTCCAAGAGCTGCGGTTGCGTGGCTCGCGTTAAGGCAAGCGCGCGTCTCAGAACCCACGGACACACAACCGGCTACAAGCGTACGCCTACCTACAGATCGTGGGCGTCAATGTGGACGCGGTGCACGCGTGAAATCGGCGAGAGATGGCAGGACTATGGTGCGCGCGGCATCACCGTGTGCGAGCGTTGGCAGACGTTTGACGCGTTCGTTGTCGACATGGGCAATCGACCCGATGGGTTGAGCCTAGACCGCATCGATAACAACAAAGGATACGAACCCGGCAACTGCCGATGGGCGACGAAGAAAGAGCAGGCGCGGAATAGTCGCAAGAACCGCCTCGTACCGTTCCAGGATCAAGTTATGACGCTGTCGGAGGTCTGCGAGCGGACGGGCCTGCCTTACGATACGTTGCGCTCGCGACTTGACAGGGGATGGCCCGTCGAGCGCGCCATCACGGCACCACTTGGTGCGCGACGCGCCTGATGCTCGCCGTCACCGGCTACCGCTCCAAGATCGTATCCGAGTTGCGGCAACTGTTGCCGAAGGATGAAGAGGTCGTTCCGATTGAGCGCGCATCCTACGCGCCGCCGCTCATTGGGTGCGAACGCTATCTTCTTTGCGCGGGCCTGTTGCGACCACGCCCACTCCTCGACCAGACGCCAGCTCAGAGCGCCGAGAGCCTGCACGTCAACTGCATCCGTCCTATCCAACTTTGCGACCACATCTTTGAGAACAACGCCAGGGCCCGCATCTGCGTGGTGGGCTCCGAATCCGGGTTCACCTGGTCCCACGATGGGGCATACGCCGGAGCCAAGGCAGCCCTGCACCGCTACGTCGAGACCAAGAGACTGAAGCCCGAGCAGCAGCTGGTGTGCGTGGCGCCGTCGATCATCGAGGATTGCTCGATGACGCTGTGCCGGGAGGACACCGAGAACCTGGAAAAGCGTCGACGTGAGTCGCCGAAGCAACGGTTCCTACGCGCCGAAGAAGTGGCGCGCACAATCCACTTCCTCCTGTACACGGATCAGGGGTACATCACGGGGCAGGTGATCCGGATGAACGGGGGCGTCTGATCTTGCTCAGTGTGGTGGCTTACCTTTGGTCACCGGACCAGGAAAGCAAGTACACTGCTTATGCAGCAGACCACGTCAGGCTGCTGCAGCGCATGGTCGCGCGTCATCTGTCGATTCCGCATCGGTTCTTGGTCGTCACGGACAGGACAGAGCTTTTCGCTGACGACAGAGATATTGCTGCGGTTCCGATTGACTGGACGACGCATGTGCCTGGTACTTGCTTCGTCCGTCTCTTCACGTTTACGCCGCAAGCGCGAGATGTCCTTGGTGCACGAGTGCTGCGTATCGATCTCGATACGGTGGTGGTGGGTAGCCTAGATAGGCTTGTCGATCGACATGACGACCTTGTTCTCTGGCGCAACCCAGCGCGGTGGTGGATGGAGAAGACGCAGCTCCACTACGCTCACCGGAAAGAGCACCCATACGGCTTCTGGAACGGGTCATTGCTTCTGCATCGATGCGGAACGATGACGCAGCTATGGTCCGAGTTTGATCCAAAGTCACTGCCAGCGGTTGACGATGACCAGTACTTATCCCTCGTCCTGGGGCGCGAAGTACCGTATTGGGATCAAGATGATGGCGTTTACCGCCTCGAAAACGGACACCCTCGCTGGCAAGGATCTGGCGTAGTGGGCACGTTGCCAGAGAACGCACGCATCGTATTCTTTCCTGGGGCCAAGAAGCCTTGGCTACCGGAGGTTCTTGAATCTGCACCGTGGATCAATCAGCACAGGGTTTGAAGGCATGGCGACGATCAACTACACCGTCAGTGAGAATATTCCGGCTGGTTACACGAAGGTGGAGTGGGCAGGTCTAGCCCCCGGCGATGATGGGCAAATATTTGCTAGCGCCGGGCTTGAGCTGGCGTCTCTTCAGACGTTTGGCAGCTTCTCCGGAACCGTGCGCGTCGACGGCAGCAACGAGATAACGCCAGCCAGTTTCAGTGAAATATACTCGACTGGTGGGAAAGACATGATTGGGCTTGCGGACAGGGCGAGCTTCGTTGGCGCCGTCCGCCCGGTGTTCGTTGGTGGCGGCAGTGGCTCGGCTAGCTTTGCACTTTTCTTCCGTCACTAAAGGACGCAGATGCTGGTCGTCTGTGCCTTCTTCTGGGTCGATCCCGCCCGCAACCGCCAGGTCGCGCTCACCCCCGAGGACGTGCGCATCTGGGACCGGATGGTCGCCCGCCATTTGACCATCCCGCACCGCCGGGTCTGCGTCACCCACCGGCCGGATCTTATCGACTTCATGAATACGGTGCCGCTGGACATGACCAAGCATGTGCCGGGGACGTGTCTCGTCAAGCTGCAGGCGCACAAGCCCGGAGGGGTCGCCAAGGAAGGCGAGCGCGTCCTGCTGATGGACATCGATTGTGTGGTGACGGGGAGCATGGACCCGATCGTGACCCGCGCTGAGCCGATGTGCTTTTGGCGCAACCCGAACCACGATCCGAACACCGAGGACGGGCGCAAGCGCGGGTTCGTGCAGGGCAGCATGCAATTGTTCACCGTCGGGACGACCTCCTTCCTATGGGAGGACTTCGACGAGCGCGCCATGGCCGGGAGTGTCAACGGCGCCAAGGTCGGCTCGGTGCCGCTCAACCGCCGGTTCGGCGGCGCTGAGCAGTGCTGGATCAGCGAGAGGCTGAACGCGGCCTATCCCGAAGCTGGCTGGGAGTGGAACATCCCGCACTGGACTTCCGAAGATGGCATCTACGGCGCCGGCCGGCTGTTCAACGGCAAGATGGGCGCGGGCGTGCAGTCGGAGCTGCCGGAGAACGCGAGGATCATCTACTTCCCAGGTGATCGAAGCCCATCGCAACCTGAAGTGCAGGAGAAGCATCCTTGGGTGCGCGAGTGGTACCGATGATGATCGGGCAGCGGTTCGGACGTTGGACAGTCCTGGAAGCGGCGCCAAAGCGGAAGTTTCCGCGCGGCCACGCTCACACACAGTGGATGTGTCTCTGCGAGTGCGGCACCAAGAAGCTCGTGTTGCAAAACACGCTTCGCAAAGGTGTGACTACCAGCTGCGGCTGCCACAGGCGCGAATGGGCGAAGAACCACGCCATGACGCACGGCCTAAGCAAGACGCGGACCTATCGCTGTTGGGCGCTGAACCGCCGTCCGTGGATTTGGAAGAAGAAAGAAGCCCAGGCAGACACGGAGCGGGAGTTCTGGAGATGACGATGGCACGGATCATCTTCATTCAATGCTCAGTGCCCAGCGCGAAAGTCGATGGCGCGGTTGTGGCTAACGAGCCCGTCAACATCTACCGTTGCGAGCAGCTGCGTCGGGACGACTACTCGCGTGCGGGCAAAGCGCCGTCCATCCACTTTGCGGGCACGGCGGCGCAGTGGGTGTTTGAAACCGAAACGCAGCGTGATCAGGAGTTCGAACGACTCATGATCGCATACGGCCATCAAGGCGAGGTCGCCCAGTGACCCACCCCCTGATGGAATACCTCCCGCCCGTCCAGCAGCAGCGCCCGCACCCGCAGGCACCCGGAGCGAACGGCGCGGAGAAGTACCACGGCCCCATCGCCGAGGGCTACGACGCCAAGCGCGAGTCCTCCCCGAAGTGGACATGCGAGCAGCGGCTCATCGAGGGCATGCTCTCCGACCTGCCGGCGGGCTCCGTGGTCCTGGACTGCCCGGTGGGGACGGGGCGATTTCTCACCTTCTACGGTGAAAAAGGGTTCCACTTCGTAGGCGCCGACATCTCCGGCGACATGCTGGTGCAGTCGGCCCTCAAGGTCATGCCGCAGCACCAAGTGGAGCAGTGGGTGGCCGCCTCCAACCAGCGCAACACCATCCTGCCGCTCCGGATCAAGGACAAGGGCTCCCTCATCATCGGCGACGTGCGCCAGAGCGGGCTCGAGGACAAGAGCGTGGACGCGGCGGTTGCCTGCCGAATCTCGCGCTGGCTGTCCCCGGCCGACAATCAGGTCATGATGCGGGAGCTGCAGCGGGTGGCCCGCAGACGGATCATCCTGACAGCCCGCGTCGCCAATCATCGCGAGGCCAGGAGCCAGGAGTTGTTCGAGAGCGTGCTGACGCCGGACTGGAAACTGGCGGAGAGCGCGGCTGGATACGTCCTCGACTACCGCGTCATGCGCTTCGCGAGGGCGGCGTGACCCAGCCCGTGACGGCGATAACCAGCGCGCTTATCGAACTCATCAATGCGCAGCCGCGTTCGCCGACTGTTGCCGAGCTCGAAGCCGTGGTGGGGCGGCACATCCCTTCGCAGCCCGACATCACGCCGAAGACGCTGACCTACGCTGAGTTCGAGACGCTCATCAAGGCCAGCGGCAAGCCCTGCGATCTGTCGAAGCGCGAGCCACCCTCTAACGACGTCGTGGTGATCTGGTCCGATCCGATCGTCCTGTTCTTTGACCCCACCGCAACGCGCGGAATCAACGGGCTTTTGCCGAAGTCCTCGCACCGTGCTTATGTCGTCCGCTACGATGAGGAGCAGGACGCCATCATGCTCCACAGTGCGGAACCGAGCGCCATCAGTGGCCTGATCCCCGGTCGCATGGCCCCGCTCTGGGCTGAGCGCAATAAGTGTCTGGGGGTCTGATGGTAGTTGTCTGCACGTACTTCTGGCAACCAGACCCAGGCAGCAAGTTCGCCGCCCCCTACACGCCTGACGACGTCCGCCTGCTGCAGAGGATGGTCGCCCGCCACCTGACCGTGCCGCACGAGTTCGTGGTCATCACGGATCAGCCAGAGGCGTTCGTCTGCGACCAGCACATCAGGGCTGTCGACATCGACAAGCGGACGCACGTGCCAGGCACGTGCTTCGTGCGCCTGTTCACCTTCTGCATGGAGGCCTACGCCATGATCGGCGATCGGGTCCTGCAGCTGGACCTGGACACCATCATCGTCGGCAACATGGACCACCTCGTGACCCGCACCGAGGACCTAGTGCTGTGGAGGAACCCGGCCCGGCACCCATCCAGGCCAGGACGCGCCCTCTACAATACGTCTCTGCTGCTGCACAAGTGCGGCTCCATGCCCGAGCTGTGGCAGTGCTTCCTCGACCTCGGCAAGAAGGTGCCGGCCAAGGACGACCAGTGGTATCTCTCCGATGCTCTTGGGCCGTATGTGCCGTACTTCGATGGGGTTCGGGACGGGGTCTACCGGCTTGCGCGTGCCGATACACCGGGATCGGGGGTCGATGGGGAGCTGCCGGCGAACGCGTGCGTGGTCACGTTTCCCGGTAGCCATGGCAAGCATGATCGACCGGAGGTGCTGGCGCGCAACCGCTGGATAAGTGAGCACCTGCGATGACTGTGGAATCCGCGCGCAGTTGATTTGCCTGCGGACTCCGCGCGTGCTGTGTATGGCCGATGCCAAAGATCGTCATCCTGAATGTCGGTCAACGCTTCGGCAAGTGGACGCTTGTCGCCGAGGCGCCCATGCACATTGCGCGAAGCGGTCGCACGGAGAAGCAATGGCATTGTCGCTGCGATTGCGGAACCGAACGCGTCATCAGGCAATCGGCGCTTCGTCGTGGTAACACGACCAATTGCGGTTGCTACCGGGTGGACGATGGCGAGCAGATAGCGTCGCGCCTGATCGGGCGCACGTTCGGCCGGTTGACAATTATTGATGAAGCGCCGCGATACATTCGTGCGAACGGCAAGCCACGAAGACAGTGGCGGTGCCGATGCAAATGCGGGAATGAGGTCGTCACAGTCGCTCGCAGACTGACAAGCGGTCACACGAAGTCATGCGGGTGCTGGGCGACAGAGCGCAGATATAGGCATGGGCACAACGCGACACACAGACGGTCAGCGACGTACCAAGCGTGGGACGCGATGATGCAGCGGTGTCTCAACGAGAACAATGGAAAGTTTGCTGACTACGGCGGACGTGGCATCACTGTTTGCGCCCACTGGCGCAGATTTGAAAACTTCCTCGCCGACATGGGAGAACGGCCCCCCGGCAAGACCATAGACCGCATCGACAACGACAAGGGTTACGCGGCAGCAAACTGTCGGTGGGCCACTTGCAAAGAGCAGCAACGCAACAGACGCTGCAACCACACGGTGACCTTCTGCGGGCGCCTGATGACGATAGCGGAAGCGGTAGAGCTCGCTGGTATTGAACGCCGCGGCCGCCGCAACTACGTCTACGCACTTGTGAATGATGGCGTATCCATAGAGGCAGCCATCAAGCGGGCGGGAGGCGGCGATCCTGCACGTTGATGTGGCCGGCCCTCCAGGCTGCGGAAAGTCCACCCTCTGCTATCCCGTCTGGGGCGACAAATCCGTCACGTGGGACGGCAAGCTCCCACCCGCCTACTGGCGCATGTTCTTGGACGAGATCACGACCCTGTGCGGTCTCGTTCGCGATCACCCGAGCTTCGAGGCCGTCCTGCGCATGAACGACCGCTCCGCCAAGAAGATGGCGACTGTCGAGCGGATGCAGGACGACAGGACCTTCGTGCAGACCGGGCTGGTGCAGCGCATTCTGGGCTTCGGCTGGCGCTTGCAGGAGCTGGGCCGCGACATCAATCTGATCCGCCCCGCCCTGTGGCGAATGCCGGTATCGGTGGGCGTGGCGTTCCTGGAGGCCGACCTCGAAACCATCCTGGCGCGCAACCGCGAGCGAGAGAAGAACCCGGCCACTCGGCACGAGAACAGATCGCATCAGGTCGCGTTCATGATCCCGTCGATTGCTTTGGCAAAAGAGGTGCTTCGTGAGCGCGGTGTCCCGGTCATTGAAATTGACGTGCAGCACCAGTCCATCCAGGCAGCCCGAGCCCAGCTACTCGAGTTCTCCGACCAGGGCGCTTGTGACGCCGCGGCGATGGGATATTGCCCTGAAGGTCCGCTACTTTCGGTTCCTCCTCCCTGGTGGAAGCGGTGACGTCGACGCCGAGCGACTGTATCGCTGGCACCTCGACAAGCGCTCCGGCGCCCGCATGAAGGCAGGCCTCGCCACCGACAAGTGGAAGACGAGCCTCGTCGACTACACGGAAGCCGCCAAGGAACTCTGCGCCTCGATGGCGAGCCATGGGTTCCTGCCTCAGGGAGCGATCCCCATCGACCCCGACGGCGAGCTGCTCGACGGCTCCCACCGGGTCGCGTGCGCAATGGCGCTGGAGCTCAAGGCGGTGTCGGTGATCCGGGAAACGCGCAAGGCCTGGGCGCCGCCGTGGGGCGAGGCGTGGTTCGTAGATAACGGGTGCCCGGCAGATGATTTGGACCGCATCCGTCAGGATTGGAAGAGCCTGGCCGCCTGATCATTACTTGTGTGTCGCAGCCATTGCACGCTCTCCTCAAAGACGCGGATGAACTCCTGTCTGTACTGAAGCGCTGATGGCGGGAGTTGCAACGGCGCGGACCAGAACACTTCTTCCGCAGTCGCGAACGCCTTCACTGGCATCAAGCTTGAAATCCGCACGATGGCCGGCGCGGCCAAGAAGGCCGCCAGCCCCGTAATCAATCCTCTTCGCGTCGTCAGCATGCAAGCCTTCTACCGGGCTTCGCTGGCGCGCGCAACGCTCCTGGAGACCGAAGCATGGCCGGACTGAAAGACACCATGTCGAGCATGACCAAGCCCTTTCCGCTCGGAGATGTGATGAAGCCGATGGGCTTTGCCCAACTCGCCTATGACCGCATCCGCGGCAAGGACAAGAAGAAGCCTGCGCCCACACCGACCATCGCCAGCAGTGGCGGCACGCTTGGCGGGCTTCTCGACTAATTCAAGTGAGCACAGCCACCCTCGCCGACCCGCTCCTCGATGAGCTGGAGCGTCGGATCAGCGCACTGCCGGCGGACAAGCGCAACGCCCTCGTGGCGATGCCCGACATCAAGTACCGCATCGGCGCCACCTGCGACCTCACGCAACGCCAGATCGAAGCCGATGATCTGCTCGACTCCACAGCTACCCACTGCATGCTGTTCGGCGGCTCGCGCTCGGGCAAGACGTTCCTCATCATGCGCAAGATCATCCGCCGGGCCCTCAAGCACGAGAGCCGGCACGCGGTCCTGCGCTTCCGTTTCAACCACCTCAAGGGGTCGATCATCTACGACACCCTGCCCAAGGTGATGAAGCTGTGCTTTCCGGGCGCCATCGCCGACAGCAAGCTCAACAAGACCGATTGGTTCTACCAGCTCCCCAATGGCTCGGAGGTCTGGTTCGGCGGACTCGACGACAAGGAGCGCACCGAGAAGATTCTCGGATCCGAGTTCGCATCCATCTTCCTGAACGAGTGCAGCCAGATCCCCATCGCCTCGCGCGACATGGCGGTGACGCGGCTGGCGCAGAACACGCCGCTGCCGTTCAAAATGTTCTACGACTGCAATCCACCGTCGAAGCGGCACTGGACCTACCTCTACTTCATCGACAAGATCGCGCCCGCGCGCCACCAGCCGCTGGCCGACCCCGACAACTACGTCTCTTTGCAGATCAACCCCGGCCACAACCGGGCGAACCTCAAGGACGAATATCTCCACGAGCTGGAGAACCTCGACGAAAGGAAACGCCAGCGCTTCCTGCTGGGCGTGTTCTCCGACGACGACGACACCGCCCTGTGGACGCCGGAGATGCTCGACAACGGGCGGCTCCTGGACAACGACCCGCCCGAGATGCAGCGCATCATGGTGGCGGTCGACCCTTCGGGCTGCTCGGGCCCGGAGGACCTGCGTTCCGACGAGGTCGGCATCCTCGTGGTTGGACTCGGGGTCGATGGGCGCGGCTACGTGCTGGAGGACCTATCCGGCCGGTTCGGTCCCGACAAGTGGAAGACCATCGTCGCTTCCGCCTATGACCGCTGGCAGGCTGACGCGGTGATCGCCGAGGTCAACTTCGGCGGCGCCATGGTGCGCGAGGTGATCCGCACCGCGGCCACCAGTGATGGCCTGCCGATCCCCTGCCGCGAGGTGCATGCCTCGCGCGGCAAGATCGTCCGCGCCGAGCCGATCGCCGCCCTGTTCCAGCAGGGCAAGCTATCCATGGTCGGACGCTTCCAGGAACTCGAGCACCAACTCTGCGCCATGACCACCGGCGGCTATCTCGGCGACCGGTCGCCGGACCGCGCCGATGCCATGATCTGGGGCTGCACGGCGATCTTCCCGGCCATGGCCCGCGAGGCCCGCGGCGGCAAGGCACGACCGCCGCCCAGGGTCATCCTGGCCTACGCCGGCGCCAAGTCCCACCACGGCCGCCGGCACTGATCCTTTAAGGAGCGCACTTGGCTCATCCCGCTCGGCGGCCCACCAGGCCGGCCCAGGAACCACAACACGTGCCGCGCAATCGCTCGCCGCGCGCTCAACCTCTGCCGCCGGTCGAATGGGTGCCCGAGAGCGCCCGCCCGGACGAGTACCCCCCGGAGCCGCCGCGGCCCGGCAAACGCTCGCACCGATCGCCGCCGCAGATGATCCTCGCATACCACAACGCCAAAGGGAGACGCTGAATGGCCGGTCTCGGCAAGATGTTCGCCCCCAAGGCCCCCAAGATGCCGGACCCCCCGGCGCCCACGCGTATGCCCACCATCGCCGACCCGGACGTGCAGGCGGCGGGCCTGCGCACCAGGGAGGCCGCGCTCAAGCGCAAGGGCCGTCTGTCGACCATCCTGACCGACCAGACCAGCGCCACCGTCGGCGCCGACTACACCCGCGCCACGCTGGGATAACGATCTGATGGACAGTCGAGCCAGGGAGGTCATCCGCATCGGCGAAGGCCTCTTCGAGAAGAAGCGCACCGTCGATGCCCTATGGCAGGAGATCGCGCTCAACTTCTACCCGAAGATGGCCAGCTTCACCGTCGAGCGGGACCAGGGCGAGGAATACTCCGACCACCTGTTCTCCTCCTACCCCAGCATGGCCCGGCGCGAGCTCGGCAACATGCTGGCCGAGTTCCTCAGGCCCGACAAGTGGTTCTCCATCCACGTCGACGACGAGGACCTCGACAAGGACGATTACAACCGCGCCTTCCTGGAGTTCCTCACCGAAATCCAGTGGCGGGCGATGACCGATCCGGTCGCCGACCTGGTGACGGCGATGGCCCAGCACGATCACGACTTCGCGGCCTTCGGCAACGCCGTGGTCAAGTACGGCACCAACACCAGCCGTGACGCCCTCCTCACGTCCAGCCGGCACCTGCGCGATGTGGTGTGGGCCGACAACGCCGATCACAAGACCGATGCGGTGTGGTGCAAATGGAACCCCACCGCCCGCCAGCTCAAGAACCAGTTCGGCGACGCCGTGTCGGCCGAGGTCAAACGCGCCTGCGAGAAGGACCCCGAGAAGACCTTCGAGTGCCGCCATGTAGTTCTGCCCACCCGGCTCTACGACTACAAGACCAAGGGCGGCAAGCGGTTCCCGTTCGCCTCGCTGTATGTGGAGAAGGAGTCCGAGACCGTCCTGGAGGAGGTCGGGCAGAACTATCTGGGCTACGTGATCCCGCGCTGGCAGCGGGTGGCGGGCTCAGTGTTCGGCACCTCGATGGCCACCGACGTGTTGCTCCCCGACGGGCGCACCCTGCAGGTCATGATGCGCACGCTCAGGGAAGCGGGGGAGATGTACGTCAACCCGCCGATGATCCAGATCGGCGACGCGATCCGCGGCGACATCGCCTACTACCCGGGCGGCATCACCACCGCCGACATCGAGTACGACAACAAGATCGGCGACGTGCTGCGCCCGGTCACCCAGCAGCACAGCGGCTTTCCCATCGGCGTGGACCTGGCCGCGGCCATCAAGGCCGATATCCGCTCTGGCTTCTTCCTCGACAAGATTCAACTGCCCGAGACCAACGCCAAGATGACGGCGACCGAGGTGCGCCGCCGCATCCAGGAGCACATCCGCAGCGCCTCGCCGATCTCCAAGCCGATCCAGAAGGAGAGCAATCACCCGCTCTGCGACGGGCTGTTCCAGGTGCTGCGCGACAACGGCCTGGAGCGGATCATCGCCGAGCGGATGCCGGACTCGCTGGCCGGCAGCGATCTGAAGTTCAAGTTCCGCTCTCCCATCGACGAATTGGCCGAGCAGAACGAGGCCGAGCTCTACCTCGACAACCGCGACCGCATCCTGATGCCGGCGATGCAGGTCGACCAGTCGCTGGCCGAGATCGTGGACTTGCACGAGGCGACCCGCGACGCCCTGCGCTCCAACGGCTGGAAGGCCACCTGGTTCAAGCCCAAGGAGGCCGTCGCGGCCAAGCGGGCGCAGATGGCGGAGCAGGCTGAGACCCAGCAGGTCATGGAAGAGATCGCCGCCGGCGGGCAGGTGGCCGAGCAGGCGGGCAAGGGGCTCGAGGCGTTGGTCAAGGGCACCACCCAGCAGCCCGTGCCGGTCAACGGGCGGGGGCAGTAGCGCATGGCGAAACCCGAGCGCGCAGTGTGGCACCCAGCCGAGTGGCAGCCTGAGGATGTGAGGGCCGTTCAGGCGCTCGCTCTCTACGCCATGGGGGCCGAGCGGCCGTGGCCGGCCGGCGAGGAGCCCCCGGCCCCGTCCCCGGCCGACGTCAGGCGGGCGCTCGACTGGATCATCCACGGGGCGGCCCAGTCCTACGACAACGGATTCGTGGCCGAGGACCCGCACGGGCGCATCGGCGCCTTCATCGATGGCCGGCAATCGGTGGGACAGCAGCTGGTCAAGCTGATGCGGCTGAGCCCGAAGGTGTTCGAGAAGAGTGCCCGCGATGCATGACGTTCCAACCACAGACCCAGGACGCGCCATGAACAAAGCCGCGATGGAAAAAGAGCAGAAGAAGTACATGGCGGAGAGCGATCTCCGCACCCTGATCGAGGCCGAGAAAATCAAGAAGGACAAGGCCCGCTACGGCGCGGCCATGAAGTGTCACGCCGAGCAGATGAAGGCGTTGGCCGCCGTCAAGGGCGGCAAGGGCGCGATGAAGATGAGCGACAAGAAGGAGACTTACTAGGCCATGGCGGATGAAAAGGCAGGCGGTGCTGAGGCGGCCGAGTCGTTCTCGGAAGAGGATCTGTCCCACGTCAAGGGCGATGCCGGAGAGACGCAAGACGGCGCCGGCGATGAAGGAGATGCGGCGGGCAAAGTCGCTGACGCTGCCAAAGCCGACGGCGACGGGAAACCGGCCGGAGACGGCAAGCCCGCTGGCGAGGGCAAGGGCAAGACCCTTGCCGCTGGCGCCGACGTAGCGGCCGACGACAAGGCCAAAGAGGACGCCGCCGACAAGGCGCACAAGCCCTACTGGCCGGAGGACTGGCGCGAGAAGGCCGCCGAGCAGTTGGCCGGCGGCGACAAGAAGGTCTACGCCAAGGAACTGGCGCGGCTGAAGCGCATCATCGACCCAGCCGGCATGTACGGCATGTACCGCGAGCTGGAGGGCAGGTTCACCGGCGGCGGGCTCGTCAAGGTCCCCGGCAAGGACGCCAAGCCCGAGGAGATCGCGGCCTATCACAAGGCGATGGGGGTCCCCGAGAAGCCCGAGGACTACTTCAAGGACATCAAGCTCGACAACGGCGCCGTCATCGGCGAGGCCGACAAGCCGGTAGCTGACGGCTTTGCCGCGGCCGTGCACAAGGCCGGCGCCACACCCGCCGTCATGAATGCGGCGCTGTCCTGGTACTTCAAGCAGGAGGAGGACGCCGCCGCCAAGATCGACGCCGCCGACGACACCTTCCGCCGCGAATCGGAGAAGGCCCTGAAAGACGAATGGGGCCCGGCCTTCCAGCGCAACAAGAACTCGATCCAGTCGCTCCACGCCTTCCATCCACGCGGGAAGGAGGGCTTCGAGGAATGGCTGAACGGCCGCGGCGGCAATGGCCAGATCTACGGCAACGACCCCGAAATCATCCGCATGCTGGTGGCCGTGGCCAGGGACGTCAACCCCGCCGCCAGCGTGGTGGAGGATGGTGCTCAGGGCGGCCTGGGGATCGAGGCGGAGTTGGCCGCGATCAACAAGCTGCGGCAGACGGATTCCCGCAAATACTGGAGCGACACCGTTCAGAAGCGCGAGCTCGAGTTGATCACCGCGCGTGACAAGATTCAGGCCCGGCAACGGGCTTGATACCAGACTGCCAACGTCTGGCCAACCCGGCTCGCCGGCGCCAGGACGGCAGTCATTTTCCACCCACCGTTCGTGAAGCGCCTTTGGCTGCGCAAGCGGCCCTCGTCCTCGCGGCGGGGCAACCCGTGAACGCATCGGAAAAGGACAACCAGAACGACGGCATCTCAACCAACTAGGAGATGCCAACAATGGCAGAAAGCGCACCCCAAATTCAATATCGCCAGCAGATCGTGGCGACCTTTGAAGAGGGTATGTCGTGGCTTCGGCAAACGACTGTTACCGAGGCCGTGATCAAGGGCAACCAGGCGACGTTCCTGGTCGCCGGCAGTGGCGGTGCCGCTGCAGTAACCCGCGGTATCAACGGTCTGATCCCGGCTCGCGCCGATTCAATGACCCAGACGACCGCGACGCTGGTCGAGTCATGCGGCTCCTTCGTGCAGCAATGCACGTCGCAAACTGGGTGAACTCAGGGAACCTCCCATCGGGACAATCCTGAGCCAAGCCGATGTGGGAATTCCCACATCGGAAGGTGCAACGACCATCCTTTCGAGGAGTAGGGCCAAGCGGCCCGAAGCGCCCAGCACCCCACAGGGGTGATGATATGGTCTGGCCTTCGGAGCAATCCGAAGCAGCGTCAATACCGACGCGGTTTGAGAGTAGCGACCTCAAGCGAACATAGCAGGCATGACCTCGTGCGAAAGACGAGGTTCAACATCTTCCAGTCGCAGGGCGACCAGAAGAGGTTGATGCAGGAGACCACGCGCAAGGTTCTGAACCGCCGTCTCGATGCTGACGTCATCACGCAGCTCGACACGGCGACCTCGAACCTCGGCGCGGCCGCGACCTTCGCGCTGTCAGTTGCCGCGAAGGCGATGGTGACGCTCGGCGAGAACGAGGTGCCCGTCGAGGAGGAGGACAAGATGTTCGCCGTCGCCACCCCTGCGGTGCGCGGCTACATCATGCAAATCCCCGAGGCCACCAAGATCGACTACGTCGAGATGAAGTTCCTCGCGGGGCCGGCACGGCGCATGATGCGCTGGGCAGGCTTCAACTGGATCTTCCATCCCAACCTCACCGGCGTCGGGACGGCAAGCGAGAAGTGCTACTTCTACCATCGCGATGCCGTCGGTTCCGCGTTCGACTCGGGAGAGGGTCTCGACACCAAGATCGGCTACGACGACGAGCAGGACTATTCGTTCGCGCGTGCCTCCTCGTTCACCGGCGCCAAGCTCCTGCAACAGTCGGGCATCGTGCAGTTCCTGCATGACGCGTCGGCGATCTAAGGGAGGGCAACCACATGGCTACCTATTCCAAGGATAAGCTGAAGCTCATCTCGCAGGGCATCACCGGCGGCAAGATCTGGAGCTATACCGACACCGGGACGGTTCTGGATGTTGCCGGGTTCTTCGCTGATGCCGGCGATATGGGTGTGGACAGCGGCGACCTGATTCTCGCCGGTGGACTGGCTGGCACGACCAGGATCATCAGGTCCGCTGCGTTTGCTCCGGTGCAGGACACTGGCGCGACGCAGGGCACCACCGGTCCCGGCACGCTCATCGGCGATACGGGTTGATCCCGCTTCGTCACAATCTCGGGGTCGGCGCTTCGGTGCCGGCCCCTTTTGTTCGTCCCAACCACTGAAGGACACCACATCTCATGTCGACTCCTGTGGCCGCCAAGGCGGCACCTCAACCGACTTCCGCAACGCCAGCCCCCGCAGCCGCCCAGAATATCTCCACGGTCAGGGCGCAGAAGCTGCGCGAGTCGCAGGTGCGCAAGCTGCCGCCCGACCGGCTCCAGCCGGAGGGGCATTTCTCGCTGCCGCAGCGGGCCCAGATGCCGCTCGGCTGGGACTTCGAGGATGCGCTCAACCCCGACTTCTGGGCGTTCGTGGCGCACAGGATGCAGGCGCAGGCCAACGCTGCTGCCAAGTCGACGGTGGCGGGGGCGGAAATTCGCCTCGTGGCCGACGACCTCGCCTTCTGCGCGGACATCATGGTTTTGGACATCCGCAAGAACATGCATGGCCAGGCGGATGGGCTCTACGTCTCCTGCATCGGCCCCAGTGTCGATCCCGCGACCGGCAAGGCCTGCCCCGTCGACGTCAAGACCGGCCTGCCGTGGACGGGCCGCAAGCCCATGACGCAGAAGGCGGACTGACGTGACAACCAAGCTAGCTGTTTTTAACAACTGTCTCGGCGAGCTCGGGCATCGGCGCCTCTCCGACACGGGAGAGGCGGTCGAGGCCGGGCGCGAGATCGTGGCGGTCTACGACCAGGTGGTGGCGGAGGCCATCGCCTCCGGCTCCTGGAACTTCGCCATGGAGACCATCAAGGCCGATGCCGACACCGGGGTGACGCCGGAGTTCGGATTCCCCAAGGTGTTCGCCAAGCCGTCGGATTGGGTCAGGACCATCGGCGTCTCGCAGGACGAGTACTTCGCCTATCCCCTGCTGCACTACTACGACGACGACAACTTCTGGTCGGCCGACAACACCCCGATCTACGTGCGCTACGTGTCGAACGACACGGGGCTCGGGCTCGACCTGCAGCGCTGGACGGCGCACTTCTCGCGCTTCGTGGAATTGCACCTAGCGGACCGCGTGTGCATGCGCCTGACCCAGAAGGAGTCGCTGAAGGAGCGCATCGCCAAGGATCGCGACAAGGCGCGGCGCACTGCGCTCAATTACGACGCGATGGATCAGCCGCAGCCGAAATTCCCGCCGCCATCGTCCTGGACTCGGGCGCGCTGGGGCGGAACGGGCGGCAATCGCGACCGCGGATCGCGCGGCAACCTCATAGGATAGCCAGCCTTGGCGAGAACCAACCCTCCATTTTTGTCGTTTAACCGCGGGCTCATCTCCCCCAAGGCGCTCGCGCGCGTGGACGTGGAGCGCACGCGGCTATCGGCGGAAAGCTACGAAAATTGGATGCCGGCGACCCAAGGTTCGATGTCGATCCGGCCGGGCACGAAGTTCTTCGGCTCCTCGCTCAACGATACCGGAGCGGAATTCCTGGAGTTCGTCGCCTCCACCGACGACGTCGCACTGCCCGAGCTGACGCATCAGAAGATGCGCATCTGGCTGGGTGCGGATGCGCATGCCCTGGCGCTGCTCTCACGGCCGAAGGTCGACACCACCGTCAGCGTCTCCGACACCGGCTGGGCGAACGCCAGCACGGGCGGGGCCTTTGCCACCGCGGCCGTCGACCAGATTCCGCAGATGACGTCGGCGACGACCAACGGTGTGACCGTATCGGCGTCCTCGGAGAATACCGTTGGCGCCGCTGGCGGTGGCGAGACCGATCCCGACGCAACGATCAGTGGCGCGGCCGCCTATCAGGCCGCCGACGACAATGTCGGCACCAACTGGCAGGACACCGGGGCCGGCGGCAGCCGCTTGCCATCCTGGTGGAAGGTCAACTTCGGGGCCGGCAACACCAAGGCGATCCGTTCCTATTCGGTGCGGGCAGGCTCTATTGCGGGGCACCTCAACAATGCGCCCACCGCCTGGACCCTGCAGTACAACGACGTCGATACGGGTGCCGGCTGGACCACGGTCGATTCCCGCTCGGCGCAGACTGCATGGGCCCTCAGCGAGAAGCGCAGCTTCACACGGCCCGATGCCGATACCGGCACGATAGAAGCCTTCCGCTATTGGCGGCTCAATTTCACGGCCGTCGACGGCGACACCGAGCTGATCGTCGCCGAGATCGAGATGTTCACGGCCGACGTGGCGCAGCAGGTGAAGCGCTCCAACGGCATCATGACGCTCAATGCGTCCTCGATCGGCGCTTTGGCCAAGGCCACCAAGCGCGTGATCGTCAGCGACACCGGCACGGAGCATTCGCTCGCGCTCGCGGTCTCGCGCGGCCCCGTCATCCTGCGCGTGGGCTCGACTGCGGGGGATGATGATTACATCTCGGAAGCCGCGCTCGGCACCGGCTACCACAACCTCGCCTTCACCCCGACCGGCAACTTCCACATCACGCTTCAGACCGACGCCATCATCGACCGCATCGTGCAGTCGATCGCCATTGGCGATTCGGGAACGGTGGAGATCACGGCACCCTGGGACCGCAACGACCTCGACAACGTCCGCTACGATCAATCGGCCGACGTGGTCTATGTCGACTGCGACGGGGTCCGGCCCTCCAAGATCGAGCGCCGGGGCACCGGGCGGTCCTGGTCGGTGGTCGACTACGCTCCCGACAACGGCCCGTTCCTGTCGTCTGCCTCCTCATCGGCGACGCTCTATGTCAACCAGCGGTTTGGCAACACGACGCTGCGATCTACGGTCCCGTTCTTCAGGGCGGGGCACGTGGGAGCGCTGTTGCGCATCTTCACCAATGGCCAGACCGGGGTATGGCGGCTCGGTGCATTCCTGGCGGCCACGGAGGTCGTCAAGGTCACTGGCCTGAGCGACACCGGGACGCCCAACACCACCAACGAGCGCCGCATCGTCGTTTCCGGGTCGGGAGTATGGGCGGGCAACATCGAAATCCAGAAGTCGTTCGATGGCCCCGACCTCGGCTTCCGCCCCGCGCTCGGCTTCACCGATACCGGGACGTTCACCGAAACCATCGACGACAAGGATAGCAACATCGCGGTCTGGTACCGGGCCGTGCTGACGGGTTATTCGTCGGGTGTCGCAGTGGTCACGATCACCTACCTCGGCGGCGGCGTCACCGGCGTGGCGCGCATCACCGGCTACAATTCCAATACCAGCGTCGACATCGAGGTGCTCAGCCGCTTCTCCGACACCGGCACCAGCGCCGCCACCAACAACTGGCAGCAGGGCTACTGGTCGGACGCGCGGGGCTTCCCGACCGCGATTGCCCTGCACGGGGGACGGCTGGCCCATGCCCAGGGCGGTAGCCTGTTCCTGTCCGTGTCCGATGACTACGAGAACTTCGACGACACCGCCGAGGGCGACGCCGGGCCCATCATCCGCACCTTGGGCTCGGGCCCCGTCGACGCCATCCGCTTCCTGATCTCCAAGCTGCGCCTCATCATCGGCACGGCCGGTGCGGAACTGGCGCTGACCTCCTCCTCGCTCGACGAGCCAGTCACGCCCGACAACAGTGCGGCGCGGACGTTCTCCACCCAGGGCTCCGGCAACCTGCGCGCCCTGCCGCTCGACGACAAGGCGCTGCATGTGCAGCGCTCCAACAAGCGCGTGCACCTGATCGGGCCGACGCAGTCGGCCTTCGGGGATTACGAATCCTCCGACCTGACCTTGCTGGTGCCCGACCTGCTGGCGGCCGGCATCGTCTCGGTGGCGGTGCAGCGGCAGCCGGATACACGGCTGCATGTGGTGCTCGGCGACGGCACGGTCGCCATTCTCACCTACGAGCCGAAAGAGGAAGTGGTGTGCTGGACCACATGGGTCTCGGACACCGGCACCAATCCGGCGGTCGAGCGGGCCATGGTGCTGCCCGGAGAGGACGAGGACGCCGTCTACTACCACGTCCGGCGCACCATCAACGGAGCGACCAAGCGCTACCTGGAGAAGTGGGCGACGCAATCTGAGTGCGTTGGCGATAGTGGCCTCACGTGGCTGATGGATTGTGCGGCGTCATACACGGATACGGGGCGCACCACGCTGCTCAACGCGGTGGCGCCGCATCTCATCGGCGAATCCGTCGTGGCATGGGGCAGCCTCGATACGGGCTCCACTCCACACGTCGACCTGTCGCCGGACGTCAGTGGTGTCCAGACGCGCTACACCGTCGACACGGGCGGGGACGTCCAGCTAACGGGCCTGACGGACGGCGTGCACCATGCCGTGGCCGGCCTGCCGTTCCGCCAGCCGACATGGAAGAGCGCGAAGCTGGCCTATGGCGCGGAGATGGGAACGGCGCTGGCGCAGCAGAAGCGCACACCGCAGCTGGCGCTCGCCCTTTACCAGACTCACAATAACGGGGTTTTCTACGGTGACGACACGGGCACCGTCGATCCACTTCCGCGCGTGATCGAGGGCGCCACCATCGACCCCGATCAAATCCTGGGAGCGCTGGACATGACGGCGGTGGCCATACCGAACCAGTGGGGCCCGGACTCCAGGATCGTCCTGCGTGGGAAATCGCCACGGCCGGCAACCATCCTGGCGATGGTCCCAACGGTCGTCACTTCCGAGCGGTAGATGGCCGGGCTGATCGTGCGCGCCGCCACGCGCGCCGACATCGACGGCTTCTCCGATCTCGCCAGCAAGCCCTCGATCCGGGGCATCGTCGGCGAAGTCGACGGGCGCGTCATCGGCATGGGCGGACTGGCGCTGAGCCGTGGGCGGTGGTTCGCTTTTTGCGACCTGACGCCGGAGGCCCGCGCTCACCACAAGGTCGCCATCGTGCGTGCGGCCAAACGCATTGTCGCCGAGGCCCGCCGCGACGGCATCCGTTTCATTTACTGGGAGGCCGATCCCAGCGAGCCGCGCGCCATGGCGTGGGCTCGAAGCCTCGGTTTCACCCTGGATCAACGCTCTCTCTACTTCTACCGCTGGAGCGCCTGAAGAATGGCAGAACTAGCATTGGTCGCATCGACGTTGGCGACGGTGGCCGGAACGGCCATCAGCACCATGGGCACGCTTGCCTCCGGTAAGTCGGCCCAGCAGGCCGCCAACTACGAGGCGGCCCAGCTCGACCTCAAGGGCAAGGAGGAGATGGCGCAGGGCCAGCAGGAGGCCGAGCAGTACCGCCGCAAGAAGCAGCTCGCGCTGTCGACCCTGACCAACCGGGCCGCGGCCTCCGGCTTCTCCGCCACCGACCCCACCTCTCTGAACCTCTCCGAGGACATCGCCGAGTACGGGGAGTTGCAGGAGGGCATGGCGCGCTATGGCGGGGCCTCGCGCCGGGCCGGGCTGGAGGCGCAGGCCGAGGGTCGCCGGTTCGAGGGCCAGGCCGCCAAGCAGGGCTCCTACTACAAGGCGGGGGCGACCATCCTCGGCGGGATTTCCTCGATCGCGGACAAGTATGCGCCGCGGCGTGCGTCTGCAGGCCACTATTATTAGGTGCGCCTGATGCGCAGTGGTCTGATCACATTCGGCGCGCTCGCGTTAATCCCACAAAACGACCACATCACCAAGGAGCTGTGTCACGGCTAAGTTGCCATCGCGCGATGATCTTGGCGGCTTGCCTTCCGCCCGCACTGGGCGCGCCATCGCGCGCGCCGATGGCTCGGCCGTCGGCCAGGGCATGGCGCAATTGGGCAGTGCCGTGTCGGGCGTCGGCGACATGCTCTACAAGCACGAGATGGCCGCCAAGGAGTTCGAGACCGAGGCCAAGTTCCAGGAGTTCAAGTGGCAGCAGGAGCGCGACCTCGACGAGCAGATGCGCGCGGTCGAGCCCGGCCAAGCCGGAGGCTTCCCCGACCAATGGGCCGAAGGCTACAAGGAGCGCGCCAAGGAGTTCGTTGCCGGCGTCCCGAGCGAGCTCAAGCCGAAGTATGACGCCAAGCTGTTCGGCACCGAGCGCCAACTGTACGGGACGGGCTCGGTCTTCGCCCGCAAGGAGCAGGCGCGCTCCTCCATCAACGCGCTGGAGGACCACAAGAACCGGCTGGCGCAGTCTGGCGACCTCGATTCTGCAAGGGCCGACTACGACAGCCTGCTCTCCAAGAATCCATACCTGTCCCCGATCGAAAAGGACGAGGTGCGCAGAAAGCATCTGGATGACCTCGAGGAGCAGAACGTCGACTGGCGCATCAACCGGGGCGAGGCGCTCGATCAGATCATCCGCGATCTGCAGCAGCCGGCGCGGACCAAAGACACCGGCCTTCCACCCCCATCGAGCACGCTCCCGATCGAGCGCCACAACGACGGCATGGCGACGGTCCGGACCGGGTCCGGGGCTGGCTTCCGGGTGGCGGGCGATCATGCCGAGCGCTTCGCCGGTGCGATCAGCGATCTGGAGGCGGCCGGCGTCGACATCAAGGGCGACCAGTCCGGCGGCTACAATCCGCGCAACATCCGCGGCACCAATACACCCTCCGAGCATGCCTCCGGCCGCGCCATCGACGTCAACTGGGCCGAGAACGCGCAAGGCACCAAGGGGGCCATCGACCCGGAGCTCGCCCGCAGCGTGGCCGCGAAGTGGGGGCTCAAGTGGGGCGGGGACTTCTCTAAGCCGGACCCGATGCACTTCGAGGTGGCCAAAGACGCCAAGCCGCTTCCCGTCTCCCAACGCGGGATCACGTCGTTTGCCGGCATGAAGCCAGCCGGAGAGGGCGAACCCGCCACCGACGCCGACGGCGCGCAACTCCCCGCTTCCAAGCCAGCGAGTGAGACGGGAGAGCCGCCCTCCGGGAAGTACCTCCACCTCTCCCCCAAGCGGCGTCATGCCTTGCTCACCAGGGCACGCATCGCTCTCTCCGATACCACGCAGCGCGATCTGAAGGATGCCGCCGCGGAGGCGGCCCGAACCGGGGTGGTCCCGGCCGACGAGGCCGGCCAGACCGCGCTCGACCGCGCCCGGACCGTCCTCACTCCCAACCAGCTGTCCAAGGCCAAGGGGGCGCTCGACGAGGCCGTGATGGGCTTCAAGGCCACCGCGCCGCTCGCCAGCATGACCGAGGACGAGGCCTACGCCCACATCTCGAGCCTCGCCCCCTCCGAGCGTGTGGCCCAGGGCGAACGCTACGCCTCGGCTGCCAAGGTCTATGACAAGGCCGCGAAGGACTGGCAGACGATCAAGGAGTTGCGCACGTCCGATCCCGTCAAGGCGATCTCGGGCGGCAACCTCAAGCGCGGCAGCGGGCCGCAGATGTCGGTCGCAGAGGACGGCAGCATCACGGTGCGCCAGGACGACGATCTGCGCCTCCAGCCCGCCCCGGAGATCGCCAAGGCGGCCGCCTTCATCAAGCGGGCGCAGGAGAGCCAACGCATCCCGGCTGGCATCAACGGCAAGCTGTTCACCACGCTCAGAACCGATCCGATCACGGCGCGCGAGATGCTGCTCGAGGCGCGCCTCGAGGCCCAGACCCGGCTCGGCATCGCCAATCCCAAGCTGAT